TAAATACGGTATTTTTGTTTTCATAACTCACGCAATTAGAACAGTGGAATAATCTGTATATTTCCTTTCCTTTTTTATCCTTGTAATGTTTCAAATCCTTATAACATTCACAACACTTTTGAGAAGTATAATATTCATTGATGGTAAGTGTATCATATTTCTTATGGATTAGTTTCCTCAATCCCTTATTCATCGTAGGCATTATATGTTTCATTTGGGAACTTCTACTCCAATTTCCATAACCAATTAGAATGTTGTCGCCGAAGGTTTCTTTGATTTTATTCAGGAATGTATCTATGCTTTTCTTACCATAACTATATTGCCTAAACTTCATTTTCCGCCATAATTCCTTCTGGTAAAAATCAGAGGTTTCCTTATTCAATTTATCCTTTTCCACCAGAAACTCTTTGAACTTTTCATAATCTACCGACTTGCTATTTTTACTTGATAAATGAGTTTCTTTTTCTATGATATTATTTCGTTTCCTTTCCTGTAATAATATCCTCTCATTTCGTTTTCCATACATTTCTATTTTCCGTTGTGATGCTGTATATTGAAGTTTGTTTCCTTGTTTATCCATCATATACACTAACGAATGCTTACCTGGGTCGCAACCAACAATATTCCGTTCTTTCAAATTATTCAGTTGTTCGGTTGATAAATCTTCTATATTATGAAAATCTTGTGCTGGTAAAGTAGGAACTCTGCTTCCCCATTTCTTATCTTTCAAATCCTTACGAATAAACAATAAGGAACAACTAATCCCATCTGTTTGGAGTTGATGATGATACTGGTAATGTTTGATTTTGAATGTTTTGTGTTGTAAGTTCAAAATATTATTCCATACATCGTATTGATTTTCTTTCACATTCTTTAACAACTCTCCCTTTTTTTTGTTTTCAGGACAGAATAAACTGATGATACAAGCAGTATCCAAAATGATATGCTTGGGGATAATGTTATTACGAAGTGGTAGAGGTTGAAATAATTTATGTTCTTCCTTTTCCAACACAGCATTCATATACAACATACCTTTCAAATAATCAAATGGTTTCACTTTCACATCATAATGAACCGACTTTTTTATGTTTGTAGGAAGAATATTCGGTAAATGAGTGCGTTTCCAGTCATCAAATATAGGGTCTGTTTCATCATTACATTCAAGCAATTGTTTCTTGAACTTGAATAAGATTACCTTATCTTCTGTTATGTTCGTAGTGGTTTTGTTGATGAACCGAAGGAAATGCTGAATAAATCGTTCTTGTGTATTATTGGATAAAGAAGTATGAAGTTGTGTTGCTAAATAAGGTAATAAAAAAGTAGTATTCTTTAACTTGGTTTTTTCGTGGTTGAGTAAAGGTTGATATTCCTTATTGTAAAACTCTTGTAATGTTTCCAAAAGGTCAGTATCCTTACTTTTTGCTCCTTGATTGCTTCTTATTCCTAATGTCTTGATACAATACAAAATAAACTTCTCATTTATTTCAGGTAAATGTTTATTGTTGTTATAGCAGTTCAATACATACAATCTGATAAACTGGTAGGAATGTATCATCAAATCATTCATTTCAAAAACCAAATTAGTAATAACTGGTTGGACTTCTTTATGGTTATGTAATACAGATTTGAGTGTGGTTTTTATGGTAGTGTAAGTAGACTTATCTGTGGAACGGAACTCTTGGAATGTATCTTTCTTCTTCTTTTTCACCATTCTATATACTTACTATATATTTTATTTCTATATAGTTTTATTTATAAATAAACTTATATAATATTCCTAAATATTCTCACCTTTTTTAATTTTCCTCTAATTCATTTTGGAGTTTTTCTTTTCTTTTCAAATATGCTCGTCTCGCATATATTTTTTTTTGCTCTGGGGTAGGTTTGTAATCACTTTTATAATTGGTTTTATGTTGATATTCCTTAACGCGTTGTTTTTGTGCTTCTTTATGCTTTTCATAATAGACCTTACTACTTGCTGGTGCTGTGTATTTTTTGAGATGCTCTTTGGTTGCTTGTAATTCCTCTTTTAATTTAGTATTTTCTTCTAATATTTCCTTTATTTTATCTTCATACTCCATTACGATACTATATATAATACAAAATATTTATATGATTTTGTATTATAACAATTTAGAAAAACGGCGTTTTAAATTACCAAGGGTGTAAAGAGAAATAATTTAATACTATTAAATAGGGACGGTATAGTCGACTGGCTCATTATGACAAGACCTATCGGCACTTTTTCATATCCCCGTGAGGCAAAGACAAAGGAAGCAAACGAACTATCACTTAAGAAAACAACCGTCTTTACAAACGTTCAATTCGATCAGTTTATAACTCAACTTACTAAATCACAATGCATTAATGGTATGGATGGTATTAATGAAAATTACGGTGCGTCATCCATTCGTCGTGGCGTTTTCGATCATTTGTCATATGAGAATGATACGTTTGATATATTAGTGGTGGTTGATAGAAATTACAAAAATGTTGAACCAAGCGCAATTACTCCGGAAGATTTTATAGATTTCAAGATACGTCAAATCAAAGGATTTATCATTGTTGAAAAGGGTGAATGCAAAAAATACTCAAACCGATACGCTATAAAACTAATATGTAGCACCCATCATCAAGGAACTTTGTTAATGGGATTGTATATGTACACATTGTTAAACAACAACAAAATAGATACACCAGATAAAATTGGTATTTTAGAGTTGGCGTCCGGATATAACAATATACCGGGATTATGTACTTACCATAAATTTGGGTTTACAGAAGATAGCAAGTTATATGGCTATAATTGTTTTAAAGGTATGGGTAGTATGCCTATGTCTGTGGATTTAAATATAGAAAATAACCAAAGTTTATCAGACGATATTATTCAGGTGACTATAGGAGAAAAACGAGATTTATTCCCCATCGATACGGGGAATAAACCCCCTATAATATCCAAAATATGTATGATGAAAACCGACAAAAACAAACAATTCAAACTTGCGTCCTATACTGAGGGAATGCGACAAACTGAAAGATTTCTTACGTCACGAATCTGCTCGGGATTCAGTTGTTTTTTTAGAAGAAGAGGAGGAGGAAAAACTCGTAAAAAGAATAGTGGAAGAAGAATAACTCGTAAAAAGAATAGTGGAGGAGGAAAAACTCGTAAAAAGAATAGTGGAGGAAGAAAAAATCTTAAAGCAAAGCGTGGGAGAAAACTGCTATAAATATGAGTTATTTTGTCCCATTTTTAAATGTACGAATGTGTAAATCTTCAAAGGTGTAAAATATTATTCCAAATCCTTCATGGATATCAAACACCTCTTTTGTGAATTTTCGACCTCTTCCTTTTTAACAGAACCACGTGGATCAAACACTTTCGACCATGTCTTGTCTGTTTTCCAGTCCAAACTCATCCCATTAAATCGAATACTGTCCATCGATAGTATCCGATAATTGCATTTCCGATAGAATGTTTTTCGCTGTCGCCATTGATTTTGAAATATATCGTGTCTGTCCACTATATCCACCACGATTGGATTGTCGTGGCGCACGCGCAATATACGCCCCACCGATTGAGTTATATCCGTCTTGGGTGAAGCCATTAAGAGAACAGACAGAGATTTTATATCCAATGCCTCTGCAGCCATCGCATATGTCGCCAAAACTATCTGTTTACCCTCTGTTTCCTGCAATGCCGATTGTTTCATTCCACCCACATAATATCCTACTGTCGCGAAACCACGGTGGACGATCGATTCATATAAATATTTCAAAAGGGAACGGTTATGACATAAAACCATTACCTGAGTGTCGAATTTATTCATTTCACCCTCTTTTATAAGATCACCTAACACCTTTACGATAAAGTCACTACGAGGACCATATCCGGATAATTTCGAAATCATCGTGCTGTATTTCGCCTGTCCGCGAAAATCATATTCGGTTTCATTGAACTGAGGGTCGGCTGATATATATTCAATCGCACGCACACATACCGGATCATCGTCCTCACGAGCCTCCGAATAAATCTTGGGTCCAATAAACATATAAAGCACTTTCGTCAATTTATCCTTCCGATCGACTGTTGCCGATATTCCCAGCATATTTGGACTTATTACACGCAATAATGTTTTGGAAAACTGTTCACTTCCTATACGATGAACCTCGTCTACAATCGTTAATCCAAAACAATCAAATGCATTTTCAGGTAAGGCACGATCATATAGTGTTTGTAACATACCGATCACAATATCCTTTCCTTCCACATCGAACACGGGTCCTTGGATTTTACCGATTGTAGCTCCCGGTAAGAATTCCGCTGCACGTTCAATCCATTGGTTCATCAAGAACTCTTTGTGAACGATAATCAATGTCTTTTTTTGCACAAGGGCTATTATCTTTAACGCCATAACCGTTTTTCCTCTTCCACACGGAACCTCGAGCAGACATCCATTACCAATTGCGTCGGAATTGCGACATATGGGTTGCCGGATATGATTCATATACACATCCACTATTTTATCTTGGTAATCGCGCAGAGGTTTAGGGAAATTTACAGATATATCATCTCCCGGTGTTATTTCAGACCGATCGGGGAGACCATAACGTTCCACCCCATAAAACCTGGGGATATAAATCTTTTTTGCATTTTCTCTGTATACCGGAAACGAACCCTCGTCTTGCTCGCCAGGTGGTCCATATGATGGTCCGATTGTTACCGGTTTCACGAAAAGGTCCTTGTGGAGAAATTCTAATTCCGCATCGGTTAATAGTTCACGGGGTATTGTATACCCCTTTTTTCCAATATATGACCCCGAACGTATAGATTCTTTATTTATATCCGTCAATTCTTCTACAACATGTTTATTTGCCTTCTTCTTATCCTTCGTTAGCAATAATTGGCGACGTTTCCATTGGCTAGACATTTAGTGTATTATATATTACATCACAATGTTTATATAATTTTCAATTTTATGATATGACCCGATATTCCCAGATGAAAATATCGTATTATCCTATATAATGGATTTGAAGTCACTTCTTAAAAAGATCTCCTTACCCGAGATACTCGTTTTAGTAGTATTCGTGTTATATTTAGTATTTCCCGTCTCTACACCTAGTAGTTTATCACCCTACATTGAGTCTCCTCTTGGTTTGCTTACAATCTTCTCTATTACTATTGGGCTTTTTGTATACACTCATCCATTTTTAGGTGTTTTGTATCTATTTGTCGCATATACACTCCTTCGTAGAAGCGCTGTTGTGAAAAATACAACTCATTATGTCCAACATACTAAAACTGCCGCTCAAAAGGGATCTGATGCAGAAAAGCAGGTCATGGACGCGACCCCTCCCCAAGAAGAGGCACGTAATGTGAACCCTGGAGCGTCTCAACCTGTCTCATTAGAGGAGGAAATTGTAATGGAACGCGCTCCTATTGGTAAGAGTGAGAAACTTGCTATTGTGCAAACTTCATTTAAACCTGTTGCTACAAACACAATTGGAACTACTTTGATTTAAACCCATGAAGATTTACACCCTTGAAGATTTAAAACGGAACAAAATAACTCATATGAGAACAATTGATAAATAGTAAATGGGTTAAACATATCATATGATATCATATCATAATGTATTCTATTATTGATTGTAATAATGCTCTCAACGAACCCACGCAGCAATTAGTTGTTGATTTGAAACCCAAATGTATTGATAAAAATGATTGGTCCCGTTTGTGTTCCAATCCAAATGCGATTCATCTATTGGAACAAAACTTGGATAAAGTGAGTTGGACTTGGTTGTCTATGAATTCAAATGCGATTCATCTATTGGAACAAAACTTGGATAAAGTAGATTGGTACCGGTTGTCTATGAATTCACATGCGATTCCTATTCTGGAACAAAACCTGGATAAAGTTGATTGGAACGAATTGTGTAGAAATCCAAACGCGATTCATCTATTGGAAAAAAACATGGATAAAGTTAATTGGGATATGTTGTCTTTCAATCCAAATGCAATTCATATTTTGGAAAAAAACATGGATAAAGTTAATTGGAAATATTTGTCTTTCAATCCAAATGCTATTCCTATTCTGGAAGAAAACTTGGATAAAGTGAATTGGAAATTATTGTCTGGAAATCCAAATGCAATTCCTATTTTGGAAAATAACTTGGATAAAGTTCATTGGTGGGAGTTGTCTTCCAATCCAAATGCGATTCCTATTCTGGAACTAAACTTGGATAAACTGGATTGGGCTCAGTTGTCTAAAAATCCAAATGCGATTCCTATTTTGGAGAAAAAAAAGGCTAAAATAAATTGGGAAAGATTGTCTCAAAATCCAAGTGCGATTCCTATATTAAAAAAAAACTTGGATAAAGTGGATTGGAAGAAGTTGTATTTAAATATGCATCCAAATGCGATTCGTATGTTAGAACAGTACTTGGATAAATAAAGTTCGTTAGTATTATTTGTCTCAAATTCCATTATCATAATCACATATGATAATGGAATAAAACCCAATTGGTTTTAATATATCTAATTGTTTCAGTTTTACGGACATTTTTGTTCCGTTTTAAATCTTCAAGGGTGTAAATTATTTCATGTTTATTTATGAAATAATTATTCTACCAAATCTTGCCCCTTGACTCGCTTTGTTCTTGCTAATATCTCATCTCGTATAAATTTCTTATCAAATACGGTTGAGGTATTGTAAGTCTGTAAACACATATTGCGTTTCACTTCGGTAACCCGTTCTTTGTATTTATACAATTCATCTTCAAAATCGTCTTCATCCTCGTAATTATCTTCATGGGGTGCACTCCCACATTCCAATTTCAGAAGTTCTGTGAATTCATCTTTCATGGGAAAAAATACTTGATTTATAGCATGTTCCAGGTTCGTTCCTGCCTTCTCAAACCCGTCCATATGTTTCACAAACTCGGCTTCTCCATATAATTGTCTTTGTTTATCCTTTTTCTTCTCTTTCACGTATAAAATACCGTTCTTGACGTCCGTTGTTTGAATGAACTTTTCAATCTGAGGCTTCTCATTCAAGCACTTATTCATGATATCGTATACGCTGGCAGCTAAATCGACCTGATTGGATGCGACTTGTCTGAAATTGTCCTTGAAAAACTCGACACTCCGTGCTACAAAGCGGTCGGTGAAATCATGGATGGATTCGGCGTCCTTACAGGTATGTGTTAAATAGAAATTCAGAGTGTTATTGTGACTGTTCGTATTTGTATTTGTGGTGTTACCCATAGGAGGTAATGCTTTCATAACGCCAGTTATTATTTCAACGGTGTTTTCTTGTTGTTTTTGCGAAACTTCTTGTTGGTTTTTCATAAGCATAATGATTAAATTCTTCATCTCTTGGCTATCCTTCATCATTACCTCTATTATTTTGTCCCTTTTATCCTCGACTTCTACAGATGTATTTTCAACGGGAGGGTTTTTTTGTCGCATAATACATTTTTGTTTGTGATACCATAAACTGTTACGTGCGGTATATTTCTTACCACATACGCAGTTAAATGTTATTGGCGACAAATTCACATTAGGCGAGTCTATTTTGTAAGAATTTGTTCTATATTGATGTTTTGCAGTCAATGAATGTTTATTATAATCACTTTTCTTACTGCATCTATAATCACATTGTTCACATATGAAATACTTGGCGACATTTGGCGACATAATAGTCTATAATAGTCGTATATAGTCTAAATATATATATTTCCCTAAACCCTTTAGTGCACAAATATTATATATTTTCCGTAATTACGGTTGCAGTCAACTGATATTACGGTGTTTGTAAAACACTGCATTATCATCACAACTGGATTTTCCATAAAAAAGATAATGTGAGAGAGTAGCAAGAATGCCCATTTGGAACTTTTTGCATCATTCGAAAAAGTTCCATTTGGAAATACTTTGAACTCTTTATATACGGTATTTTATCAGATGTGGGTAGATAAGTTCCCTCAAAGTATCAAAAATATTCGAGTGTTATTTGATATACGATTGATTTTGCAAAACTTCTTGTTGGTTTTTAATAAACATTATTATTAAATTCTTCATCTCTTGGCTATCTTTCATCATTGCCTCTATCATTTTATCCCGTTTGTCCTCGACTTCTACAAATGTGTTTTCAACGGGAGGGTTTTCTTGGACATTACATGTCCTTTTATGATTGCACAATGAAGACATATGATTGTATGTCTTCCCACATTTACAAACAAATTTACTTGCGACATTTGCGACCAATTCGTTCGGATGCATTCGATTGTTATGTTTTGCAGTGGACAAATGTTTGCTAAAGTCATTCACTCTATAGCATACATAGTTGCATGTTTCACAATTATATATTTTTGGGATTCGTTTGTCGACAGTAGTGGGTTGTTTTTGAAGATTTTTAATATGTTTTTGTGTGATATGATGTGAATCGAACTGTTTTAAACTAAGAAAGGTTTTATCGCAAGTATCACAATGTCGTATAACCTTTTCTTTTTTTACTTTAAGAACCTTGATTTTTGGTGGTGGTAATGGTTCGATACTGTTCAATGTAGCCTTATATTGTTCAAAATAGGATTGTTCCTTCTTTCGTGCAGAGTAGTGGTCTTCACAATCATGAAATGCGATGATTTCCATAGTCCAATTATCCCACCCTTTATGTTCGCGTATAGCATTATACAGTTTACATTTGTGATTAGCTGCGTTAGTATTGATACAGCTTTGTTTGTGAGCATGTTTGCGTTGCACAAAATTGGTAGTGTGTCCGATATACATATCAGAATTGGAAGATTCTTTACAAAAAATCTTGTAGAAAATAGTATTAGAATAGTCAATATCGACCTTGGGCATCTTATAATAATTATAGTTAAAAAACCGTTTATATTGTTCCTGGTAAAAAGTATTTTAAGATTAGCAAATTAACTTTCATTTCTGAAAAATAAATTTCCAAATTATTCCGGAAATTTATGAACGAATTGAATCGAATTAACGACTAAAATTTCAAGCCTCTAATTGTTTTGTTCCTCTTGGATTTGTGAAATAGGCCAGTCCTTAACGGATGCACTCTTGGATTTTAATACAATGAGACCGAGCATATAGAAGATACCTAGACTCATACCGATTAACAATAACAAGCCCGCATTAGGTATATTAGCGGGGTCCCCAAAAACACCCGCTCCAATAAATAATAAAATTAGCGATGTTCCCGCGATTAATACAGTTAATGCAACATTAATCGATTTTAGTTGAGTTCGTTGGTCCGCTTCAAGTTTCGCCTCAAAAAAATCAAACGCTATCTTTGCGACATACATGTAACTAATTGGTATGATAGAATATGCTACACCGATAAACACGATAAATAAGATGAACATTACCATAGTTTTTAACGATTGATTTGCGGACTGATCCTGCAATAGTCCACTCGCTACGGGTAGATTATATGTGGTAACTTCCTCAGAATCGATGGGGACATAATCACATTCCATCCAATCACCTGGAACTGGTGAACCAATGATCGAGTAATCGGTTGAACTCATATCAAAATAGGATATATCGTTTTGCAAACCAAGAATATCCACAGCAGTAACTGCGATTGGTTCCGAATACAAAAAAACCAGTCTACCTGAACCTTTGTTTTTGCTAGTATATTGTATATAGGTCGCATCGGAAACAGATTTTCGAAACAAATCGGCATTCAGGTCGACAGTTAAGGATGTAACTGGTGGGTCGGATGTAGCGGCACGAACTATCCCGTCAATTTGTCCATTTTGAGCACCAAGTTGTGCGACGTTTAATAAAAAACATACGAATATGGGGTCTCCATTGTTCGCGTCTACATTGCGTATGAATAGTTGGGCATTATAATCCTTACCAGTGACTACTTGTAATGGTGTAGTCCCATCTTGGTTACTTACAATCCACATTTTATCAGCTTTGTATTCTTTTATTACACCACTATCAGTGTAGGTTACGTTCGAGGAAGAACCACGCCCACATGTTCCAGAAATCCATTTGTTTGTAGTATCTTGTATGATGCCTGTGATTCCCATCGGCAAATAGTTGATCATAATTGTTTTTGAAGCGTCTACCTCTTTTGTTAAATCGAAACCAGACATATATATAATATGTCTGGATTATTTTATCTATTATAATGACTAAATATAGTTTTGAATCAAGGTTACGAAGTCCCAATGAATCAAGAACCTGATTGCAAGCGGAAATCCAAAGCGGGTTGTGATATAGAGATTTCCTCGATTTTATCAATAGTTGTTCCAGTGTTTGTTTCGGTTGAATACAATAGTTTTACAGTATCAGGGTCTCCATCACCGTCAAATAGACCGAGTTCCTTTGCTCGTAAAATTTCATTTATTTGATTTATGATATTTTGTATCTTCGGTTTTATAGATTCATCAACACCCGTAAAATCAAATTTATATTTACCTGTGAACTGTCTAGGTGTAGATGCACCGTCTTTGTCCGTTCCAGTTTTATTATCAACAACTGTGTCTGTTGTATTTTTCTTAATTTTATCGCGTTCTTCTCTCCCTTTGTTCCATGCTTCTCGTTCCTTAGCTGATTTATCTTTAATATCGTCGACGCGTTTTTGCGATGCAATACTAGCATCTTTTCCAAGTTGATTTAAATGTAATTTTACACCAACTAATTCCTCAAGAATGGACAATACCTTCCTTTTTTTGGACGCTCCTCCTGTAATTCGATATGAATTTTTCTTTAATGTAGACATTTACGTGGTTGTAATATCAAGTGATAATTTTTACAGTAATATGTCCTATTACATCCAAGGAATGTAAGAATAAAGCGCGTTTTCGTAAACAGTTGCTCTAAATGTATCATTGTATCCCTCAACGTAAACCGTATCGTGATTATATATTTCATCACAACCCATATCAGATGAACAACTTCTGCCTTTAACACTAACGGGAAGCTTGGTGTTGATATTACCAGCGGTATTGGTCATTGTGTAATATTGATGTTTATCACGTCCAGACGAACTTCTGCGTCCCATTAATGGTAAAATCATACTTTCTCCATTTTCACGGGTTAAAATCCCAATTTGAGAATAATTGCTCTCGTATCCTCTTGTTTTAATATTGATAGGTAATCCATAGCTTTCCACCTTTAATGGGGGAGCATAATCACTCTGCATTGGGTCATTTCGTGCTGAAAGTGCGACTAAACCGGGAGGAGCCACATCTGCGATGGGAGGAACAATTACAATGGGTTGTGTGTGATTGCTCTGCGTTGACTTGACGATAAGAGAGTGATAAAGGTAAATAACCACAATGACTAATACGAATAACAAGAACATCGTCATATTCTCGATGCAAAAAAGTCCCGGTATACATTTCTTACCAATAGTTGATTGTCTAACCATTTATATACATATGATTAGACATAAACAATGAATTACCAAAAGCCAGGTTCATCATCCCATCCGGGTTTATGTTCCCCAGAAGCCCATGCACTCCATTTTGTGCCGGGTATAACACTCGTTATCATCTTGATGAACCCATTGATTATCTGTTCCGTGCTACAGTTCAACAATTCAGCCCATTCATCCAGACGTTTATATAATTTAACCTCGCGACCGCCCATTTTGTATCCACCTTCACACCGATAACATTTGCGTATAACAGGGTCAGACCAATTCACTAAATGAAAGCCCGAAATAGCGAAAAAGAGGGAATCAATGGGTAAGACAATAAGTTCATATAAAAAGTCAACGACGAATTGCAAGTCAATACCAAATATAGCATTGAGTAGTATAATAGGTAGTTTAACAAATAACCCGTATAACAATCCAAATAACATATCGATTATGTAATAAACCGTGCAGTGTCCGTTTATAAAGTTAATAAATTTATGCCATGAACAGTCGACCATAATTCCTAAGGTTTTAAATGTATTATACCATCCCACACCGAATTCCTCACCACCACATCTTATATGATTACCGACACCTTCAAACCAATTAGCAATATTTTCACCTAAAAAAACAATCGTAGCTGCGATTCCTGCTACAATGAACGCAGCAAATAACCCTTGGACTATCGCCGATGCACTAGTAATAGCAGTGATTGCTGCGTTAAGGATACTGTTCGCAAAACCAACTGCTTGGGTGAGTATATTGGTCACCATATTAAAGATGCCCGCTATAAAATCAGATATACCAAAAGCCATATCAACAACACCCAATATCATATCGATCATATTGTTTATGATATTCATAATATCTGGACCAAAGAACCCCAGTCCTTCCAATATTCGTTGTTCCTCAATTCTTTTCTGTTCAAATTTATATGCTATAAAATTAGGCACTATAAAGGATGCTATTAATAGTAAAACGATTATCAGTATAAATGTATTATTTCGTTTTAAATATTTTGTTATCATAATATTTGGCGTGTATAACATCTATGAAGATTTACTTGATTGTAATACATCCGAAATCAATGTATATCTAAATAGTCGCGTTACGTTTTGATCGAGTTTATGGCGGATTTAAATTCGCCAACTAGAGGTGAAATACCGGATAGATAATCAACCAATTTTAGTTGGACCTCGAGCAGACTCTTAATTTTTTCACGCTGTTCAACGTTTGCGATTTTATCCATATGTTTTAGTGCTTCAGTAAGCTTAGTCTTAGCGTCTAGTATATGTGTTACATCTGAAGATTTTTCCATTTGTTCAAGCATGCCCTTTGAATCCATAGATTGTATTAATTCATTTAACTTAACATCAAGTGTTTCGGACAGATATTTATCAGCATCTTCTTGGGTTGCAGGAGGGTTCTCACTAGTTCCATTCGCAGATGTTAGATGGTCTGTTAACTTGTCTAGGTCTTTCATATCAAAACCTTCTTTAAATTTAGATTTCGTGTCCATACCGAATCGAATAATATTTGTGAATGAGATTGCGACAAATAAGATAACGATCATATTTTTACTAAAAAATGATGTTAGAAAACCAATCAATATCATGAAACCGGCATAGGTTTGGTGATCTGTAGATACATACGTAATGATGTTTACGATGGATATAAATACAAGGAAATATAAAAGAGCTTTGCTTTGCAATAGTCCAGAAACATCGGTCATTTTACTTAACCAATTATTCATTATGTTTTCGTATACTATATAGAATGAAAATATAATGTATTATTTATCGTCAGGAGTGTCTTCATTTGAAGCATATCCAGACGGGATGTGTTCCCCGGCATAAATATCCAAGATTTCTTTCACAACTTCTTCACGTTGTATATCACTGCGGTCAAATTCGAAACTCCCAATGCTTGCTGAACGTTTTCCTTTGAATTTGCCTAAGAAATCTTCTAAACCGTTCATGTTTGTGGCTTTATCATGTTGGTCTAAATCGCCGGTTATAACAAGACGACTGTTTTCACCAATACGTGTTAGCAACATTTTCATCTGGGCTAAAGTCGAATTTTGCATCTCATCTGCGACAATCCAACAATTCTTAAATGTTCTACCTCTCATGAATCCAAGAGGTGCGATTTCGATTACTTTATCCTCAATTAATTCGACAACCTCTTTAGGAGTCATAAATTGATATAATATATCATATATGGGACGTATCCATGGAGCCATTTTATCCTCCAATGTCCCTGGGAGAAAGCCAAGTTCCTCATCAACTGCGACGGACGGACGAGTGAATACAATTCGCTCACATTTGCCTAATAAAAAGCTTCTAACTGCGAACTCGGTAGCAAACAAGGTTTTGCCGGTTCCAGCGGGTCCAGTCGCAATTACGATCTTTTTCGATTTTGATCGTAACATGGATGCGTATATCTCTTGGCTTCGGGTCTTGGGGCGGGTGAATTTTTGTTCGAATTCATCTTTTTCTTTTTGCGACAAATATTGCATATTCTCATATGTTGACCGCTGTTCTTGGACAGGTTGTTTGTGGTCTGCATTATATTCGCGCATGATTTCTTTTTCACCCATTTTTTTTTGTTTTCTACCCCCGTGACGTTTACCTCCCATATTATCGTCCCCTCCTAAAGAGTTATTAGAAGAGTTCATTTTACTATGTAAGTATTTTAAATTTCGCATAAATAACACATGTGCGTTGTGTTTAAATTCGAATAATGATTTGTATAATTACTATATATCAATCATTATTTAGCCAAATGTCCAAGCCTGCTCACGATTTAGATATTCATTTATATTCATTGGAAGAATTGCTAGGATTGTTCGAATTAACCTCCTATGATATATCCACATCCGACCTAAAACGAGCAAAAAGGAAGGTTTTGATGTTACATCCAGACAAGTCCAAGTTAGAACCGAAATATTTTCTTTTTTATAAGAAGGCGTTTGATGTGATTGTGAATTTTTACGACAATCAAAACAAACTCTTTAGTACTGATGATAATACAAACTTAAAATATACAGTCGATGAAGATGATAATAAGTCTACATCCAATGCGATTATTAAAACAATAAATGAAATTCCTACACAAGATTTCCAAGATCAATTCAATCATCTATTTGAAAGTAATCAAATGGGGAATCGTCCAGACGTTACTCGAAATGAATGGTTTACACAAGAAGACAAAGGGTTTGATGTTCCGGAAGGAAAACTATCCAAGAGTGATATGGGCGATGCATTTAATCGTGTAAAACAGCAATCGAGCGGATTAATCCAATACAATGGTGTCCAAGATATGATGCATACAACTAGTGCGGGAAATTCATTATTATACGAAGATAATGACCAATATGCATGTAGTGATCCATTTGGTAAATTACAATATGATGATCTGCGCAAAGTTCATCGCGATCAGACTGTATTGTCTGTGAGTGAACACGATTTCGACAATATGAAAACATTCAAATCAGTAGAAGAATTTAATCGTGACCGAAATCAACATTCATATGACCCATTAGCGAAGGAAAAGGCACTACATATGTTCGACGAACATGAACGTGTTGATCGCGAGAAAATGATGAAAAAGGAATATCAGTCAAAACTGCAATCAGAACAATATGTCGATAAAAATAAGTCCGTTATGGCGTCGTTTTTACAATTACGTAATGGAAAAGTATAAAAATATACAAATATTCGTTTAATCGGTGTATTATGGTGATGCGAGCATTTGGTCAAATACTTGAGTGTCCCATATCAACTCATCGGGTGTAACGACGGGAGCATCGTTAATCTCGCGACTAATTGCTCTCATAGCATTCAACCTTCCGGGAGTTGTATACGCGCTTGTCGGTGTGCGATGTAATGTCGGTGGTCGCAATAAGGAAATGTCGTAATCATCATCCTGCATATCAGATACAGTGTTAAATGCGGTTTGTCTTCCCTGTGAATCTTCGCGGGCTGTAGCAAACTTAATATCACCATGTTGTAATGAAGTTGTATTCATCACGACATTTAGATCATCGATAAGTCCACATAGTAATTCGTCTTCTGTTAGACTCGAAGACTCCATATACTCCTTTATGGTTGCCTTAAGGTTCTTCGCCCGATCATTGAAAGCTTTACGAACATGTGTATTATCCTTGCATGGATTTGGTTCATGAAACAATAATCTTAACGACATATTGGGTATAGGTTGATTTAGTTCGTCGCAAAGTCGGAGGTCAGCCATTAACTTTTGAACCCCCAAACGCATATATTGCTTCTTTACACGATGAACGCCAATAGGTTCGTCTAACGTTTCCCCACATGGAATTAATGGTGGTAAATCGCTAGCGTAATATTCAACATGTGTTCCGTCACGAATATCGCGACCCTTGATAGAAACATTGCATGTGTCTGGAGTTTCGGATAGAATGTGGAATTGCTTCTTCATTTCGGACGAAAGTATACCGATTCGAATCTCGGATACAAACTCCCCCGTATTATAGTCAAATATACGTCCATTCTCAATCTGAATTAATACGTCGTCTAATGCACGATGTGATTCGTTAAATATAATTTCACCGTAAACATTCCCAGTATGCTCTAACTTGTTAATAAACCAATTAGATGTGTATGGATTTTGATGACCAAGTGCATACATAATATCGGCATTATGTTCGTCACCTAATGCAATGAAATTTGCAGAAACTCCGGATGGAATTAGCTGAGATAGCTTATATGGGTCGCTTTCTCCGACGGTAGAATCGCCATCGGTTAACAATACAACGACGCGGCGATTACGTGGAATATTTTCGACCGGTTCATCTACATATTCAGCTACAGTCGCGAGAGCAAGTTCAATATTCGTCGTATTCATAGGTCGCATTGAAGATAATGAACGGATCAAAGAATGAACATTTTTGGTGGTAACCTTTGTAGGTTCAATATACGGGTGAATTTTATCGTCGAATCCAGACACCTGAATATACGTATTTACCGTATTATCTGCGAAATAATGCATCATATTCGTCAATGTGTGGACAACCAATTGCATTTTGCATCTTCCATCGAGCATCCTATCAGACATAGATCCCGACACATCAACCTTAATATGATATAACATGGATTCAGTTGTAGCATCGAGTGTAGGTGTATTAAAACTCAAAACTCCGTATGATTCAGATTCCTTTTTTTGGATGTGGATATCACACGGATTTGCATCGGTATCAAAGGCAAGCCATTGGTTCTTGATCATTTCGGACATAGTAGTCATCTTTTTCAAATATACAAACAGTTTACCATTTTATATCAAAATCAATTTTATGAATTTGATATATTTCAACAGGTTTGTCGTCTAAATTGTGAATAAATTAGACACGTCTACTAATTCATCGAATGATGTAGCCGTATTTGACGAGGTTCTTCTTAATCTAGATAATATATTATTCATATTCGACGGTTCGTTTAATCGATGTTCTGTAACTTTTCCAGAACGTAATGTTGCTAACTCGTTGCGTAATTGACTGAGTTCTAAATTGGTTTTGCGAACGAAATCTTGGAACATATCCATATCGACGAACCCTTTACTAGGACCCATTTCGATTTCAGTAGCCCATTTTACATTTTTCGTAGTGCTCTTGATATTATCGACAACCGTGTTTTGTGCTAAATTCGTAGGGGCGTTCGATTCCACATCGTATTCACGGTCGCGAATATGTTTCTTGAGCAGTTCTTCCATATTTTCAATAGGTTTATCCTCCTCTCCCTGGTCTCTAAAATCGACATCTTTTACAGGTTCACGTTTCATCATACTCTCGAATTCTTGTTGTCTACTTGTAAATTGATTATTTAACACCTCTTGTTTTTGGTCCAACATGTAGTTTCGAGTAGCCGTTTTGTCCTCATTCATCTGAAATCCATGTATAGAAGAATCAGTAATCGACTCATTCGAAAAAAATGAACCCGCTATTTTGTCGTTCGATAAGGGAGTTACACTTGGTGTGGACGATTTTAATTTAGTTATCATCTGAGAAATGGTTTCTTTGTTTAACTGTCGCAGTTCTTGGACAGATATCTGTCTATTTTTATTTTTGGAATAGACATTTTGAATCATTTCTCGAAACCATTGTTCCTTTTTACCAAGTTCGGCGAATTGAGGAACTTTATTGATCGTATCCCATATTAATTTCTGATTTTCTTGAAGAATAAATAGCGACATTGTATTTGATGTAATCAGATACAATAATGATTTTCGTATAACGCAATTGTATACCATTACTTTTTACTACCCGACTTGCATTTCGGCAGCGGATTTTCAGCACCAGGCGCCATTGGTGAATCGTTGTCGTGGAAAACGAGTTCATACTTTTTCACCTTTTTGTCTACTTGAGGCACGCCAAGTATTGTCTGTGCTAATTCTTCTTCGAAATCGTTGGATGTTGTCCTTAAAAAGTTGACGAGGTAGCCTAAACGACCTTTACCTTTATAAGCAGTAGGTCCTCGAATAATTTCATACTCACTACTAATATCGGGACTCGTGTGCTGTCGTCCAAAACGCGTAATTACCTGTTCAATACGCTTTCTACCACCGCGCATTTTTTTCGTATTATTTGACCTTCCCTTTCGTCTACTTCTTATATTTTTTCTTCGTGTAGTTTGATTATTTTTCGGTTTCATGTTATACTATAGAGAGAAAATGCTGTTGTGCGAAAATTATTTTTTATTGAAATATATGTTTCTGAAACGAATCATCATTTGGTCATTAATTCCGGGCTTTGTGAATAAACGTATGATAGCGTCTAAATTCATTTTAATTCGTTTTCCACCTATCATTTTTGACGATGACTGTTTGAGAATATCTTTATGTATTTTCTTGGTTAACCACGTAATAATGAAAAATAAACTATACATACCACATTCAGTATTCGTTGTTTGATGATTACAATCGTTTTGTATGTATTTAAATTGTAATGGTTTTTCCAAGTCTTTTCCTTGCTTTATAATCTCCCTTTTCAATCTAGATACCTCACGTGGGACCGGGTTAAGCGCGCTATCATAATAAAATATGATTTGTTTGTCTAAATCTATAAATAAAGAAACCCAATGTGATCCTCCTTGGTAATGTTTATCTAAATTAAAGACTACGCCCAATTTTGTCTTTCCTCGGTTAATCAACTTTTGAAGAGACAGTCTGCATAGGTCATCCCATACACACTTATCGCCGTCGACCTTTGTGTCGTAATCTATTGCAGAGGGTCCAAGAAGTTTAAATTCAGGATAAGTTCGTTCATATTGCCGTAATACTGCGGCTATATCATAGTTAGATAGCCATGCGACTGGATTCTTGTCCCAGTCTTTCGGTCTATCGGGCGCAAACATAATTTCATCCATTTGCCGCCGGGTTTCTGTATTTTTGATCTCATCTAACCAACAATCCTCTTTATCACATTGACTTAGATGTGTTCTCAACTCTGACCATATTTGTTTCGGTTCAGATGCGACGATGGTTCCGTGTCCGTTGCGATTATAAGCATCTTTGATTTCATTCAACGCATCTGATGTATAACATGACTCCTCTATTGGTTTATTATCTTCTACTCCCGGATTACAGTTCATATTTCCAAGACGAATTGGATCATTTTGTATTACGTTATCTCGAACCTTTTTAGTTCGAGATTTCGAACGACCCGATTTACCCTTATTATCTTTTGTTTTCTTCCCCCCTTTTTTCATAGAGTATATACATTCGATATATTATATGAAATCTGAAATTTTATTTACGTGCGAAATAATCAAGAGTTGTTTTGTATGGTGCGTTGACTCGAACCTCGTTCATATTTGATGGAAACATCACATCATCATCGTCTTCTTGGTCATACTCTTTCTGCGCATCATCGGAACGCTGTTTCACTTCTAAATATCGAATCAAAGTTTGTGCATATGTATCGAATGCCTCTCCGACCTCTGACCCATATTTATTGACGCGTCCCTTACACATATTACTAGTCATCGCAATAATATTCGTTTTATGTGTGATACAGTCTTGGATAAATTCTTGGTGTGCTTCATGTTTTCGTTCGTCAGTCATCGCCAAATACTTCGCGTAATTGTTTCTATTCGAAAGTAATTTCATCGTCAATTCGTCGACTTGTTTGTTTTCAACTGGTGGCGATGTAGACAATTCGTCATCTGGAGGCGATGTAGACAATTCGTCATCTGGAGGTGATGTAGACAATTCGTCGTCAGAACTCATTTACACTACCGATACAAAATATTTGTGGATGTTTACTTTTTCTTTATCTTTATCACATGGATTTTTTTGGTTGCACGTAATGATGCTTTCGCCGCCTTTTCTTGTGCCTTTTTTAACGTCTTTGCATTACGGTCATCATCTTTTTTAATGCGTTTTTCATTTTTTTCTATCTCCTTTTCTTTTTTATTTTTCGTCTTGGCGTCTTCTTTATCGGACCTCTTTTTCTCCTTGGCGTCTTCTTTTATCTTCTTGGCAGATTCTTTTTTATCGGCGGCTTCCTGTAAGTCAGATATATTATTATCAAGTTCAACCTTTATCTCTGATTTATATTTCGTCATTAAATCTTTCAATACGCCATCCTTGATTTCTTCTCTAATATCCCCTTGTTTTCTCATGGTTTTGCGTAATTCCTTTTCCGCGCGTTTTTGTTCCTTAATATTCTGTTTATTCTCCTTTATATACTCCTTTGCTTTCGATTTTAGATTTCGCATCGTCTTTTTCATGCGTTTTTGTGCACTCTTTCGCGTCTTGGACAGGTCTCCTTTTTCGTTCGTTATATTCTTCTGTTTAATCTTATGTGTTTGTCTATACTGTTTTTGTTCGTCTTTAATCGACATTTTAACTACCAAACGTTCTAGATCATTTAATTCCCAAGAACGCAACATTTTACGCATATCCGTAGTCCGTTTCTTATGTGCATCTACGAATACTTTCAATTCATTATCCAAGTCTTCGCCGCGTTTATCGTATGCACTGATTTCCGCAACTAATTCGCCGACTTGTGGGTGTTCTAAAGCCAATTCTTCCATTTTTGCGTTAGTTGTAACAGTTTTACCGCATTCATATTTTAACGTATAATACATCCCCTTTTTGAATTCAGCCAACTTCTCTGGGTTCTCTTTGATATGTTCACCAATCTGTTGCAATGCATCTTTGCGATACAAATTTTTATTCTTAACTTCTTCACGAATTCCCTTTACAGTATCCTTGATGTGTTTTATTTGCGTACGAGCCTCTTTGACTAACTCGCGAATTTTACCGGTTGCGATTTTAACACATCCCTTCTTCACAATACCATCATATTGTTCACATACATCACGCAACTCATAAAATCTGCTTGAATCCAGGTCTTTCATATCCTCGTCAATTTTCTCATTTTCTTGGATAATACTTGCCTTCAAATCTTGGACTTCCTTGGATAAACTCGCGCGCATATAACGTTTATCCATTTCCTCAACAGTTTTCACATCTTTTACAATAGGCACAAGTATTCGTTTCAAATGGGGTTGTGCGAACTGACGTGCGTCCTTCTCGCGATTGAGATAACTAATATGTCCGGCAATTTCATCCAAATACTTACGACGACCCTCTGATGTGAATGCACCATCTTCTGTTAAAAATTCGTTTGAAAAGGTAGCAAATTCATCCGGGATTTGATCATCGACCGGTTTACACAAATTGACCAATTTAACCAATTCCATAGGATTCTCTGTAATAGGTGTTGCGGTCATGAGCATAAGTCTAACGGAATCGCGTCCGGAAACTGCGTATGAATTCATGAGCGCTCCATGAAGTGCCTTCATGTCTGGACGTTCCAAAGAAGACAAATCTCCACCGCCATATAATTTGTGTGCCTCGTCGATGATGAGTAGTGTTTTTCGAAGCGGGTCGGATGGTCCGTTAATATCAACCAATTGTTTGTAGTAATTGTTTTCCTTGGACACCAAATTACTGAATTGTTTGTAAGATATTGGACGTATGCGCCAAGCCTTGGACAACAACTTCATACGTTTTGCATGTTGCTCGGGTAAAGTTACACCGTCAGCTACCATTTTGCGAATCTGTTCATTACATATCTGGTCAAACATGTTTTTCCAAATGTCGTTCTTCAATGTCGTGCGTGTGACCCATAAAATGGTATACCCTTGAGGGTCAAAACTGGACGTTGCCGATGCGATTGCAGAACACGTCTTTCCGGTTCCTGTGCTATGCCATAAAAGCATGCCGTTGACTGGGCTCTGGGGTGTAAAATATTTTTGCACAAATCGTTGTGTGGGTGTATATTCCATCTGAGACGCACCACCTTTTTTCAAATCCTCGCACATATTCTCCATCTTAACGTCTGTCCATTTGCTATCTGAAAAAAATCGGTTGATATATTCGCGCATATCCTTGAAACCCATGGGTTTCGATTCCATACCACTAACCATTTGCCCAGATGGTAATTGCACCTGCAATGATGAATTTGTAGAGTCAAGCAACAATGGAGGTTTATTGTCGACAATTAACCTACGATGGATTCGTTTTGGACCGCCACCAGTTGTGAGGTCTCCAATTTTAAATGCATGAACATCGCGGTTCAATTCGTAATCAACCGCACCATAAATGCTGGTTTCTTCCAAGTCAGCTGCGAATCGCGCTAAACGAATGTCCAAATTCAACGATTTTATATATAGGTCAAATGTGGTATCCGAGTCCAAGAATTGACCCCGTAAAGTCTCAGGGATGGACATATCGTATATAAATACATTCAGTGCCCACCCGCGCGTGGGGTGAAAGGTCAACCCTTTTTGTCCACATGTTCGTGTTCCACGTCCAATTACTTGCTTTTGGTCGGATGCATTTACACTTGGTTCGAAAATATGAACATATTTGATATCAAATAAATCAATACCTTCTTTAAATCCACTGTCCATAATGATAAATCGCGCCTCTTTTCCGTGGACATTTGATGGGCGTTTGTTGAAATTCAATAATATCTCCTTTTTCATCTTCACGCTGATTGGTTGTTCAAATACGTCGACAGAAGAAAGTAAGTAGAAATTCTTGTTGGCTGTCCTTTTTAATCGAGGCATGTCGTACATTTCCAGCTTTTGGAATCGTTTTTCCTTCTTTTTACCACCCTCCATACTTTCGTCACCTTCTTCGATATCTTCCATAGACGATTTAAATTTAGATTCTTTTTGGTCTGATAATTCAGATGGTCTGGGTGTATCATTACGTTTGTTATCATCAATGGACTTGGACTCGGTGTTTGAATCAACCATTTTAGCACCATATCCAAGATGGAATCCACTTGCGATAAAAGCAGCCGCTAACATGCGTGCACCTTGACCTCCAGATTTCACATCACAAAATATGAAATGTTTATACATATGTCCGTCGCGTTTCATATCGGATTTATCTAATTCGGTAACATTTTTAAGAAGAGCTTCCAATTTAGGAGACCGTTCTGGAATATCGTTTAGTAACATTTCAGGGTCAAATGTATCGGAATCTAATTTATAATTCGCGCTCGATTTACTCCAATTCGACTTCTTACGAATACATTCTGTATTATAAGAGACAACCCGGTCCTCTTTTAAAAACTCGTCTAAATTATCTGCCATAAGCGTTATAACATATATCTAGATATTTAGCCGTTGATGTACAGCATATTTTAAATAAAAGTATATGAATAGTATATAAATGTCTGTATTAGGTGGACCATACCAAGGATTTTCTCCTCAACAAACGATATTAAACTATAAAGATGGACAACAAACGTCTACACGAAGTATATTGCGTAGAGGCTGGAACACCGCATTCGCAACCGGAGTATATAACGGCAAAAAACGTGTGATTACTCCTTTTCGCGCAGTGAATAATTCCGGTGATTTCCTTGCTCGTCAGAACTACAAATGTGGTGGACCTGCAGGTATGAGCAAAAGTTCTATCGGATGGGCTGGAAGCACAATTTATCTTGGTTCCAAGGTAAATAATTGTGATGATAGTGGCGTGCCCGGTGCATCTGGTAATGTGAAATACGTATACGACTCATCGAATTACATCACATTTAGGCGTCAGCAAGCAATTAACCGTAATTATAACGATTTAAAGAACGGTGGCGATGACCATAATGGGTCGTATGTAACTAGCATGCGTAACTTTTAAATTATCACAATAAAATAATTTATTACAAATAGCACGGCGAATCGATATCAATATATATATTATTATTGTATAAGATAATAATATTATGGTATTTACACCAGCAAATAGTAATGAGTTACAAATCGCTGTAAATGGTTGGTGTGATGGTTCAATCACATCCTCTACACCTGTAAATGGAGGCACATATGGAGTTATTGGGGATTGGGACGTAAGTGCTGTTACGGATATGAACAGTTTGTTTAATGGTAAACAATCATTTAATGACGATATTAGTAATTGGGACGTATCGAAAGTGACCAATATGAGTCAGATGTTCGCTAATGCTTATGTATTTAATCAACCGATTGGCGATTGGAATGTGTCTTCGGTAACCAATATGTATCAGATGTTCTATTCTGCTTTTATGGCATTCAATCAACCACTTGCTAATTGGGAAAGAACAACCGGTGTAAATGGAGCAACAAGCACGTCTACATTAAGTAATGTGATTCATATGGAAGGCATGTTTCAATTTACGCAATTTTTTAATCAACCAATTGGAAATTGGAATACATCAAACGTTCAGTACATGGGTGATATGTTTTATCAAAACCCCTTTAACCAAGACATATCTAGTTGGGACACTAGTAATGTTCTAAGTATGGAAGGGATGTTTAGATACAATAGTGTTTTCAATCAAAATATCGGGACAAAACAAGTAACTGTAAATGGGGTTACTTATACTGCATGGGATGTAAGTCAAGTAACAAGTATGGGTTTTATGTTTTCCGAAGCAACCGAATTTAATAATGGGGGGTCTTCAGATATATCTGGTTGGGATACGTCGAATGTTAGAGATATTAGAGTTATGTTCTATAAAGGTAAATTCAACCAACCAATTCAGAATTGGGATGTTTCCAAAGTAAATCAAATTGATGGTATGTTTGATGAAAATACAATATTTAATCAACCTATCCATATTTGGAAAGTTGGGAATTTCGTTCAGGGATTTAATAACATGTTTCACGGCGCAACCGCATTACAAGCAGTTTATACCGGAACACCCGGATTTGGTGATACGCCAACGCTCGAATTTTTTAACAAAACGCCAATCACACAAGCAAATATCAAAACCGCCGTTGATGCATGGGTTGCTGACCCTACCACCGCCGAAGCCACATATGGACACATCAAGAACTGGGACACAAGTGCTGTTACTGATATGTCTTCGTTATTTGCTAATAAAACATCATTTAATGATGATATAAGTGGTTGGGACGTTTCTTCAGTGACCAATATGCAAAAAATGTTCCTTGGTGCTTACATCTTTAATCAACCGATAGGCAATTGGATTGTCTCTAATGTGACCGATATGAATAATATGTTCATGAATTCTGGTAGTACCGCCTTTAACCAACCGATCGGCAATTGGGACGTCTCGAAAGTGACTGATATGAATAGTATGTTCTATCAAGCTTTCGTTTTTAACCAAGACATCGGGAATTGGGACGTCTCGAACGTGACCAATATGTATGCCATGTTTGGGTCAGCAAATGCGTTCAACAATAATGGTAGTGCAACTATCGGGAATTGGAACACATCAAAGGTGACTAATATGGGTTTCCTCTTTTCAGCGTCCCCGTTCAACCAAGACATCGGAAATTGGAACACATCAAACGTGACCGATATGGATCGCGTGTTCTATAATAATGTAGTATTTAACCAATCGATAGGCAATTGGAACACATCAAATGTGACCACTATGCTTTGGATGTTCTTTAATGCTCAAGCCTTTAACCAACCGATAAATACAACACCAGATGTAACTATGAATGATTCAACATATACTGCTTGGGACGTCTCTTCAGTGACCACTATGGATAGTATGTTCTATGGTGCTTTCGTTTTTAACCATGATATTAGTGGTTGGGACGTATCGAATGTGACCGAGATGAGATATATGTTCTATAATGCTAAAGCCTTTAATCAACCGATAGGCAATTGGGACGTCTCGAATGTGACTGATATGTATTATATGTTCCTTGCTGCTCTAGCCTTTAATAAACCGATCGGCAATTGGAACGTCTCGAATGTGACCACTATGCAAGGTATGTTCCAAGCTGCTCTAGTCTTTAACCAACCGATAGGCAATTGGAACGTCTCGAATGTGACCAATATGGAATGGATGTTCTATGGTGCTCAAGCCTTTAACAAACCGATAAATACAACACTCAATGTAACAATGAATGGTTCAACCTATACTGCGTGGGACGTCTCTTCTGTGACCGATATGAATGGTATGTTCTCTAATAGTGCGTTCAACCAATCTATAAACGATTGGGATGTTTCTAATGTAAATGATTTTACACATATGTTTGATACCAATAACGCATTTTATCAAACAATCCAGGTATGGGCTGTCGACACTAATGCAAATACAACAAATATGTTTTATAAGGCTACCGGGTTACAAAGATACTACGAGGGAACAGATTTGTATAAAGCCACACCATCTCCTTCGGTGTTCTTTAACTTAGGATATTCTCCACCAGAAATAACAATAACTGGCGATAATCCCGTAACAATTGAAGCAAAATCAACATATACTGATCTAGGTGCAACAGCAATCGATTCGGGTGGAAATAGTCTAATAGTTGTATCAAATACAAGTAATGTAAATGCAAATATAATTGGTTCATATCCAGTAACCTACAATGTAACAGATGATGACGGACATGCTGCGATACAAAGAACAAGAACTGTTATTGTAAAGGACACACAAAGACCAATAATAACATTGGTCGGTGATGAGACGGTAACTTTCATAGTAAATACACCAGGTGGCTACGTTGATGCTGGAGCAACTGCGACAGATAATTATTATAGCGATGAAACAGTAACAAGCGAAATTGTTACTGTAAACAATGTGATACCAACTGCAATCGGAACATATACAATAACATATAATGTAACTGACGATTCTGGAAATAAAGCGTATGAAGTAACAAGAACGATAAATGTAGTAGATACTGCACCAACAATAACCCTAATCGCTGGTAGTGTAGTACATGTTAATATAGATGAAACATATGTTGACCTTGGTGCAACGGCAACAGACCAGCTAGATGGGACATTAACAGTTACAACTTATACGGGCGATGTGGATACAAGTAAAATCGGAACGTATAAAGTAAGTTATAATGTAACTAATAGTGTTGGACTTGCTGCTACAACGGTAAACAGAAGTGTTGTTGTGCTAGACCCATATTTTCCAACAATAACATTATATGGAGGCGGCAACTTACAAGTAGTCGGTGACTTGCCTGTAACAGTTAATATAAATTCCGTTTATGTTGATGCTGGAGCAATTGCAATGGATACAATAGATGGGAATATAACAAGCGAAATGGTAATTGTAAATAATGTAAATACAAGTATAGTAGGAACATATACGGTAACGTATAACGTAACAGATGCTGAAGATAATTCTGCTCCTGAGGTAACGAGAACCGTAAATGTAATAGATACCCCCCCAACAATAATACTAATCGGAAGTAGTAAAGTAACAGTTGATATAAGTATCCCTTATACTGACCCTGGCGCAAAAGCAACTGATGCAGTAGATAATAATGAGACTATAACAAGTGAAATTGTTACAGTAAGTAATGTAAATACAAGTATACCAGGAACATATATAGTAACATATAATGTAACAAATAGTGCTGGACTTTCTGCTCCAACGGTATACAGAACAGTCAAAGTTGCTGACCCATATTTTCCAACTATATTCTTGAAAGGAACCACTCCGGTAAAAATTGAAAAATACTCCAACTATAAAGATGCTGGAGCAACAGCAACCGACCATGTAGATGGGACTATAACAGACAAAATCATAACAGTAAGTAATGTAAATACAAATATAGTAGGAACATACACGGTTACATATAATGTAACTGATGTAGAAGGTAATACATCGAAGGCAATCAGAACCGTAAATGTAGTAGATGAACCGCCAGTAATAACATTAAACGGTAGTAATGAAGAAACAGTTCAACTCGGACAATCATATACAGATTCACCTGACGATGGGCTTGGAGCAACAGCAGGCGACTCTATAGATGGTGATTTAACGCAGTATATTAAAACAAATCTTGACGATCTAGATACTACAAAACCGGGAATATTTACTCTCACATATAATGTGATCGATACAGAAGGACTTGCTGCTAAGCAAGTCACAAGAACCATTATTATTCACGACCAATATTCTCCAATTATAATAATGGGGGGAGTCACTCCGGTGCTTGTTGAAAAAAATTCGGTTTATACAGATGCTGGAGCAACAGCAACCGATCATGTAGATGGGACTATAACAGACAAAATCATAACAATAAATAACGTAAATACAAGTATAGTGGGAACATACACAGTAACATATAATGTAACCGATGCAGAAGGTAATGTGGCTACGGAGAGAACTAGAACCGTAAATGTAGTAGATTCTCCCCCCGTAATCACACTAATTGGTGATAATCCAGTAACAGTTGAGTATGGTCAAATTTATACAGACCTAGGAGCAACAGCAGGCGACATAGTCGACGGAGATATACCAGATGGAAATATTGTAACAAATATTCTTGATTTAGATACTACAAAAGTAGGAGATTTCATACTTACATATAATGTGAGCGATACAGCTGGACTTGCTGCGGTGGAAGTTACAAGAACAATTCACGTTTACGACCCGTATCCTCCAACTATAGTAATGGGGGGAAACACTCCGGTAACAGTTGAACAAAACTCCGTTTATACAGATGCCGGAGCAACGGCAACTGATCTTGTAGATGGGACTATAACAGACAAAATCATAACAGTAAATAACGTAAATACAAGTATAGTGGGAACATACACAGTAACATATAATGTAACCGATGCAGAAGGTAATGTGGCTACGGAGAGAACACGAACTGTAAAGGTAGTAGATGTGCCGCCAATAATCATACTAATCGGTAATCCTACAGTAACAGTTGATTATGGTAAAACTTATACGGATCTTGGGGCAACCGCAACCGATTATATAGACCGGGATTTAACATCTGATATTGTAACAAATATTAACGAGTTAGATACTAGCATAGTCGGAGCGTTTACCATTACATATAATGTGAGCGATGAATGGGGACTTGCTGCTACAGAAGTCAAAAGAACCATTATTGTTTACGACCCGAATTTTCCAACTATATCATTGTTAGGACAAACTCCGGTAACAGTTGAAAAAAATTCCATATATAACCTAAGTGTAGATGCTGGAGCAACAGCATGGGATAAAATAGATGGTGAGATTACATCTAATATTGTAGTAGATATTACCGACGTAAATACAAATATAGTGGGTTCATACACAGTAACATATAATGTGACCGACAATGAAGGTAATGCTGCTCCGCAGAGAACAAGAACTGTAATAGTAATCGATTCTCCCCCAGTAATAACAATCAACGGTTCGAATCCAGTATCATATCAATGTAAGTCCACTATACCATATACAGATGCCGGAGCAACAGCAAGCGACATTGTAGATGGGGATTTAACCAATGATATTACATCAAATATTCTTGATTTAGATACAACGATAGTCAATCAATTTTCCCTTAACTATCATGTCGTTGATAGTGCTGGAAATACTGATACAAAAACAAGAATTATTAATGTGGTAGACCGAGTAACACCAGGAATAATAATAAATGGTGCTTATCCGGTAACAATTGAAATAAATTCCGTTTATAATGATGAGGGTGCAACCGCATATGATATTGTAAGTGGTGATTTAACAGCTCTTATTAAAACTAATAATCCCGTAAATCCAAAAATAGCAGGAATATACACAGTAACATATAGTGCAACAGATGAAAGTAAAAATACGTATACTGCACAAAGAATTGTAATTGTAAAAGATTCTATACCAGTAATTACAGTAACTGATCCTACTCCGGTAACAATTGATATAGATGTGCCTTATAAAGATAAAGGTGCAACAGCATTCGACGAAATTGATGGCGATTTAACATCTGATATTATTACTTATAATCCTTTACTCACAGATACAAGTAAAGCCGGAACATATACAGTAACATATAATGTGAAAGATAAATGGGGAAATTCGGCGGTTGAAGTAACCAGAACCGTTACTGTCCACGACCCATATATTCCAGTCATATCATTTAATGGAATTAATCCGGTAACGATTGAAAGATATTCCCATTATATAGATAAAGGTGCAACAGCATCGGATAAAATAGATGGGAATATTACAACTGATATTAAAACTGTGAATCTTGTAAATACAAATAAAGTAGGGATATATACAGTAACATATAATGTAACGGATAAGGAAGGTAATAAAGCGAAAACTGTAACAAGAACAGTTAATGTAGTAGATGTTCCTCCTGTAATAAAAATCAACGGTAATGATAAAATAATAATTGATCTATATATAACATATAACGATCTAGGTGCGACAGCAACAGATTATGTAGACGGTGATTTAACATCTGATATTATTACTTATAATCCTGTAAATACAAGTAAACCAGGAACATATATAGTAACATATAATGTGAGTGATATAGCTGGAAATGCTGCGAATGAAGTCACACGAAACGTTATGGTTAACGACCCATATATTCCGGTCATAGTAAGAAATGGTATCGACCCAATAACAGTTGAAAAATATTCTACTTATGTTGATATTGGGGCAACGGCAACGGATAAAATCGATGGTGGTTTAACAACGGAAATTGTTACTTATAATCCCGTAGATACAAGTAAAGTCGGAAGATATATAGTAACATATAATGTAACCGATTCTGCAGGTAATAAAGCGAAGACAGTAACCAGAACAGTTAATGTAGTAGATGTCCCCCCTGTAATAAAAATAAACGGGGAGGATTCCGTAAAAATCGATTTGGGTGTTACTTATAAAGACGCTGGAGCAAGAGCAAGTGATTCTGTAGACGGAGATTTAACAGCTGCTATTAAAACCGTGAATCCTGTAAATACACATAAATCCGGAATATATAAAGTAACGTATAATGTGAGAGATAAATCGGGTTTTGCTGCATCCGAAGTCACGCGAACGGTTACCGTTAATGACCCATATATTCCAACCATAATTATGTACGGTATCACACCGATAACAATTGAACAAAATTCGAATCCTACTTATATTGATGCTGGAGCAGCAGCAACGGATAAAATCGATGGAGATATAACAGGTCGTATTGTAACTGCGAATCATGTAAATCAAAATACAGTAGGAACATATACAGTAATATATAACGTAACCGATTCTGAAGGTAATAAAGCACATACAGTAACCAGAATAGTTCATGTAGTAAATGTTTCCCCTGTAATAAAACTAAATGGGAGTAATCCAATCACAGTTGACTTAAGTGAAATTTATATTGATGCTGGAGCAAGAGCAAGTGATACAGTAGACGGTGATTTAACATCTGATATTAAAATTGTGAATCCTGTGGATACAAGTAAACCGGGAATATATACAGTAACATATAACGTGAGCGATTATAGTGGAAAAGCTGCATCCGAAGTCACAAGAAGCGTTATTGTTTATGACCCATATATACCAACCATATTAAGACTCGGTATTACCCCGGTAATAGTTGATTTAGGTGAAAATTATCTTGATGCTGGAGCAATTGCAACAGATAAACTAGATGGGGATATAACAGGTAATATAAAAACCGTGAATAATGTAGATACAAATAAAGCAGGCACATATACGGTAATATATAATGTAACCGATAGTGAAGGTAATAAAGCGAAGGAAGTAATCCGGACAGTTATTGTTCAAGATTTAGATATACCAGTAAAAATACCAAATGATCCCAATAATGATGGTGACGGTGAACACGTATACACACGAAGTATATTGCGTAGAGGCTGGAACACCGCATTCGCAACCGGAGTATATAACGACAAAAAACGTGTGATTACTCCTTTTCGTGCAGTGAATAATGCCGGTGATTTCCTTGCTCGTCAGAACTACAAATGTGGTGGACCCACGGGTATGAGCAAAAGTTCGATTGGTTGGGCTGGAAGCACAATTTATCTTGGTTCCAAGATAGATAAATGTGATGATAGTGGTGTGCCGGGTGCATCTGGTAATGTAAAATACGTATACGACTCCTCCAATTACATCACATTTAGGCGTCAGCAAGCAATTAATCGCAATTATATATAATTTATATTACAGTTATAGATGTATATGACTATAATCTCAATGCAACCAATCCTCCAAAACATAAACAATGCGATTTTAACTGGTGAACGTGCGATGCCTATGAAGGATATTACATCCGATAATACAAATTCATTCTCCATGAGTCGCATGACGTTTGCTCGTAGAGGACATGCTGAGCAAGGTGCTGTTCCCGAAAATAAATGGATAGGAGGAAACCGCGATGCATCTCAAGTGATTTCACACCGTCGTATCAATAGCATCGCAAATGGTTCATTGAACGCATCACCTTTATACAGCGCTAGTCAAAAAATGTCGTTTACTACCACGAACGACCCAAATGCCCAACGTAACGCTTTACATCGCACACGATCCGGAGGTTCGAGAGTCCCCGCAAAAGTGACTCACAAATATTCAAACCCGCCTATTTTTTATAATTAGGGCTAGTTATTATTTCGCACTATAAATCATATCACAATGTACGCATATTTAGCTGAATTCTTATCTACACTTTTTTTCGCATATGTGGTTTTAGCAACAGGAAACCCTTTAGCAATTGGTGCAGCTCTTACTTTAGTAACGTTATTAAGCTTCAGATTTAGCGCGGTAACTGTTAATCCAGCCATCACAATCACATTAGCTGCAGCAGGTAAGATTGCTCCCAGTGAAATCATACCATTATGTGTAACCCAAGTGTTAGGAGCATTGGTAGCTCTGGAGATTTACAAAAGATACAATCTATAAATATAATTACTGGTCTAAGTTCATAAAAACGATAATATTACCGTTTGTATGAAAAATCATTTATTGCCTCTACTATCACATCAATGAAAATTCAAAGCCAAGTGTTCGGTCTACAAATTTGTAGAATATATACAACAGTATAAAGCATACTGATATAAAATAAAACCATGATGCGGTTGTCATACTATTAGTTGGAACGTCAATATCATTATTAAATGTTTCAAATGACTCTTTCATACTATCAGCTATTTTTTGCGCAATTTCTAGTGATTTCTTATCCTTTTTTTTATCAGTGTTTGTCGAATAGGTCTCAGCTTCCTTTTCTGGTTTTGGTTGTGGTGCGGGAACATCGACTTTAATTACATCGGTTCCATACGAAAGTGTATCCGAAAACTGAAGAATTGTCCGCGCCGTCACAAATTTAATTGTATCCATATCGTTTTCACCCCCGACATTTAATATATTCTGCACAGTTGCATAATCTTTTGACGGTACCGTCACATTTTTATAACCATATTTTTTAAACCGTTTGGGGGAAAACGAAAATCCATACTGAGGATAATATATTGGATACTCCACAATAGTTGTGATTTCCTTGCTAGGAAAGGAACCCGCCGGTAAATCGCGCGTAATATCAAGTTTTTTGTCGGTATTATATCTATTCGATGATACAAGTTCCCCAATAGCTTCGAATATTTTTTTAACAGATATGATTTTTGGAATATCTTGATTTTTTGATAAATTTGTATCCTGGCTTCTGAAAACATCCGTCTGTAACGCACTCGAAATATTTTGTATTGCGTTGGGTGGTACACGAGTCTTCTTGTTCGAATCTCCACACATATAATTCAAGTTTATCAACGTATTTAATCGACTAATTGTGTCTACCTTAGGTGTGTCTTTAAGTTCACTCTTTGTTGCGATCTCCAATCCATGACTCTTACCAACATCGGACCCCTTCTTCTGAGCCGCGGCTGCACTACTAGTTTGTTTTTCAATACCTTTCTTATTTGCGGCTTCCGATGTCGCTTTAGCAGAAGCCCCATTTTTCCTCCCCTTATTTATCGTATCTTCAGCAGAAGCGGCGGCAGTGCTAGCAGTCTCGTTAGTTTTGTTTTTAATGGCTTCTGCCGTTGCATCGGCGGATACACTTGATTTCCTTGCACTTTCTGCAAAGTCGCTTGCAGTTGACCCCCCTAATGGTAGAAACATTCCCTCTTTTATGGATTTTGGGTCAATGTCTTGTCTGTCGTTTGATGTAACCCACGCCGAAACCGCTTCTTCATCATCATTTTTAGAGTTGCTAAAAACAGTCACTTTTGAACATTCTGGTAACTGTCCTGGATTATTCTCGCTTAAATAACCGGTTGGAGAATATTTTACATTGCTATTGGGGGTATTGTTACTCATATCTGTGAACATAGTATCGCTATTAATAGTTTTCATGGAAGCTAACAATGAATACATCAAACCTGTATTCCCGTCGGAAGTAGTATCCATCGCTGACGACAATACGTTATCGACCAATATCGAACGTGTCTGTGGTTCATTTTTATTAATACACTGTGTTCCGGTATTAATGAAGTATCGATTACCAGGAATACCGGGTGAATCCGGGTATACGTTGGTATCATTTTTACCAGTTATTAAGGCATTTGCATATTCACCGATTAATCTAGACTTAGCTATTTTATTTGCTTCATCGGGTGTTTTATACAGTTCAGCATAATTTAAGAATTCTGGATCATACGTCGCATATACATTGTAATTATCAGGATCTGTCTCCGGACTAGGCATAGTAAACAAGTTATATTATATCTATAAAATAACTTGTGTTGTTTTACAACATTATCTGCTAATAAGTCCCTCCGAAATAGTGTTGGTCAATAGTTTCAGCTTAAATAAAAACATAAATAGCGCCGTTATCGAAATAAATACGAATAATCCTCTACTCCAATTATCCATAATTTAGTAATTTGATTTATATAATATATATTGAAATAAATTTCTAAATGATTACTATATTATCCATCTGGTAGATATATTATGTCCAATCAAAATAATAAGTATAGTTCTATTCTTGAAAATGGTATTAACCCAAAACAAAGCATTCAATATTTATACGACACAATTAATGAAAAGGTCAAACCGGATGTCTCATTTGAAGAAGGTTTACATAACTCGATCGAAGTATTATATTCTTATACAAATGAGTTCGATTATAGTAAGTATTCCACCATGTATCCAGATTTGAAGGCGGCTGGTATAACAAGTGAATTAGAAGCATATACACATTGGATTCTTTCTGGTAAAAAGGAAGGTCGGTGTGCAGGTATCATTAATTCACAAGAACCTTATCATGGATTCGAATGGGAATCGTATTTGAAGTTGAACGATGACCTTAATGATATAGGAGTGATAAATGAATTTGATGCCTATATGCATTGGTGCACGATTGGACGTAATGATAATCGACAGGTTACACCTCTTGTGGGTATAACAACATCATCGACTACCGATGTAACCATTCGGGTCATTGAAGATGTTAAAATTTTTAAAGATGAAAAACACAATAAAGAATGGATAAATATACTGTCTGATGATATCAAAACTCAACTCGATTGGAAATATTATTTGAATAAATATGATGACCTTGTAAAATTCGGGTTAAGTAATTATTATGATACATATATACATTGGATACTCCACGGCAAGTTGGAAGGGCGAAATGGGAAAGCACCACTGGTCAAAATCGACATAAACGTGAACCCAAAAGTCCTACCCATGTATATCATCAATTTACAGGAACGAATTGATAAGAAACTGGATATGATTCATCAATTAAAACAGATTGGTTACACAAACTTCAAATTTTTCAAAGCATTAGATAAAAATAACGATATTGTTCGAAAAAAATACGAGTATTTCGAAAAAGCTTTTGAAGAAAATACCATCCGAACAACACCTGTTTTTTATAAGACAGCCGCTAAACGTAGGGTTATCAACTCAATTGGTGCAGTTGGACTCATACACTCTACCATTGAATTATTCAAACAAATTGAAAAAGATAAACAAGGACATGTAATTATATGTGAAGACGATGCACAATTTCACAAGTCATTTAAATATATGTTGAAACCGGTTAGAATACTCATGTGCGAAACTGATATGGTTTATTTAGGATACAATAGTCACATTCCATCTATCAATAATGTTATTGTGAACGACGAGTCTAAAATTATCGAGAAAATACCCAAACACGAGGGTTTGAATACATTATACGGAACATATGGGTATATTTGTTCACCTAAATTCCGACGTAAAATTATCGAACTTGGTATCGACTGGTTTATTGCAAATAATTGCACGATTGATTACGGATACAATGTTCTGTATCGCGATGGAATTGTAACCGGAGCTGTTCCAACCGGAGAACATTTAATCATTCCAGATGTATTTGACGAAGAAGCGATTAACGGAGACCGTAAAAACAAGGAATCTTTTTATATTGATCGTTCCATCGAACTCGCTAATTACCATGCGCAAATTTCGAATACGAAACGGTTTGTATTTATTGTTCCCAGTTATAATAATGAAGAGTGGATTCTGCGTAATTTAACATCTGCCTTCTCGCAAACTTACACGAGCTGGCGCATGATTTACATTAATGATTGTTCGACAGATGCGACTCACAATAAGTTTCATAAAATCTCCAAGAAATACAAAAATAAAATAACCTATTTGAATAATAACAACAAATATGGACAGGCTTTCAATCGGTATCGTGCTTATAACATGTGCGACGATGACGAAATTTGTATTATGTTGGATGGTGACGATTGGTTACCGAATAAATACACAGTCGCCTATTTGAACAAGTTCATGCAATTGTATGATGTCGACTTGACGTATGGTAGATTTAATATGTATATGAACGGTAAAACAACCACATTTAATATGCCTGGAGATTATCCTCAAAGTATAATTGATAGCTGTAAATATAGGTCAAATGCTTGGCGCGCATGTCATTTACGTGTGATGAAAGCGGAATATCTCAAACGTATACGACCTCTCGACTTTTTAGACGAAAATAACGAATTCATTTTTTGTTCGACTGATATGGTTGAAAGTTTCGCTTGTTTAGAACAATGCAATGGACGCCATAAACTATGTCCGGAAGTCACTATGGTGTATAATAAAGAAAATTCCATGTTATTCGCGACATCTCATTATAATAACGAAAATAAAGAAAAAAAGGAATCAATTCAAAAAACTGTTCGAAATCTACCGTCATATAAAAATGGTAAAGAAATGAATCGCATTGTCGTGATCGACGTGGACGACCCGTTATTTAAGAAACATATTGATACATATCGGTCTACATTACAATCGGACGCGGACCTATTCTTGTATAAAAGCGACGAATTAACACCCTATATGGAAAAATTGGATAAATACAAGGAAGTTGTGTATTTGGAAAAAACCGACGAATGTAAGGAGCTCGTATATTTATAAATTTTTTATATATGGTTATAAAATAGATATGAATAATTTGGCGATAGGAAATATTATACGCTTTATAGAATCAAAGGAAATAACACATTTAGTGGTGCATGGTTTAAAATCCGGAGAGCATACACATAGATATATCCATGAATCAATATACCAAACATTTTTATATATTGCCGATAAAATCGACCGCCATATAGATGTATTGTGGTGTGATGATACATTCGCATCCCAAAATATATATAAACCTATCCTCTACAATCCGATGAACAACTATTTAGTATTTTCCACACCCCATCTAGAAACCGACAAATTTTTACCGGTGTTAGATAATGCATATTATATAGTCCATTATCGCAGATGTGTCGTATATACTGATGTGCCTATTACCAAATACGATGAACTACTACAATCAAAGCGCGCAGTAAAATATGTTGAATATAGACATAGTCCATGTAATGTAGAATATCATGAAAATGGTAAGAATGGTGTATTTGAAGTCGAAAATACACCTTTTTGGTTTGATACCAACTCGAACGAAGCACATTTAGCATGGGCTACGAATTTATTTCCAGAAGACATCGATGCAAATATTGCAAAGATTCAGAACTCGACCGAACCAACATTCAAACGCAACTCTTATTTTTGTGGGTCGGTATGGCGTGCTAATAAGGATGAAATAAATGAGTGGGAAAAGCTATGTGAAAGACATGCGATAGAATGCATAATCGAACGAGAAAAAAATGAGACGAAGCATCAAACGAAGGTGGGTGAATCGATGTTAGCGCCTGCTATACAAGGGAAATCACAAAGACATAGTGCTATCAAATATTACATACCATGTCGTATTTTCAAGAACATTAGTTATGGTGCTGTGCCTATTACAAACAATATTGGTGTCTATAATATGATGAAGGATTATGGAATGTTGTATGATGCCGATTTGGAAAAACTAATGGAAAAATGTATAGCGAATTACGATGATATATTACAGGATTACCAAGGATATAAAAAAAAACAAATTCACATAATGGAATATGTTCGCGACCACCATACATTTCTGAACCGTATCGCTACATTAATACAATATGGTTTCGAATAAATATTTGTTATGAATAATATAACAAATATTCAGTTATTTACACCCTTGGTGTATACGATATGTAATGTATTGTGATTCATGTATGTGCATTATACTATTTCGACTGCTTGTAATAAATAACAACGCATTTTTGCGATTTTAATATTGAGTCTGATATTTTCATTCTTTAACATGGTTAATTCCGTTTCCATAAGAACAGGTGTTTCCTCCAAATAAGCTGTTTCCGTAAGAGGAGTCATTTCCTCCAAAGAAGCTGTTTCCATAAGAACAGGTGTTTCCTCCAAAGAAGCTGTTTCCATAAGAACAGGTGTTTCCTCCAAAGAAGCTGTTTCCATAAGAACAGGTGTTTCATCCAAAGAAGCTGTTTCATCCAAAGAAGCTGTTTCATCCAAAGAAGCTGTTTCATCCAAAGAAGCTGTTTCATCCAAAGAAGCTGTTTCATCCAAAGAAGCTGTTTCATCCAAAGAAGCTGTTTCCTCCAAAGAAGCTGTTTCCTCCAAAGAAGCTGTTTCCTCCAAAGAAGCTGTTTCATCCAAAGAAGCTGTTTCCTCCAAAGAAGCTGTTTCCTTCAAAGAAGCTGTTTCCACAAGAGGAATTATTTCAACCAAAGGAGTTGTTTCCATAAGAGGAGTTGTTTCCACAAGAGAAGCTGTTTCGAGCAAAGGAATTATTTCAACAGGTTTCGCTTTGACACTCATGTCCCATTTTTCCAAATATTCTTCTTCTTCCGCAGACATAATATCTGCGTAATGTGTTAATCGTTCGATTAATATATCCTTTATATTCTCTGGAAAATAGCGAAAGCTCTTCGCATATATTTTATTAAATAGAGTAGTTTCAGTATGAATCACGTCTGGTATCGAGTTGCCCATATATTGTAAAATATTAAATGTTTTATCTCTCGTTTCTTCATCATCCAATTGGGGGGTAAATCGCTGTAAAAGAGTTTTGATAGTTTCAATGAATAAATGTCCGCAAAAAAGGGGTCGTTTTTTCAAAAAATTTGTTATGAAATGCTCTTCAAATGTGTCGAACGACCGTTCTACACCATGATATGCTAATTCGAGTTGTTTACGTAAGCACTTGGTGCATTTATTACAAGGATGTCCCTTATTAATATCACAATATATAGCCTTATCATGTAAACCATATTCACATATAATCTTGGATGTGATTAGTTCAGAACATCCGGATGTAGGTGAAAACATGCACAATCCGATATGATTGTAAAACCGTTCCCACCTATTTCTACGCGTTGCATCAAATTGTGGAAAATACTTTGCACCGTTAGATAAGCATGTTGCTGCTAATATTGCGCCGCACATAATATTTTTTATATCCAAATCTGCACACATAATAAGCGGTGTAATATAAATATTGGTAAATGTGGTGAACCCTTTTGGGGAAGCAATATATTTACAGTTCGTCTCAATCACATGAATTTTATTCTCAAGATTGTTTTCAACAAAATTTTGCACAGAATCGTCTGTATTGTCTAAATCAGTTGAATGGATCAAGTCATATTCAGGAAATAAACAAGCAATCGAGGTAGAATCCATTCCTCCACCATAAGCGACAACTGTATTCGAACCAGATGCGTATGGTTCTAGATTGATATCTATATTGTCGATTGTGATTGGTTCGGTTGCCCGATATACTCCGTCGATTTTATCATGTTGAGGCAATATATCCATTTGCAACCCATCCGCAAACCGCTTGGAAACGGAAAACGGCATTGTAGCGGAATGATGAATAAATGGGTAAAACGCGGTTATACATATTGCCGCTACAATATCTGGATGTAGCACATTTTTCGATACATATTTAACAATAAGTTTATCATTTTGAAGGCGGATGGGTGAATATGGACCTTGCGCTCGAAGACCATTTCTCTCCCTATCATTTTCGGGGATAGCAGTAAATGACGTATGGTCATCATGCTCTTTGTATACAAATTTCATGTTTATACATTATCATATATTTGTATTATGTCCGTGATACGCAGAACGGACATTTTTTTGTGAAAGGTTACCGGATATTTATAACGTCAACCAATATTCAAATAAAGCCCAATTGTGTAAAAACTAGCGCCCAGTTGACCCGAACCCACCTTCACCACGATCGGTCGATTCAAAAAACGCTTCATTTACAAGCTCAACCGTTATAGGACGAAGATCTGGCGCGCAAATCTGCAAGAGTCGCGAATACTGTTCAACCGTATATGGTTGAGGACCACCCGAAAGATTACGAAATGCACCGATAATTGGACCACGATATCCACTATCGATAATACCCACACTATTCGCCAACATCAGAGGGGTTTTCGAAATACTCGACCTAGGATAACTGTAATAACTAGTTGGATTCCATTTACCCATTTTTTCGTCAAATAAGTGCATCTCGCATTTTACACCCATGCTGACGAATTCAGAATCGAGTAAAGGGATAACACGTTCTTCTGGGAAGAAGAGGTCGAATCCTGCATTAGGGTAAGGATTGTTCCATACAGAATTGTTGTGACGTTGAATACTTTCCTCGTATTTTTCATACAAGTTTAGATGGTTCATATCGACTGCAATGAACAGCTTCGCATACTGAGTAGTCATTCTATATTATGGTTCGTGATATGTGTTTATATTCTATCGTATAAAATATATTCTACGCATATGTATAAGTCCATGTGTGAATATAGATTATATCAACCATTTCATGTATATATCGATTCTATAGTCACGTCAACACTCACATCTTCGATAAAGAGTCTGAATTACACGAATTACACATTTTCCATAATCAGCGACACTGTATCAGATAACATACTGAGTCACGCAAACACATTGCCTCCAAACACAATTGCTGTGTATATAGGTGGGTCACCGACTCACATTGACGAACAACTGCTGTTTGAATTAAACAAATGGTTTCTATATCAAAAATGTCGCGGAACCTGTTCCGGAACATTCTGGGCATGTAAGATGGGTATTTTACGTGAAATCGTGAGTCAAGTTGGTATGCAAAAACGTGAGTTATGTTCGCAAATATACGATGTGTGTGGAGAGAAATTTCACAAAATATTCAATTATACTGATTACATCGATGGACCCATGTGTGATGAATGGATTCCCGCAAGTACACCATGTAAACCATTAGACGAAGTTGTTCATGTATTACTTGCTACTTACGAACGAAATAAAAATCTGCATCCTGTGATCAATATGCTTAAAACACAAAGTAGTAAAAATATTCATCTTCATTTGCTTGATAATAATACAGATCCGATTATACAAAAGGGTGTCGATACTATATTGGGTGAACTAGACGCCACGATACCGATTACAATGCATCGTCCTGGAGAAAATACGCACTGTTTTGGACGCATAACCTATATACGCAAGTTAATGTCGGAATATTTAATGGAATATATCGTAGTATTTGATGATGACCAGATATTCGAGGCAAAATGGATAGAGAATATGGTGCGAGATCGTAAACCATTGTCCATACTAAGTTGGTACGGGAAATTGTTTAATACATGTGATTATTGGAAGAGCACATTGACGTATTGGTCGATTCAACATAGAACCCAACCAGAGGTGAAGGAATTCACCTATTTTGGTCCGGGAGGTTGCATCATGGATACGAATTTGTTTCTATTCAATGAACTATATGATTATAAAAAATATTCCGAAGATATTTTAGCAATTGATGATATTTGGTTGAGTTTTACACTGAAGAAATATATGAATATACCATTTCATCGCAATCTATTGCATCCATTAACATGTATCGATTGGCGAGACAATACTAAAATGACCTGGGTGGGTATTAAGGATAAAAAGAAGGATTTAATGAGTCACTTGTCCAACACGTATGAATGGGACGTCACAAAACCAGCACCGACTGCCTTCAATGTGAATAGTGTATTTGAACGGGTATATTTGTTGTATACGTCGAACGATAATAGTTCAGTTGAAACGTTACATAAAATGAACATATGTGCGACATGTATACCGATTGATATAGATATCAAAACCTCTACGAAGAAGATATTTGAATGTGCATTACAAAAAGGGATTAAAACAGTTCTAATTTTACATAATGATATCGAATTTGATGAGTTTTTTCATTATAAATTCGACAAATATATGCGTAATATATCGAGAGAATGGGGGAGTATATCTTTCGATAACATGTTCAATCATCCATCAATACCCATTATAGGATATAATTACCAATCGATGCTAGAATATATTTCTGAAATGAAATGATGAAAACTCGTGGTAATTATAATATATTTTGGTATATTATAATGCCTGATTTAGAAAAGGGGTTCGACAGTTCATGGAAAGAATATGGCGTTAAACATGGTATTGATACAACATTGCAATGTGTAGAGCATGCTATTCGTGCATCGGTCATTTTGGGTGAGGTGAAAAAACCCAAAGTGTTTGATTGGAAAAGATATATTAAATACTATCCAGATTTACAAGGAGCATTTAAGGGTCAATATAATAACATCAATCATCTCACATGTCATTACCTGAACCACGGAAGACGTGAAAGTAGAGTAGCTTATGTGTTGGGGTCGAATGAGAAATATGTGTATGATTTCGACTGGAAGACATATAATAAATTAAACCCAGATGTATTTACGCAACATGAAAGAGGGGATATAGTAGGCGAGTGGCATGCATTTAGACACTGGTGTGGTGTTGGACATATTCAAGGTCGCCCAACTGGAGGTGAAAATGGGATATTGGTGAAAGGAGATGCGTCGATTTCAACCGATGAGAAGGTGAATGAACGATGGAGGGATGCGTTAAGTAATATAATTCAATCGGGACATAAAACAGTTGATGAATTAATTCATCAACTAACAACAACTTCACTGTACAAAATACATAATGTTTGTAAAAATGTAGAACGTATTGTTATATGTTCGCATTCAAATTTATCACATACAGCCGGCGACACAATCATGTTATCAAATTGGATGAACCATATGATGGATTATAATATTCATGTAACGTTATTATCGAAGTATTCCATACCAACTTCATTTGTCCGTAATTTGGTATCGAAATCGTATACATTAATTCAATGCAAGGATAATGACGACTTAATTATTAAAATGAATGAACTTCAAAATAAAAATGACCGATTTTTTATACGTAATCATGAAATATTGGATAAACTACGAACCAGTTCATTTCTTCACAAAATTTGTTTTTATGGATTAGATATTCATTTGGATGGGATTGCATTAATGCAAAACAGGTTTCATTCTATCATCACACAAAGCGAACAGTTGAAAACAAAGTATGTTGAAAAAGGTGTTCTGACTGATAAAATCGATGTTATTGAACCGTTAACTTATAAATATGATTTTAAATTACCCGAAAGATATGATAATGAAATCCGTTTGATTTATTGCGGCACTTTGCGAGATGAAGAGAACATTTTGGAAATCATAGAAGAATTTCAAAAAATTCATAAAGAAAGACCTGAAGTGGTTTTGAAAATTGTCTATGGGAAAATTAATGGAAACGTGGAATTTACAAAAAAGGTAAATGAATATATTAAAAATGGTGTGGATGGTATTATTTTTAAACATAATTTAAGTCATAAAGATAGTTGTTATGAAATAGCAACAAGTGATATTGGTATATGTTGGCGTAAACCTGGGTATGGTGATAATGGTGAAGTAAGCACGAAGGTGAAGGAATATTTTATATATAATAAAATGTATTTACCTTTTATTCCAAAATATAATGAACTTAATTATGATTTTTTATTAAAGTTAAAAATATACGACGAACAAGTTTTTTTATTTTTTTATGAAATTATTACAATTTATAAAGACAAAATACATTATATTCCTTATGTTTTACACAATGGTATGCCTTATGATAATGGAGGTTATGCAGTTCGTTCTCACAGCATTATTAATACGTTTAATAATATGTATTCAGATAAGATATATATCGGCGTTCATAAATTAGATTATCCATATTTAATAAACCCGAGTCCAATTGTTGAAAAGTATGTGAATAAAATAGATAATGTTTATTATATAACATTACCATATACACGTGGAACATGTTATAATCAAATTTTGGGGTTTTTAACTAGTTTATTTCACATTAAAACATTTCATGTTGCTTCTGCTTTTACCAATGCAAAACCAATCATTGATTTTTGTAATATACATAAATTAAAATCTATTTATGAAGTTAGAGGAATGTGGCAACTTACTGGAATTTCTAGAATTTTATATTATAGAAAATATAATGTAAATCAACAGAAATTAAATGGATTATACACTATAACAAAATATAATAATATTTTAAATAATGAATTAACGTGTATTAAAACATGCACTACTGTATTATATATAACTGATGAACTAGTTTTATATTCAAAAAACGGTTTGGAAATAAATAGTTTAAATGGACTTAATATAAATAATTTATTAAAAAATAATATGATTATTGAACAACCAATTTTTTATAATTGTAATAATTTTAATATTGATTTAAATACTAAAAATAAACAAGAAAAGGAAAAAGATAACAATTCACCGTTTATAATTGGATATAGTGGTAGTATTGTATATTATGAAGGGATATATGAAGCAATTCTTGCCATTGAACAATTAATAGAAAATAATAAATTAAATATTGAAGTTCATATTTTAGGAAATATTCAGCCTATATTGAATGAACAAGGAGACATAAACGTATCATTGTTTAAAAATGTTATCAATAAACCATTTGTGAAATTACTTAATAAAGTTCCGCATAATAAAGTTCAAGAAGTAATTTTAACATTTGATTTATATATGATACCACGATTAGATCTACCTGTAACAAATATAGTATCCCCCATAAAGCCGTTTGAACCAATGGCGTTAAAAATACCATTATTAATGTCTGATTGTTTATGTTTGCAAAAAATTGCAAATAATGGTAAAAATTGCATACTATTTAAAAGAGATAATTTTGACGATTTCAATGATAAAGTTTTACAGATAATTAAAGATGGTTATGATGAACAATTATTAGAAAATGGATATAATTTTGTAAAAAATGAAAGATCTTGGGAAAAAATGATAGAACATATAGGTTTATATGATTTGTTAGAGTAGGTTTTTGATATATATAACAAAACGTAAGCATTATGCAAATTTACATATCGATTATTTTCATTACGTTTATTGCGTTTATTAATGAAGCATTCCCAAAATCTTTATTTTTTACACAATCTATAAAATGATTTAGTTCGTTTAATAATAGATTTTCTTTTTCAAATACAAATGTTTGTTTCGGCTGGTCATTATAAATACATAACGTATTTTCTATAAAATCAATTATTATAGTTCCTTCATTACCTATAATTTCACACGTACGATTGTGTCGTCTATTTATCATATCGATATTAATAGACGCAATAACATGTTTAAACCTTAATGTAATTATAGCAGTGTCTTCTACGTCTATTTCTAAATCCGATAATTTATCCTTCGTGATTTGAACATCGAATGGAAAATCATTTAAAATAGTAAGCACGTAATCAAGTTCGTGACTCAATTCCAATAAAACCCCTCCTCCTAATTTTTTTTGTGCGCTTACGCATTCTTTATAATCGTTTTTCCTCCATGAAGGCAAATATTGTCCCGTATTAACTTTAATTAAATTAATTTTTCCAATTGTTGGTAAATAACGAACCATATTTTTAAATAATGACGAATATTTTAATTGATATCCAACATGAATCACATTATTATATTTCAATAATTTATCAATATTTTTTAAAGTATGAGACAATGGTTTTTCAATTAAAATTGGTATATTTTTATCAAGAAAATAAATAGCCGTCTCTAGATGAAATGGTGCCGGATTTGAGATTATGACGTAATCAATATCATCTGGTAATTCATTAACACTATTTAATACAACACAATTTTGTATTTCTATATTTCTACGACTGATTACATAAATTTTATAATCTTTAAAGTGTTCAATTAATACATTGTAATATTTCTCACCAATTGAACCGAATCCAACTATACAAACCTTCATAATACTATATACTATAGAAATATATATTTTGTAATTTTTATTATATCGATTAATTATATAATAATGAAAGTTTACGGATTTATATTTGCGAGAGGAGGTTCTAAAGGTGTCTTAAATAAAAATATTAAATATTTAGGAGATGCCCCACTTATAGCACATTCGATACGTGAAGGGTATAAATCAAAATATATAAGTGATATTTACGTTTCGACGGATTCTACTGAAATTAGAGATGTCGCTATTAAATATGGTGCAAAAGCGCCTATTTTACGTCCTCCTGAATTAGCGACAGATGAAAGTTGTGAAATTGACTCGTGGATTCATATGATTAAAAATGTAGATGATTTTGATATTTTTGTATCTTTACCAACTGTGTCTCCGATGAAAACGTATCAAGACATTGATGCATGTATTGAAGAATTTATTAAAAAACAGCCTGATATATTAATAACAGTAACTAAATCGGCAAAATTTCCCGGATTTAACTTAATAAAAACAGATAAAGACAACTATGTTGTCAATGAAATTAATAATCTCGATATTACACGCAGACAAGAATCTGAATATTTTGATATAACAACGGTTTGCTATGTAGCTTCGCCGTTAACAATATGCACTAAAGGAACCTCAAATGGGATATTACATAGTTTCGACCGAATATTAACGTATGAAGTTTCACACGAATGTAGTCTGGACATTGATACTACTACGGATTTCTTGTGTGCTGAAAAAATATATGAGGTTAAATTATCAAATAAGTTTGATTTTAGCATAAAACAATCACTGGACTTAAGTGGTAAAACTGCAATTGTTACAGGTGGTTTGGGATATATGGGGAGGAAAATAGTGGAGTCATTAATCGAATGTTTTTGTAAAGTTATAATTATTGATATTAGTGACAAACATAATTTCGATAATCGTGATACTCAATTCGAAAATATTGATTATTACAAAGTTAACATTGAACACGAATGTGAAATAATAACATTTGTAGAAACTATACAGCAACAATATTCAAAAATTGATATTATTGTAAATTGTGCAGCGCTTGTTGGAACTTCGAACTTAGAAGGGTGGGCAGTCCCATTTGAAGAACAAAGCATGTCTGCGTGGGATAAGTGTATAAATATTAATACACGAGCACCCTTTATCTTAATTCAAAAATGTATTCCATTACTTAAAAAATCAGAATCAGGTAGTGTTATTAATATTAGTTCGATATATAGTAACCATGCGCATAATTTTAGTTTATATAAAGACACAAATATGGCGTGTCCAATAGCATATTCCGTGAGTAAAGCCGGAATGAATTCTACGACTCGCTATTTAGCGAGTCTTTATGGAAAAGACAATATACGATTTAACAATATTATATTGGGAGGTATTGAAAGAAATCAACCGCGATTATTTGTAGATAGATATAAGGCAATGGTACCATTAAATAGAATGGGTTCAGAAGACGATATAAAAGGAACTATTATATTTTTAGCAACTGATTTATCAAAATATGTTACCGGTCAAGATATTAATGTCGATGGTGGGTATTCAATCCTATAAACCGTTGGAAATTTCCAACAATATAAATATTCCCCCACCCTCACCTTAATCCCCACTACCACCATCATCGGCATTCTTACCATTACTTTCATAGCCAACACTATCCACAACAGAAAAGCACGCGGAATCAAATATCGGTTTGTGTGAATTTTTTTTTATATCTTTGAAGATTAAATTTGGCGACTTACCGAATACGATTTTGTTTTCGATTAATCCTGCATCATATACAGATGTTCCGTAACTTAAAATAACCGTTCCTTTAATTTGTGTATTGCCCAATAATAGTGTGTTTGCGTACATTATCAAATCCCCATCTATATTCGGGTAGTCAAGGTTAATATTACCCCCAATTGTACATTGTTGATATATTAATAATGACGATTTATCAGTGAATGTCGAGTTTCCAACAATTGAACCATGTGAATGCTCACAATGCAATTTAATTGGTAATTTATTACTATATATTAAATTAACTGATGTATCCGCTATATTTAAATAATATATCGAATCTGCAATCAATTTATATCGCCTACATTCATCTGGAGTTAGAATATCGATTTGAATACTTTTTAAATATGCATTTCTGGATAATTCATAATATATTAAACACATTTGGGCATTATTTGCAACATGAATGCATATAGTGTTTTTATTTACATAATTATATTTACTATTTTTCGATGCTAAACGTTTGCACGTATTATTTAATGAAATATTTAAGATGTCTTGGACATCATTTGGATATAAGCCTACAGTTTCTAATCGTTTCTTCAAAAACGAGTCGAAACACTCTTTATTGGGTAAAAAGCTAAGTGTAATATGTTTATCTAATTTTGTGGTCATATATATATATATATAAATATATATAAATATTTGTTTTAGGGAACTTATCAGACGTAAATATAATACACTTATTTGATTGGTTTTTTACATATTCGTTTAATATAATCAATCCATATTTCTGGACGATGGTCAAATGTATTTCCATATAATATATTTTCGTGAATGTGTTTAAAAGGGGGTTTGTTATTGAATTTATCTATAAAATTATTTACAACTGCACTCATATTTGTTTCGATTTCTTCTATAGTTGTAAATTCACCGTAACACACATCGTCAAGATTACATCGGTTTTGTAAGTCAATATTATATTGTTTTTGTAGTATTTTATCATTATTCGATACATATAACAATGGAATATTAAACATATAATTATTAAAACCAAATGTTGTTCTCGATAAAACAACCCCCATATGTGTTAATAAGTTTAAGTCATGACCATCATTCATATCAATAAATGTATATTTATTGATCAACGGTTTCATTATATCTAACGTAACAGCGCTTCTTTTTTCACACGATTTTTCCCAAATATCTCCTGCTATAAATGGATTAAACTTCATTTTGAACAATGGGTGAGATTTAAATACAACATTATATTTTTTTTCAAATTCAATTATTAATGACTCTAATAATAATGGATTATTCACAAGATTTGTTTCAATAACAGAATTCATTAGTGGGTCCTGATCCTTTACAACTTTAAAGTTTTTAGGAAATGCAATATAAATAGTTATTATATCCTTTGATGCATCAAGATTATATTTTTTATAAAATTCAGATTTAGAAATTCGTGGTATATTTGAATGTTTAAATACTGGTAATCTTTCAACATTTTGCAATGACTGCAGTTTTAAAATGAAATTGATATTTTCGGTCCGATAATGATTTGGTAATATAATGTTATTAGACGCGTCCAATAACATTGGATTTAACGTTGTATAAATATTGTTCAAGTGTATAGGTATTTTCATAACGAAATGCATTATATCCCAACTTGTAATTGTCCGTATTATTATTAATTTCTTATTAATAAAAAACGTAGGGCATTTTTCGAATATCATTGGTATGATATTAGAAGCTTCACTTGTTACTACTAAAATATCTATATTCGGTAGATGTAAGAATGCGTCGTCATATGTGTTCACAACAATAACATCGTTGTTCGGTTGCAAATCATTAATAATTTCATCAATATCCCAACGCCAATACGTGACTTTAAAATAAAATAATAATTTCATATATATATATATATGAAGTTATTTTAATATTTGTTTACCTCAAAGATGTATTTAGTGTTTCCTTTTTTCTTCTCTGATTTTTTTTCTGTGCTGTCGATATTCAGATAAAGTCATGTTTGCTCGTTTTGCGGCCTCAATCCAAAGCCTATTTTTTGTTTCCCCGATGATCAATTGTTTTCTTTCTTCCGAAATTTCATTAACATAGGTATCATTATTGGTATCACAAAACCCGTTTTTGGGACGAATTAATGAAATTTCGGGGGTAAATAACCATCCATCGTTTACCGTTTTAAATTTATCTGATTTATAGGTTACATCAACCGAACGATGCGGATAATTTAGAACGTAATCATTTTGTTTTAATGGTTTTTCCATTATTGTTTTAATATAATTAACCCAGGTTTCATAAGTGTCGATATAAGACGTTCCATATAAGGCGTTATTATCTTTGTATTTAAAATCAGGATGATGACCATATTCTTTAATAAATTTATCTAAAACGTCGTGTGTATTCGAAATTAGTTGGTTTAATGTTGTAAAACTTCCATAACATACTTCATCCAACGAACATCTATTTTTTAATTCCCTTTGTAGATTATATTCAAGATCTTTATTATCGTTTGAAATTCTTAAAATCGGTATATCAAATAAATAACTGTTAAAATTAAATGATGACTTATATGCAATTATTCCTAAATCTGTGTAATAATCTATATGACGATCATCTTCGCGTTTTGATATTTTTCCGTATTTACTCAAATCTATATGACGAAATTTAGAATGTATTTTATTTTTGGTAAGTTCTTGCACTGGATGTATTTTAAACATTACATTATAACCAAGAATTTCAATCTGATGCGTTATTTTTTCTAATAAATCTAAATCCAATAATAATACATCTTCAGTGTCTTCTTTAAATATTTTAATCATAGGGCTACCTGGCTTATCATAGCAAGGAAATTTTAAAAATATAGTAAAAAGTTTTTTGTTAACGTCAAAATTGTATTTTTTATAAAATTCATCTTTATTCATCTTTATATTGTTTGTTTGTAATAATATACCCATTTGTGTTACATTGTTATTGTCTATCAGATTATGTATAAAATCTAAAGATTCAACACGTGCAAACGCCGGTGTAATATATGTATTATCTTTTTCATTAAATGTTAATGGAGGTAACGTTATATAAAAATTTTGTAATAATTCTTTTGTATATATTTTTGGACTGGGAATCCATTTTGCATATTCCCATTCTACACCAGTTTTAATAGTAATAATTTTTATTTTGTTAAAAAAATCTGGAAACTCTATAATGATTGTATCCATGAATGGTTGCACCCATACAGTTAAAGCCTGTGTATTTATAACAAGTGCATCTACATTACGAATTTCGTTAATCACATCTTTAAACGTTTTAGCAACTGATATATTGTAAAATGGGATTAAACCAGTTATTATTGGATTTATATCCCATCTTAAAAAATCGTCTTTATCGTATGTATCAAAAAAAAATAAAATGTTCATATATACATATACATATATAAGTATATGTATCAAAAAAAAATAAAATGTTCATATATACATATACTTATATATGAATGAATTACATCTTGAATTAATCTAATTTTATATGTAATTCATTTTCGATTGTAGAACAAATAAAGTTATATATTTCTTCTTTTGATGAAAATAAGTCAATTAATCCATGATTATCTTTTTCTGATATTTTGATTATTGATAACAACGGGTCTGATCTATCAAGATAATTGACTTGTTCATTATCAAGCTTATTTGTTTGTATAAATACATTTGTTTTATTTAAAAACGGTTGAGCTTGTTCTAAATTAAAGTATTTTGACGTTGTATCTTTCGAAAACGAACAATATTTATTGTAAAGATTTGTTTTCAATGAATTATGATAACCATTTTTGAGTAATTTTATTTGAGGCAAAAACGCCAATGTTAAATTGGGTTTAATATGATTATTATATAATATACATTGACTTGCTGCTGAACTCGCTCCGAGTAAAATTATATGGCTAGGTTTTATTATATTTAAGTATGAAGTTATTTTTTCAATAATATTTTGAAATGAGATAAGACTATATGATTGTGTAAAATCATTTATATATATGTAATTTATATTATTTTTATTAAATTTTGTAAATTCAAATCTCGGTTCATCAAAACTCATCGACAATACATGCATTATGAGATTACTACATTTTTTATTTTTAACTAATGGTGTACTAAAACCCGAAAAAGTTATAATAACGGGTAATTTATTTCCATTGTTAATTAACAAAGAATCGAATAAATTTTTTGGATGTATTTGTTCATTTATGTATTTGACTACGTCTATAAAAGTAAAACAATTGTTATTTTTATATAAATGTTCAAAAATATTTTGCATTACTTGATAGTCATCTTTTAAATTACAATTAAAATTAAGTATACTAAAGTCAATATGTTTATATTTATCAAAATCAATATAATTGTTTATTTTACAAAATTGTTCCCAATTAAGTGTGTTTTCTTTAGAAAAGGAACGATTTTTTATATTAATATTAAACAATTTATCGTTTAAATGAATATTTTCCTTTGTTTGTGTGCTATAATTTATAAGACTCGATATTATATCACAATCGATGAATATATTCGTATATTCCATGACTATAACATTTTCACAAGTAAATTTACTTATATCTGTTAATATATCATGATTTTCAATTAAATATGGAATGTTATTTTCCAAACAGTATTTTTTTTGACTTTCATTATTTTTTTTAATATAAACAATACTCTCCGTTTTGTGAAGTGTATTAATTCTATTTATAATATGATTTATTATAGGAATTGAACATATAGTATCTAATATTATATTCGTATCATCGATAATTAAACAAATATTTTTGTTTTTATTTAAATCCATATTTATATATATATATATATATGATTAATTTAATCACAAATTTTTTGACTAAACACCACTTACAAAATGAAGATATGTTCAATCCATCTCTAAATGAAGAATTAAAAGAATATCTAGATAATTATTATCGCATTACGTTACCACCAACAATAAATAATATAAAAGAACTCGAAATCGAAATTTATAATTTGGTTAGTCCGCGTTCTATCATGTTTCATTATTTCCATAATGATCACGTAAAACAATACGGTCAGGGTAGTATTTCCGATAAACAATTGGATGAACTAATACACAAAATTGGAAGAGCCAATATATTAGATGTGGATGAATGGCTCGATAAATTTAATGATTGCACTTTAAAAAAAGGAGAGGTGTGCTTTACTATAGACGATGGTCTAAAAAACCAATTTAATGTAGCATTACCAGTTTTGTATAAATACAACATAAAGGCCGGGTGGTATATATACACGAACCCAATAAATAAAAAATACGAAATATTAGATATATATAAATATTTTTGTGGAAATTATTATGAAAGTTATGAAAGTTTTTATGAAGCATTTTTTAATATATTCGAACATGAAGAATTCGAGAGAATGAAAAAACGATTTTTAGAAGAAGATTATTTATCTGATAGTAGTTTTTATACATATAATGATCGCTTGTTTCGTTATATAAGAGACGTCTTGTTACCAAAAACTGAATTTGAAAAATATATATTCACAATGATTAAGGATAAAAATATCTACGTAGCTGATTTAATTCAACACATTTGGATGTCTGAAACTGATGTATTGGAGTTATCAAAAACCCAACTAATTGGATTACATTCAACAAGTCATCCTACGAGAATGGATAAATTAACACACGAAGATCAATTGTATGAATATGTAAATAATAAGAATAAACTCGAAGAAATCATCGGAAAAACGATTTATACTACATCATACCCATGTGGTCGTTATAATGATGATACATTTGCGATTCAGAAGCAAATAAATATAAAATATGCATTTATTAGCTATTTAGAACAAATCGCATTGGATGAAAAAAATATGAGAATTCAACGCATTGATTCAATTGATGCTATTACAGAGTATTTGGTATAATTGTATTTAGCTGACTGATGGTTTTTATATCAATCATTGTCTTAATATCCATTTTTTGACTAAACTCACCTTCAAATATGTTTATTAACATAATATGTTTTAACGACGACCATGATGGTAAATAGTTCAATGCATCGTTTAGTTTATTAGATTCAATGCTTTCATTGAAAACAGTTTGAGCATCAATATCAATTAAATTTCGGATGATATTAATTAATCGCGGATTAATATCAGATACATCCACATGTTGTGTATAATTTGAATCAATTTGTGTATTTGATTTTACATCTAATTTAGTATTTGATATATCAGACGTTGTATCGTGCATTTTTATATATTCTTTAAATTCGATATTTGTATTTTCATCAATCATATAAGCATATCGTTCATTTTCAAATACAAAATCATTTTGCTTATAAATATTTCTTGCAGGTTCGTTTCGTTCGGTGATAACAATTTTACCGTATACAGTCGTATATTTTAACGACTTAGCATAGTGTAATATCCATTTTATAAACTCATTTTCTAATCCTTTTCCTAAAAAACGGCAAGACAATAAATAATTTTCGATAGTCAACGAATCTTTAGTTTCACTCGTTACCATCACGCCCATATTTTCATAGTTATTGTACTTATCTTTTGCACCCAATACATATATTTTATATTTTGTTAACTCAATTTCAGTCAAACGCATTGTAGTCGCATTAAACTGGTTTGTTTTGTTGATTAATTGAACACAACGGTCTTTATTTTCATTTGTTAAATTGTGTATGTATATCTCCAATTCCAACTGTTTATAAAAATCTTCTTTGTTAGTGAAAGTAGTTTTTAATTCGTCAACCTTTACTTTATTAATATATGTCTCGGCGCGGGTTTTATCTGAATCAGTTAGTTTATGTAATTCAAGTAAGGGAGATTCCAATAAACAGTCTATATAATCAATCGGGTCTTTTGGTAAATTTAATACTTGAACTTCAGGTAAAAATTGCGTTACCTGATCTCGTTCAACCGGATTATCATCTATAAATAATATATTTTTAAGTCCAAGTCCAATTTTTTTGGAAATTTCTTTGATATTCTCAAATTTATTGTTCCAATTTGCATAAATAAAAACAAAATCTTCCTTTTTCAAAACCATGTTATTATTTTTTTCAAAAACTTCATTTACAATGGTGATATCATTTTTACTACAAATTGATAGTGCAACCCCTCTTTCTTTTAATAATTTGATTTTTTTCTGGAAATCTCGAAATATATTTCCGGGATAATCTTCACCAATTTGTATACCATGAACACCATCTTCACCAACCACACCTCCCCATAATGTATTATCTAGATCTAAAACCAATAATCTAGCAGTTAGACCTTTCATTGATAATATTAATCCAACGATTTTGGTAGATAATTTATCAAAAAATGTTTTTGTATATGGTATTTTTCCAATATACCACATTCGCTTATCTAATATTTCACAATCAATATTACTTTGTATATTCATAATATCAACATTTAACGGGAATTCATTTTTAAGTGTTTGTAAATGATCATTGAAATTATTTAAAATTGATTGATCAATGCAATTAAAACATGTTGTTTTTTCGGTATAATAATATTCCATTATAAATATTTGTGTAGTGGAATGTGTAGAAATATATGTGCGTATTGCATCAAAATATGCCGATATTTTTGATTTATCGTCATTGCTATACTCATCTAACGATTTATTTAGAATATCTTCGGGTCTATCTATTATAATAATTATATCTGGATTATGTTTAAATAGTTCAGAATCTTCGAATAATAATTCTTGATGTAATTGACCATATTCATATGTATAAATATTAACATCTTGTATATAATTTGAAACTAATTCACTAACCGATTTTTTTAGTGGGTCTATATTTACAGAACTTAATAATGCAATCTTATATCCAGTAGTTTCAGTTTTAGTTTCAGTTTTAGTTTTAGTTTTAGTTTCATTAACTAGTCCATCTGGTCTATCCATATCACCGCAACTTTTTGTTTCATATAAATTATTTATATCAATCATTTGTTTAGAATTAATCACATAATTTAATTCAGGATAACGTTTTTCCGGATTTCCAAAATTATTAGGAATAGTAATATCCGAAGTTTGAAAATTATTTATTTTTAGAGTTTCCAATAATTTTAAATGAGTGCAATAAAAGTCAATAATCGTGCAATTTATATTAAAACACCAATTGCAAAATTTACGGATTAAATCATTTAATCCCGCGTCTTCTTTTCCGCTCCAAACCTGATTATTATATGGAATCAATTCAACAATTCTGACTGCATAATTGTCTAAATATTGTTCTTTTCTAAATACGATCATACCTACTTCAAAATTACCATAAAATTGGTACTTTTCTTCGCATTTAAATGGAGGATTATCAATATATCGCCATCTCCAAAATGTTTCATCTCTAACAATACCACATACCTTTGTATTTTCAGTTGATTTTAACCATAAGGTTTCTAATTCTTTACAATTAATATTTTCAATAATAGCACATTGTTTATCTGATTTATCATTGATTTCGCTGAATGACGATAAGCTTATGTGAACGCGAGGAACCGTGTCTATAACTGTATAATCTAGTTGTTTTAATATTGGTAAAATAGTTTTACGATTAAATCCCATTCCGCATATTAAATCATATTCTTTATGGGGTTCTAAAATTATATTTAAACCATTATATTTATCTAATACCTTGGACATAGCAAATTGTATACCATTAATGAGTTGTTTCTTATCATCATTATGGTATTGGTATTGAGCTTTGATATAATTATTAAAACCAACTATTTTATTATCATCAATATAAATATAAATTTCACGACTGCTATACATCCAATCAAATAATTGAACATTTGATAATGGATGATTATTTTCGTAGTTTTCGGTAATAAACTGCACAAGTTCTTCGAAGTGAGTTTTATTATATTTTACTACTTGTGGATTATTCATATATATATATATATATATATATTATATATTATACATTAAAAACAGATACATATTAAGTATTGGTCATATTCGAGATACATATATTGAAATTTATCGTATTTTAAATATTGAATTGTATTGTCGTTTATTAACAAATTATTAAAATCATAATGTAATCCAATCCCTAATGCTTTAAAATATGATTCTATTAATGTCCATAGTTGAATCATTTTAAATTGAGGAACATTACTGTTATGAATCATACTTAATATATTTTCACTTAATTTATTAAAAATTTCAATGTTTATTTGATTGTTTAAATGCATAATGTCGATACCCATTTTAGAATAACCACATATTCCAACAACGCAATCTTTATCATGAGATATATTGTATTCGAAATCTTGTGTGTTTCTAAAATATGGTTTTCCAAAACTGTTATATTCAATAATTATATGATGATAATCGATATCAAAATGTGTTGAAATCATTCGTTTTTGTAAAAATAAACTAGTAATATGGTGAAATATGTCTCTTTCATATTTGTACAATTTTTGTATTTTATATATTTCGCCTGTTGTTAAAACATTTGTTATTGACTCCATCTTATATATAATTTAGGATTTATATATATAGTATGAAAACAATTTGTGTAATTACAGGAACGCGTGCGGAATATGGATTGTTAAAAGGAGTTATGGATGAAATAAAAAATTGTGAATATTTAAATTTATTAACATTCGTAACAGGAACCCATTTAGAAGAAAAATATGGTAACACTTATCAAATAATAGAAAGCGATGGATTTGTTATTGATGAAAAAATACCGATGGAATTGAAATCGGATAATCCACAAGGTATACTTGAATCAATGTCTAAAGAAATGTCAAGTTTATCTAAATGTTTTTCAAAATATCATATAGATTTACTAGTAATATTAGGTGATCGCTACGAAATGTTAATTGCTGCTCAGGTTGCATTAATTAATAATGTTGATATAGCACATTTTTGTGGCGGAGATATTACAGAAGGAGCTTATGATGATGCTATACGTCATTCGATTACAAAAATGTCGAAATATCATTTTGTTACTTGTGAAAGTTCTTATAATAATGTTATCAATATGGGTGAAAATGAAAAAAATGTACATTTATTTGGAAATCCGGGATTATATGATATATTAAATTTTATACCAATGAATGAAACATTATTTTATAATTCTTTAAAAATTCAAAAACGAAAAAAAATAATTTTAGTTGTTAATCATTCCGAAACTTTATTAACGGAAATTGAAAATAAATCTAATATGGATATATTATGTAATGCGTTAGTTAATATCCAAGATTTTGAAGATACAAATATTATATTTATACATTCAAATGCAGATAACTGTAATGAATATATATTTAAAAAAATAAATATGTTAAAAAATGAATATGAAAACATACATGCATTTAAATCATTAGAAAGAGAATTATATTTAAATATATTAAATTATTGTGATTGTTTAATAGGTAATTCTTCTAGTGGTATTTATGAAGCACCATTATATAAAAAAATAACATATAATATTGGAAATAGACAAAAAGGAAGAGATTGTGGAAATAGCATAATACATCTTGGTTATAATAAAGAAAAAATCATAAATTATTTAAATAATATTCCTAATATAAAAGACATAACTTATCCATACGTAATAAATTCATGTGAAAAATTTATTTCTATATTAAATACATAATGGTATATATATTAGCTGAAATAGGTGTTAACCATAACGGGTTATTAGATATTGCATATGAACTCATTGATGTAGCTATAAAATCTGGTGCAAATGGCGTAAAATTTCAAACGTTTAAGAGCGACAAATTAGCGACACCTAATGCCGATAAGGCTGAATATCAGAAAAAAAATACAAAAAATAATGACTCTCAATTATCTATGTTAAAAAAACTAGAGTTATCTTATGATGATTTTGTTAAACTAAGTGAATATTGTATGGGAAAAAAAATTGAATTTATATCAACTCCATTTGATTTAGAGAGCGCTGAATTTTTAAATTCAATTAATGTACATACGTTTAAAATTGGGTCGGGCGATTTAACTAATTATCCTTTATTACAAAAAGTTGCATCTTTTAAAAAAAAAATAATTTTATCAACAGGTATGGGTTCTTTAGAAGAGGTTGAAAATAGTGTAAATTATTTAAAAAAGAATGGTTGTGAAGAACTCGTTTTATTACATTGTGTATCTTGTTATCCAACTCAAAATGAAGATTTAAATTTAAAATGTATTCAAACAATGAAAAATAAATTCAATGTAGATGTTGGTTTCTCAGATCATACTATTGATTCAAAGGCTTCATTATATGCCGTTTGTCTTGGTGCAAATTATATTGAAAAACATTATACATTAGATAAAGAAATGGAAGGTCCTGACCACAAATCATCATTAAATCCCGAAGAATTCAATGAATTTGTATCTTTAATTCGTGAATGTGAAGTAATAATGGGAGATGGTATTAAAATATGCAGAGATGCTGAATTAAATACAAAATCTATAGCACGCAGATCATTGTATTTTTCACGATCGATGAAAAAAGGAGAACTTATCAACGAAGACGATTTAATACCTTTAAGACCCAATTCTGGAATTTGTGCATCACAATTTGAAAGATTTTTAGGAAAAAAATTACAATTTGATGTAAATAAATATTCTCCTTTAACTTATGAATTAATATAAATAATTTTAAAACTAGTATTTATATTATTCTTCCTGGATTCCCAACCACTTTTTTATTATCTTCAATGTTTTTAATAACCACTGTTCCAGCGCCAATAATACAATTATTACCTACTTTTATACCTTGTATTATTGTAGAATTCGCGCCAACAAATGTTAGTTCTCCAATAATAACATTTCCACAGATAGTTACGCCTGGACTAACTGATGTAAAATCATTAATAATAGATTCATGATCTACATTACAATTTGTATTTATAATACAATGTTTTCCGATTTTAACACCAGTTTGTATAACCGCACCTGCGAATACAACTGTTCCGTCATTTATCACGCTGTTTTTTGAAATGATACTTCTGGGATGAATTAATACTGCCCATTTTAGATTTAAAAATTGCTCGTATATCTTTTTTCGTATATTATCGTTTCCAATACCAATAATATATTCATCATAATCAGTATCAATATTTTCGCCTATTTTACCAATAATTGGAATTTCTTCGAAACTACCTTCCTTATTGTCGTCATATATACCAACAATCGTATGTTGATTTAATTCTAGAATTAAATCAATGATTACTTTTGTATGACCCCCGGCACCGAAAATTGCGATTGTCTTCATACTATATTATCTAGTAATATATTTTTTATTTTTCCAGCATTTTCAATTGCTACATCTTCACTAATTGTGGGGTCACATAGTAATAAAACGGCTGTTTCAAATAAACGTTTTGCGATAGGTAAGTCTATTTCTGGTGCGAATTGTGTAAGTGCCCTTTCTTTGTATATTTCGCCACAAGATCCGGCTTGCGTGAAAACACCTGCATTCTCAATAAGTTTTATTATCTCGTCGCGTGATATTTTGAATCTAGATGGTTCAATAAAAAAATAATATTTATAATAAGCGTGTGTTATATGCGAAGGCGGGAGTGTTAATCGAACACCATCAATATCATTAAAGGTGTTATTATAAATATTCGCAATGCGAGTTCTGTGAGATGTCCAATCCTCTAATTCATCTAATGCGTGACTACCAATGACCGCCTGTATCGGCAACATTCTCCAATTTGTTCCTATATTGTTGTGTAACCATCTAAATCCGGGAGGGTGCTCTGTATTAAACACAGTATCATATCCTTTTCCGTGGTCTTTTAATGACCATGCTAGTTTGTATAAATGATGGCAATTGGTAGTCACCATACCCCCTTCACCGCCAGTTGTAATAATTTTATCTTGACAAAATGACCACGCATTAATATCTCCCCAAGCACCAACATGTCTGCCGTTATATTTAGCACCGTGTGCTTGTGCACAGTCTTCAATAGTATATATATTTTTCTTTCTACAATATTCACAAATTTCTTTCACATCACACGGCCATCCTGCTAAATGAACCAAAATTACCGCCTTTGTATTTGCATTGATTGCCGTTTTAATAGTTTCTAAAGTTATATTTTGACTATCTTCGTCAACATCGACGAATACAGGTTTAATTCCATACCACGCAACACACGATGCAGACGCTAAAAATGTTCTGGATGTAACAATTACTTCGTCACCTTCCTTCAATCCAAGCGTTTTCGCGCAAAGTTCGAGGGAAACTGTTCCATTAAATACAGCAATTGCATAATTAGAACCAATGTGTTTTGCGAATTTAGTTTCAAAATCTTTTACAGCGGGGTTATTCCATTGGTTTAGTTTACCTGACTTTAATACATCTGAAACAGAACAGATCATTTTCTCGTTGATTATCGGCCAACCACTCATTATATATTATTCGAAATATTTTAATTATATCAATTTAATCGTCTTGTTTATACACATATTCCTTTACAATATTTTTTAATTTTTTTTTTAATGTTATTGTATTCATATTTAAATAATTTTGAATGAGATTATCATATTTATCTATAAAACCTTCGATTTCTTCATTCCGATTCAAAACCATAATTTTTTTTTCCGGTGTGGGTATTACTTCTTCTTCTTTACATAACAGTTCTTCGTACAATTTTTCACCAGGACGCAGTCCTGTTATTTCAATTGATATTTTTTTATTTGGCACAATACTGAGTAAATTTCTTGCTAAATCTATAATTTTAACAGGATCTCCCATATCAAATAATAAAATTTGTCCCCCATGACCTATTGTAATTGCCTTAATAACCAATTGTGCGGCCTCTGGTATAGACATAAAATATCGGATTATATCGGGGTGTGTAATCTGTAAATTTCGATTTTCGTTAATGTTTTTAATAAACGTTGGTATTACTGAACCCGACGAACCTAATACATTTCCAAACCGAGTTATCACAAACTCTGTTTTATTAAGTTTATTTACATGGTGTGTGTATAATTCAGATATGCGTTTACTTGCTCCCATTATATTTGTAGGATTCACAGCTTTGTCGGTTGATACGAATACGAATTTTTTAACATTATGTTGTATGGAAAGGTCAGCTATTATTTTTGTGCCTATGATATTCACATTGATTGCTTCGTGTGGGTTTGCTTCCATTATTGGAACATGCTTATATGCAGCTGCATGAAAGACAACTTCCGGTTTTACAATATCAAATATATCGCTCATACGTTTACTATTGGTGATATCACGTAAATAATATTTAACTGTATTCGATGGAAATAATACGAGGATTTCGTTCAACAGATTAAATGTGCTACATTCACTATTATCGATTATATGTAAATCATTTATCCCAAGATATAATAGTTGTCTAACAAGTTCACTACCAATTGAACCACAACCACCTGTAATTAAAACTCGTTTTGTATGTAAAAATGTATAAGAATCATCATTCTTAATGTTTATCGGCTTTCTCCCCAATAATACATTTAAATTAAATGTATCCATATTTATATAGTCATGTGGTGTTATATGGTTATTATGTGATAATGTTCGGAATATTATCTTAAATTGATGTAATATATATATACTTGCATCCCCATCCCATAAATCCATAGAACCTTTACACTCTTTTAATTCAATTTCACTAATTTTATGTATCATTTGATTCGTCCCATGGTTTTCAATCAAGGTCGATGGACGTTCTGTATTCTCACGTAACGTAAAACAAGGAATGTCTAATGCAGTGCTTTCTTCTTGCAATCCTCCACTGTCGGTCACCAAATATTTGCAGTTCGCCATCAAACACGTGAATTCCAAATATCCTAAAGGTTCGTCCAATATAATATTTGGATTTTCTTGTACTTTTTGTAAATAACCCAATTTTTCCAAGTTATTTTTCGTTCGAGGATGAATAGGATATACCAGTTTTTCTGTTTTACTCAATTCCTCAAAATCATCAAATATTTCCTTCAATTTATTCATATCATCAACATTACTTGGACGATGTAATGTAATCAGTACATATTCTTTTGATTTTACATCCAATGTTTCATGATACTTGGTGTCCAAGGCTTGTTGTAAGTATTTCTTTTGTGTATCAATCATTGTATTTCCTACCAAATATACATTTTCTGTAATTCCGATATTTTTTAAATTATCTACACCACTTTGTTCGGTGATAAAATAATATTTGGTAATATGGTCGGTTAACACACGATTCACTTCTTCGGGCATTAACATATCTCCGCTACGTAATCCACTCTCTACGTGTGCTAAATCAATATTTAATTTTTTCGCAGCTAATCCAGCGGCTAATGTGCTAGTCACATCGCCAAATACAATAACTAAATCCGGTTTACCTTTTTCAAACTCTGCTTTTAATTTATCGCGAATTTCACCTAGTTGTCCAAGATCGCCATCATAATTCATTAATTCTTGGATTACGACGTCTTTATCCTTTAAATAGCCTTCGTTGTTCACGTACATTTTATCATCAAAATCACCTGATTTTGTTTTCTTTTCTAAAGACAGATTAATATCGGGCTTCGGAAATTTCAATTGATTAAAGAAAACATCGCTCATCTTCGCATCAAAGTGTTGTCCAGTATGAACCAAAATAATATCAAAATCGTTTTTTAATGCTTCATATACAGGAAATGCTTTCATAAAATTCGGACGCGCTCCAATAATCAAGAAAATTTTTTTCATATTATACATTAGACAAAGACAATACATATGTCCAATTTTTATAAACAATATCCAAATTTCGCTTGGAAATTTTATATAAACGTATATGACGATTTACGTAAAGCAGGTATCAATAATGAAGAGAAAGCCATTCAACATTTTCTTAAACATGGTTGTAAAGAAAAACGTAGAACGCATCAAATTATTCAATTAAACTCATCCATATCGAAACTTCCCATTCGACAAGTCGTCGGACATGTTAATCAATGCTATGTTTCCGACGGGTTAAGCACGTTTCGAACACGTTTTATGGATTTTTTTCATTTTGATGATATTACGTCTACCGAAGAACCATGTGTGTTTTTTGGTGTGTATACGGACTCTGATTTACAATCACTATTAAAACATACTGGTTTAAAATATATTATTTGGGGCGGGGAAGATGCGAATTATAATAATGGACAAGCTCGCACAACAATAAATGAAATCAAACATTTACATAACGTTGTCCATTTAGCCATTAGCCAATGTATGTATACACGTTTACAAAATCAAGGTATATCATCCATTTTTGTAGAATTCAATATGGTCGATAAAACCTTATTTTCACCAATTCCGCTTAACCAGTTGGGTAAATGTATCTATATTTTTAATGGACAAACTCCGGGAAGAGAACATGTCTACGGAAAATCTGTTTATGAAACTGTTATGCAACGCCTTCCAAAATATAAATATATACTTAGTAACCAAATATCGGTTGAACATGATTTGATGCCTGATGTATATAAACAATGTTTTATTATGTTACGTTTAACAACGCACGACGGGAACGCCAATAGCGTCCAAGAATGTGAGGCTATGGAGATTCCTGTAATTCATAATCAATCAGATTATGGATTAAAATGGAAAAATGTCGATGAAATTATTTCCATAATACATAATAATTAAATATATATATATATATATTGATGAAAATTTGTATTATTACAGACGAACGAACCGGTGGAACATGTTTTACATCAGCATTTTCAACATGTGGGTTAATAGTCGGACATGATCCACAAACAAGAAGCGCCGAAAAATTTAATCGTGAATTTAATAATACGACTGATTTGTTATCTTTTTCGTATCAAAAATTTGATGTAGTAAAATTGTGTTATACTGGGTTTTCAATCAAACAATATACTGAAATACTCGATTATTGTATCCGAAATAATATAATCATTATTATTTTACATAGAGAGGATATTTTTAAACGTGCTCAATCAAAATGTGTTGCTGATAAACTTAAAATATATCATGCTTTAAGTTTGAATAAAGTATATAAACCGTTTTCTATAAACCTTGATTTATATAAGCGCATAATCCATCATTATAATTCTCATATTACATCTCATATTAATTACTTAAATAATAACAATTATAACTATTATTTTGTTACATATGAAGAGTTATTTAGTAACAAAACTTTAATCTATGATTTATTCCAACACTTAGGACTAATAATACAAGATCAATCAAAATTAAACAAACTAATGAGTATAGATTATAACACAATAACAAAAAACTCATTACTACAAAATTTTGATAAAATACGTGAAATTAACAATGATTATTCAAAGCCTTCTTTTTTATTGACATGTTCAATAAAATATTAGTTATTTTTATTATGTTTAATATAATGAAATGAATCGCGCACGATGAAAACACAAACAGCGTCCAAGAATGTGAGGCTATAGGGATTCCTGTAATCCATAATCAATCAGATTATGGATTAAAATGGAAAAATGATGACGATGTTATATCTCACATTTATCATTGTGCTACATAAATCATAATGTTACATATTTGAATATTATGATTTTTTATTTATTTATTTTTCATCAAAACAGGTTTCAAAATCTGTATTGTCTTTCAACTTCACATTCACATTATCATTACGCATTTCGTTTCTTTCTAATACAGTTCCCTCTAATACTTTGTAAGGAGTTCCCTCGCGCTTCATATGATTCAACAATGCATTTGTATCTTTGGGAAAGCAATATCCGCCATAACTCAACATGCCGTCAACACCTGGAACATTTGTATGCATAGGATTAATCCAATTATTCTTCAACATCAAACCTTTCACCGTATCGTAATCACAACCCATTTTTCCACACAACAAATATAATTCATTGAAAAATTGGAGCTTCACTGCATAAAAACAATTCACAAAAATCTTCATCGATTCCGACTCTGTGCACGTTGAACGTGAAATTTCTGCATCCGGATAATATTTTCTGTAAAAATTTTCCAATACATCAACTTCTTCATCGGTTACATTCGACCCTTTTCCTAAAACAATCTGCTTTTGGTTATGAAAATCTTCAAATGCGGTTGCCGCCGTTAAAAACTCAGGATTGTGGATGAATTTTAAAGTTGGGTATGTCTTAATTAATCCCTCTATCGTCGTGGGTTCAATCGTGCTTTTTATCACAACTAATCCTTTATATTCACATTTTGCGAGGTCTGCGCAAACCTCACGAATACACGATTTATCGTAAGACATTTGTTCCTCATCGAAAATAGTAGGAAGAGCCAAGAATGCGATATTACTATCTAAACAATCCAAGAAACTATCTGTGCCGTATTTGTATTTATCATATCCTTTTACAGACGCACCTTTCATTTCAAAACTCTTTTTCATAGAGCCTCCTACAAATCCTAAACCAATTACTGATATTTTCATTATATAATGAAAATATATTTAAATTACCCCCCATCGCTGTTTATACACACCTTCAATCGACTTCAATGAATAGATGTAACTAGCCTCTCTCATTGTGCACTTGTGGTTTTCAGCAATTTCATTCACCTTTTTGTAACACTCCGTCATTTTACCATCCAATTTATCTAAGACGTCTTGTTTGTCCCAGGTTACATCCTGTCTATTTTGCAGCCATTCATAGTAACTCACCACCACACCACCCGAATTCGCTAAAATATCAGGTATAACTGTGATACCTCTTCGATTCAATATTTCATCACCATTCTCAGTCACTGGTCCGTTCGCACCTTCGACCACAATATCACACTTCATATTTTCAGCTTCCTCTTCACCAATTTGACTTTCAAGAGCCGCTGGAATCACTACATTGGTTTTTAACGCAAAAAACTCTTGCTTCGTAACTGAATCTCCGCAATGATATCCAAATGTTGGTCCCCAAAATCCTTTTAATGAACCGTTGATTTTTACATGTTCATCTACTTCGGAGACGCGTAGCCCTTCCTCCTTATGAACATATCCTCCGTGATCACCAACTCCTATCATCTTCATACCTAATGATTCTAGAGTATAAGCCGCATGCTTCCCAACATTACCAAAACCCTGTATAATAAATGTTTTTCCTTCTAAATTTGTATTTGTTTGATTAGCCCATTCTTTTACACATATAGCCACACCTCTACCAGTGGCTTCATTACGACCTTGGCTTCCTCCACATGGAATTGATTTGCCGGTAAATACACTCTTCACGTTTGATGTGCGATTGATTTTATTGTATTCATCCATCATCCAATCCATAATTTGAGGGGTAGTTCCAACATCAGGCGCGGGGATATCCTTGTTTGTACCAATATGGTCATACAACCCATGTGTAAATGCGCGGGAAATCTTTTGCAAATCTTCTTCAGTATAATCACGTGGATTTATGGCTACACCACCTTTACCTCCACCATATGGTAAATCCTGTAAAGCACACTTCATAGTCATCCAAGTCGCCAATGCGTCAACTTCATCCAAATTCACGTCAGGGTGAAATCGTAACCCTCCCTTAAATGGTCCCATCACATTGTTATGTTGCACTCTATATCCGTCGAACACTTGCAAACCTTCTGGGAATAAATTTACCGGAAAACTAAACAGAACTCGGTTTTTTGGTTTCAATAATATTTTTTCGACATTTTTATTTAATTTACATATTTTCGCTGCATTTGATATTTGTGTTTGAACGGTTTTAAAAAGTTTAGTCATATGTAACTATATAAATTAACTTACATATGATAATATACCAAAATTTCAACTATTAATGGTCAAATACAGTTGTGCATGCAGTGCAATATTTACTCTCAAAAAATCCATAATAACTATGCATTTGTTGTATGCATTTATCACAATAATAATCATCGCAAATTACACATACATGCTTTTCCTTGTAATCTACATTCTCTTTACATTGACTACATTTTCTTTTCGATTCCATTTCCTACTATTATCGTAGATTTTTTATTCTACCGTCACAACTTTCGCTAAGTTTCTAGGCATATCGGGATTCAACCCTCTATATAATGATAGTTCGTATGATAATAGCTGTAATGGAATGATAGACAGCATAGCACGATACGTTTGGTTCATAGGTATTTTAATGCGATTCGGCTTATCGCATTCTGAATCATCGGTGATCATAATAATCGTCGCATGTCTAGATTGTATTTCTTCGTAAGCATTCATCGATTTTGCATAATGTTCATCGTTCGGTGCTATCAAAATAACCGGGAAGTTTGGTTCCAACAGTGCGAATGGTCCATGTTTTAAACTACTGGTTGAATACCCCTCGGCGTGAATATAAGAGATTTCCTTTATTTTTAACGCACCTTCCCGTGCGATACTTTCGCATTTTCCTTTACCTAATAAAAAACAACTGGTTCTGTCTTTAAATAATGGGACAATTTCATCGCGTATTTGAGTTTCAGTCATTCGTATGGTTTGTTCGATATTCATATATAATGCACGTAAATCCCGTAACATGTTTATTCTTTTCAATTCATGCGTCCCTTTTACTTGCGAAAACCAAATCGCAATCATAGACAAGATAATCACTTGGGAAGTATATGCTTTTGTGCTTGCGACAGCAACCTCGCGACCCGCATTCAAATAACACCCACAATGCACTTCACGTGCGATAAGAGAATCAACCACATTTACAACGCCAATCATAAACAAGTCTTGGTCATTTGCGATTTGGATACATCTATGTAAATCTTTGGTTTCCCCCGATTGCGACATCAATATCAATCCGGTTTTTCCCATTCTTGGGATATCGATTTCTCCAAATTCCGCTCCATCAAACAATTGCACACTATTAAACCCTCCAATTTCCTTCAAATAATGCACCCCAATCATGCCCGCATGATAAGAAGTTCCGCATCCTAATAATATAATGTTATCCAAACCTTTTAACGTATCTTCGTGCTCATATAATCCGCCCATTTTTACTTCATTGTTCGACATTAAACGCCCCCCCAAACTTAGTGCGCGAAGAGATGAGTCAATTTGTTCGTTTATTTCCTTGATTGTCCAATGGGGATACGGTGCGGGGGTTAGTGCAGAATTTACATTTAATGTTGACTTTTCATCATAAGTATCTTTCGTTATCATATGTATCTGATTCGCGTCTGGGTCACGAGTCAATACACATATATCGTGGTTATTCAACACAATATATTTTGCAAATTGATTACAAAATCCGCTTTGCTCACTCGTTATCATTGCACGTTCACCATCAATTCCAACTAAAAGAGGACTTCCATGACGAGTGCAATATATTTTATTTGGTTCGTCTTTGTATAGGACGGCGATTCCCCACGTGCCTGTTAATTCCTGGGTTGTTTGTAGTATGGATTTTTCAACGTCACCACATTCCGAAAAATGAAGTGCTATTAAATTAACGATTACTTCCGTGTCGGTTTGGGATTTCATTTCAATACTATTTTCCATTAATCGTTTCTTAATTTCTTGGAAATTTTCAATAATTCCGTTGTGAACAAGAGAAAATAGACCGTCATGTGATACATGGGGATGGGAATTTGTATCTGTTTTCGCACCATGTGTCGCCCAACGAGTATGTCCAATACCCACATGTCCGTTTTCATATTGGGTTTGGTATTCAGACAATAATGTTAAAGCCGAGGATGTATCAGTGGACGCATGTTTATGTGTGTGAAGTTCACCATTTTCCAAGATAGATATTCCTGCCGAATCATACCCGCGATTTTGCAATTGGTATAACCCTGCTAGTATTTGTGCGAATGCGTTTTCATTTCCAAGAAATCCTGTTATTCCACACATAATATACTTTATTACTATACTATGTATATTCACGATTTTTTTATTCAACAGTATCCTCCTTCACCCATTTTTATTTGTAAATAATCTAAATGATCAGATGTGCTTGTGCATTTTGTTGGAGAACACGAATTTGAGCATTTGTCGTCTTCCACACCATTTGAATCATTACATAATGTGTATTCGGTATTAGCTTCATTATACCATACTTCCTGTGAAATATGTCTATATCCCATAAACTCTTCGGGAACATGTGGAACGATGTCGTAATAATGCGTAATACGTTTAGAATATATCGGATAGGATTCAAATGTTACCGCAAACTCTTTATTACCAACGCGCGGAGAACCAAATGTAACCAGAGAGTGGATTTTATAATCCTTTTTATAGTATAGAATATCAAACGCGTAAAGTGTTGCTAAAGCCGCACCCAGTGAATGTCCTGTAATTAACAATTGGGTTGTATTGTATTTGCGAGTCAATGTGTCGACGTTTGTATATATATTGGGTTTTAATGTTTCAAATAATTTGAAAAAACCTTTTTCAACTGCTATATTATGGTCGGGATAAGGATTTGTTTGTGATACTTGAATGTTTGTAATCCAATTTTGAATATTTTCAGATCCCCTAAAACTAACAAATATCGACTCATATTCTTGATTATATCCGAAAATAATTTGTTCACCACTTTGGATAAGAATATTATCGTAGTAATTGTCTACATCGCATGTTTCGCAATCCCATACACTTGTTTGCGTCATACAATATGCCGCTTGAGATATATTCACGGCTATATTGCTAAGATGAATATCGTATGACTGTGATAACTGGAATAAAGAGGTTAGGAGTAAGAATAATTTGAACATATAATTATATTATACTATTACATTGTTTCCATAATTTCCTATTTTATCGTCAAATTGGGTTGCAGTTAGTGTATATTCTAACATGTTCATTTTGTTTCTTGGACATGCATTGAATAATGTTTTGTAAAATAGGTAGTCACCATATTGTTTGTCCCCCCATCGAGACATCTTCTTCAATGAATGATGAAAGCATACTGACGCGGTATCGATTTCTCCTAAAACCAAATCATGGTCGAGGGATGCAGGGTAAATCAACTTGTCTGGTCTCAAAAAACGCCATACAGTTATTTTATCCGATCCAATTTGATGGTTTAACGCCTCTAACATTCTTGGACCGACTAACATATCATCATCATCTAAAAACAAAATATATCCGTCTGTTACTTTTTCCAACAAACTATTGCAATACAGATTAAACCTATATTTTTCATCACTGTCTACTTGCACCGGGAAATACGTGATTCTTTCGTCATTCTCATATTTGTTAAGATACTCTAATGACTTATCGTCATCGTAACAAATATATACGTGGAAATTTTGATATGTCTGTTCGAGTATACTCTCTATGCATTTCCGACATGACTCTGGTCGATTACTGGTGCGTATCAAAATGCGAAATTCCTTATTTGTCGTATCTTGGAATTCAGCTAATTCATCCTTAGCTGTATGTAAATTGTTCGTGAATCGTTCACCCATATTTTCCTTGGAATATGCACGCCCCTCTTTCATACCAGATTGCATAAAATGAATCAGTGCATCGCGTTGAGTAGTAATTCCTTTCTTGCCTAAATCCGTATACGTATCTAAATAGAATTTGTGATCAAAAATATCTACCAAATTTTGTCCGGTTATTAATGTGTGTTTGTTCATCATATCTTCATATGACCCATATCGCCCCTCCTTACGTCCAATAGTCATATAATGCAATAGGGCATCACTCTTTGTGATGATTTTCTCTTTAGCGAGGTCTGTATACGTGTCCAAATAAAATATGTGATCAAATACGGATGGGGGTATAGATGATTTGACTTCCTCTATTTTGCGAACCGGTTGTTGTCGCATATTAAAAAACATGGATAATATTATAATGACAACATACAATATATGTCGAATTTGTCTGTAATCATTTTAGCGGGGGGCATGGGTAAACGTATGCTTTCAACCTTGCCTAAAGTGTTGCATAATTTGATGGGGAAACCAATGTTAGTCCATGTTTTGGAAAATGCGTTGACTCTCTCACCTAAAATGATCTACATCATTGTTGGTAAATACGAAGAGATCATACGCGAGACCTTGGAACAATATATGAATATTGATAATATTGTGTTTGTAAATCAACCCGATGCTTTAGGAACTGGGCACGCCATTCAATGTGCGCGTCCTAATCTACTCGGTCAACCCGAAACCGACCGCGTGTTAATATTATCAGGTGATGTCCCTCTTCTCAAGTCGGAAACCATGAAGAGCGTCATGTCTAAAACAGCCGAATCCGTTACAATAATGACCTCTACTGCCGTGAATCCAACCGGTTATGGGCGTATCATCACAGATGAAAACGACAGTTTTATAAAAATAGTTGAAGAAAAAGATTGTGATGACCAAGAACGTGAAATTGACGTCGTTAATGCAGGTGTGTATGCTTTTCAAATTGGTCTTTTATGTAAATATTTGCCTATGATATCAAATAATAATGCACAAAATGAGTATTATTTAACGGATTTATTCGAAATTGTTAGGCGACATGAATCCATACCTATCAGTATGTATCACTTACCCGTTGAACAAAGTATTGAATTAACTGGTATAAATACGAAACAACAATTAGAGGAATTGGAAGCAACTCTAATGGGTGTGTAAATAGTTACACTACAACTTCGAAGTAAAATGAGTATAATTATTCGTTTTACTACACCTCATTATTTAGATATATATTGAGCCATTTCAGCACCTTTGCGTCTATAACCGCATTTTTCATAGAAGCCCACATGTTCGTCGTCGCAATCCAAGATACATTTATAGCATCCAACTTGACCACCAACCTCGGTCAAATAATTGATCATTATTTTACCTAAACCATATCCGCTAAAATCGCTATCTACGACAATATCTTCAATATGTCCAACTCTTCCATAATTACGAATAAGTTTATCTTCTATTAATATTGTTCCAGTAGCAACAATCCCGCCCGCCTTACAATGTTCAATTACATATATTTGGTGGTCTTGTCCAAGATTCCGGAAAAAGGCAGTTGTTCGGTCAGAATCCATCGTTTTGGGGTCAATTTCGGTCAATTGTCCAAGAAGACTGTAATAAGACTCTGTTATATCATCACGCGTAATCAAACGAATAAGAAATGTTTCATTTTTAATCATATGATACGACTCCGTTTTTAGAATATAGGTTGAATTGTTGATTTTGTCTTCTATAAACGTAGCTATTTTCGAATGAACTACATCGACTGTGTCTTGGTCGATACTCTCGACGTATAAACGCAGGATATTCTCAGTTCCAGACGCACGGACAAATGCACGACAAGAATGTGGCTGCACAATACATAAACGATGGATATAGTTTTGTAAATGCATTGGTTCAATCAATTCTAATTCTGTATCACAAGATTTAAATATACTCTTGTCCAAGACCGAACATTTACTCAATTTAGATGGATATTCGGTGTATATTTTAGCCCAATCTTGGACACACCAATTTAAAACTTGCAATATATATAGCGTAGCAAACAAATCCATTGCTCCATCACCTATTACTGGATGGAATAGTTCAGTCAATGGTTGTATCTCATCTACTACGTCATTAAACCGATAAACATTTGAATCCACACACTTTGTGTGTGAGTTCATCTGTTTATCTGTCGTTGACCACGAAGAATGTAAATCCGCTGTGCGGATTGAATTATTTGTTGGTTTAAATATAACATTACCATGCCCATTTTGTTCAAAATACACACCCACGTCATATTTGAGCGCCTCGTGGTGTAAGTGTTTCACGCCAGTTGCGGTGCACACGTGAGAAACCTTAATGTTTTTAGGAAAGGGTAACGATTTAACATAGTCAATACATGCTTTGTTTGTATATCCGGTGTATATGAAACCGATAGTTAGTTCTTGGACACACCTGGTTAATTGTCTTGATAAATAGGTAAATACCAAGGCTGATATGTAATCACCATTCATTAACTGAAAATCATCACTACACCGCGTGTAAAATACAATACGATCTGCGTCGCCGTCAAATGATGCGCACAGTTTACCATGGACAAATGGGCTTTGTAGCCCCTCCATCTTAGGCAAACTTCTATTAGTGCATACATAATCTGAACTACATAAATGATTTAATTTAGTCGGTTCTTTCCACTCAGTATTGGCTAATGTAATGTGTTGATTCGCTATACTTTCCATAACTCTCGCACCTATACCATTTGCACAGTCCAGGATACACTCAGTATTCACTAGTTTTGACGCACGATATACATATTCTAAATACGTCAACTCATTCGCAATGGGTGAAAATAAATAATGTAATTGAGGGGTCGAAACATACGGCGCAATTTGATAAGGGAAATCTGGATGGACGGATTTGATACCTTGGACAATTAGTTCACAAATATCGGGGCTGCTACTGCGTGAATCATACCCAATATGTATTTTGGTCATTTCATCGCGTAGTTTGTAGATACAGGGGTTTTCTACATTGAATAAATCTTTCGACCCATTGTTTACAAAATCCTCGACCCATTTCTCAATATCAGTATTCACCATATCACCGTGTTCGTCCATAATCTTCACACCATTATCGTCACAATGGTTGTGGGACGCAGTTATCATTATTCCAAACGATTTAAAATCTATAACCGTTAATCGCGCCATAGCAACACCAATTCGCTCAGAAATTGAAAGAATGTTAGTGTGGTGATCGCGAAAGCCAGAAGTTCCGTAAAGCATATTGTATATAGTACACTTATATAAATTATGGCAACAAAAAAAGATATCACTGTTATTGGATTTGGTTGGTCGAGTATCGGATTCATCCAAGATATTGACACGACAAAATACAACGTTACTGTAATCTCAAATAGTGATTCATTTGTGTACACGCCCCTTTTAGCACAAAATGTGAAACACAATCGTAATTTATCAATCCATATATCAAGTCTAAATAAAGACATTGTATTCGACAAGGGAACAGTATCCGACGTCGATTTTGAAAATAAAATCGTTGTGAAGGAAAACCTCGAGAAATCATCATTCCAATATATCATTTTTGCACACGGTTCTGATGTGAATACATTTGGTATACCCGGTGTGAAGGAAAATACGTTTTATTTGAAAACTTCAGAAGATAGTAGGAAGATTCGCGATAATATCGAAAAACTAGACAAGGGTTCTACTGTTGCCGTCATTGGATGTGGATTAGCGGGAACAGAACTCATCGGCACATTGATTGATTACAATCGATACAATGTGGTCGCGGTAGATGCACTCGAACGCCCATTACCAACATTTAACGCGGATATATCCCAACGTGTTATTACACTATGGGAACAAGCTAACGCCAAACTCTATTTCAAAAGCATGGTTTCCAAAATTAATTCAAAATCATTGGATATTAAGGATAAACCCAGTGTAGAATTCGACCTAGCTATTTGGTGCGGTGGAATCAAAGTAAACGGACTTACTCAACTAATCAATCAGACATTGAAATTGGACTGTATACGCGGTATCCCAGTAAATGATAAATTAGGTGTTGATGGAAATTGCAATGTTTTCGCCATAGGCGATTGTGCATTTTCGGGAAATCCACCCACCGCACAAGTTGCATATCAAGAAGGACTATATTTAGCAAAACAGTTTAACACGGGGTTCCAATACAATGAAACGTTCCAATTCCAAGATAGAGGGCAAATCGGTTATATTGGAAAAGGACAGAGTGTATACCAATCGCCTACGTATCAGGGTGGTGGTAAATTGATATATTATTTCAATAACATAGTGCATTTGTATAATTTTGGTAAGGTGTATATGAAGAGTAAATGGTGATTTTTTTTGCAGTCTGTAATATGTTCATACATTATATAACAATGAATTCCATACCCGACTTTATGCGCCCACTTTTAATCGATGAGACCGAAGTCTATCAAACTGTTCACGATTACAAAAATAAAACCAGACAATTCTTGGAAAATTCAGGTAAACACATAATTGTAGAAAAGAATGGTTTTGTTATTCGCAAGGCAACTATATCCGGACTACTTTTTTCAAAGGATATTACAAACACAATTTTATTATTGTCCGGTCAAATAAAATGTGGTCCAAACGATTGTCCTATATTTGAATTCGAAATCGACACCTGTCTATTTCTAGAATACGCAAATACAGACATCGAGGTCGGTGTTACAAAAATACTTGAAATCGAATATATGACTGATGATATTATTGCACAAGAGAAAAAGGTTCGTCGCACTGAACATGAAGATGAAACCTTCTCTAGATTCTATGATCCTACACTGTGTATTGATGGCGCCCCGTCTGGGGATCCCAAATTCAGTATGGTTGCAGAAAGTGGCGTTTATCTTATCAATAAAGATAGAAACCCTAATCAATAAATATACGACTGCACAATAACAAATAACAATACTATGATCAAAAGTATTGCTATTTTGTCCAAAATCCACGTAACGATATCCTTATTTAACGTTATCGTTATTTTTCCAATCTTATACACCCTTGAGGAATTAAAACGGGACAATAATGATATAAAGACACATATGTATATATTGTAATGATGAAAGGTTTTTATAATAGTTCCTTGTTGACTCGTTCGTGGTATGGTCGCGTATATGCTATAAAAGCATTTTATAGGTAGCCATAATTAAATCACTCAAAAACCCACGAACGTAGTTCGTAATCAGTGGCAGTTATCGCTGTCGGTCTAACCAACCCTTACAATTTATTTGTAAGACAATCCAAAATATACATAGACTTGGTTTCGTCTAACTTTGAAAGATATACAGTGGTATTCGTCCCATTTGAAATCTTCAACGGTGTATAGAGTATACAAGGCGATATTATTTGCATTTTAAAAAATAGAGTTACATTGTATAATAATGTGCGACTTTCAGAATCTTACCCAACTAAATCCCTGTTTAATCGAGGATATTGAATGCATCCGTAGTGTGCAAACATATACTATCAAAAAGAGACAATTCCTACAGTCTACTGGTGAACATACCATTGAAGAAATTGACGGTTTCCTTATTCGTAAAGTTGTCGTGTCTGGATTTACTCACATGAAGGATATTACCCCCTATATGATTAATCTGTTTGGTCAAACAGATTGTCCTTTAGCAAAAATTGTGATTGATACCGGCAAATTTAACGAATATACACAAGGTGATATTGAATGTGGAACACGCACTATATTACAGATTGATTATATGTTTGACGATAAAAACATTGAAGAGAAAAAGTTGAAACGCACCGAAGTTGATGACCAACATATGTCCCGTGTATATGACCCCACAGACTGCACTAATCCAACACCAGCGTATGTAGAGACTGGACACAGTCTCGTATATTTGATTAACAAAGGCAAATGTTGTATTCCTACCTCGAACTGAAATGCACAAAACCCAGCTACATGGGGTCCAATTACGGTAGAATCAATTAAACTAATCTTGAACAAGGATGAAAATATTAATACGGATTATATGAAAGAAGATATCAACAACATTGGAGAGTTACATGGTGTAGCTCATAGTGATGCATGGGTAGCTGATGAGCTTATCAAAATTGCACAATTAAAGAAAAGTAATTTAATGATTTTAAAAGAAGATATATACCGCATTGACGCTGATATCGCAAATTGCAAAATAAAAATAGATGACCTATCTAATGAAATACAAAAATGCTCTGAAAAAATTATTAAAATTGAACATATACACGGCGAGGCACATACATATGAATTTATAATGAAAGCAGTATCTGCATTAAATATACTCAAAGATGAATTACCAGTAGATGAATTTGTGGACAAAAGTTATAATTTCATGCTTAAAATTCATTATGGTCATCATGCATTAATAATTCATTGTAATCAGAAACGTTTAGAACGGCTTCAATTAGAAATGGACTTGAAAAAGATGGAAAGCAATATAGATTCTTTACGAGTATTAGTTAGGAATGCTGAAAAAGAAGTTGCACACGATACAATATGTGAACGTGAAAAAGAATATACTAAAATAGAACTTGAGAAAACACGCATCCATTTTTTACATGAAAAAATTGTATTTGCAAAAGTTGCCGATGATATAAAGAAAGATACCCTATCAACTCTTGTAAGCAAGATTAATAAATTGAATATTTTTGTTGATGAGTATGAGTCAAAATAATCGCCACTGCTGCTGATATGGGGTCCTAGAGTAAATGTTATATTACATAATTTACTACAAATTCTTAGAAAAAAAATAACAATTAAATGGTTGTTATTTTTTTCGCGTTTGATAAAAGTCTATTATATAATATACTATGACTAAGAATCACCGCCATCACAATATCACGCATGACTGCACGTTAATCAAACAACAATTTATGGAATCAAATGGTATAGTTACAATTACAGGACCCCATGGGGTCATATTAATCAGCGCTGTTGTATACGGTCTTTGCAATATGAAAGATGTTACAGATACAATCAAATATATTAATGGTCAGACAGATTTACCAATCGATTGTATTGAGATTGATACTGGAAAATTAAATGAATATACCGAGTGTGATATTGAGTTTGGTCAACAAAAGATGATACAGATTGATTATATAAAATGTTGCGGTGATCATACACATCATTGTAGTGATCATTGCGGTGATCATACACATAATCAATGTATACCAATAATTCCTCCTCCTCCTCATCATTGTCCTTGTCATCCTCATCCCTGTCCTCCTCGTCCTCATCCCTGTCCTCCTCGTCCTCATCCCTGTCCTCCTCGTCCTCATCCCTGTCCTCCTCATCCCTGTCCTCCTCATCCTCATCCCTGTCCTCCTCATCCTCATCCCTGTCCTCCTCATCCTCATCCCTGTCCTCCTCGTCCTCATCCCTGTCCTCCTCAACCTCATCCCTGTCCTCCTCATCCCTGTCCTCCTCATCCTCATCCCTGTCCTCCTCATCCTCATCCCTGTCCTTGCCCTCCTCCTCCTCATACCGTTAATTATAGCGAAAATTTATTATTTCCATTATATCCTATCCATAAACCAATCAAATATTGCAACAAAATATATAGTCAACAATATCCTATCCGTGGACCATTCTGTAAATCAATATCTCCAGACCTACAGTGTAATAAAAAATGTAAGTGTGCAAAATGCAGAAAGCATCATTGAATATAACTAGACATACATAAATATAACAATATTTATGTATAACCTCCCGACTGCCTGGATCGAACAGGCGACCCATGGAACTACAGTCCATTGCTCTTCCACTGAGCTAAGTCGGGTTACTACCCCCCGATACACACTCATGTCGCGTCTTTAAGTCTATTTAGGGAAGAATCGTTATTTCGCAACATTACGTTAACGTCATAATTAAATCGATCCAGTGTAGCAAGATAGTCGGATTTTGTTACCCATGGCATGATTTTTACTTGATACCCTAATTTCTGCACCACTTTGAAAACCATTCTCTCATAACTATGTTCGATCATATTATCTGCATGACCTTTATGTCCAACCCCCCATGCAATGTTGTTTGGATAAATACGGTCTCTACCACGGTGTGAACGAAAGAATCGATACACATCCTGCATATTGTTACCTACATCTTTTAACATTCGCCCTCCATAATACGATTTTACCCATACAGCATCAAATGATGTATTCGTATTTAATAAATTATACATCGACGTATCACCATATAACATTTCAGCAATGGAACGATTACACAAAAAACAATTTCCTTCCGGAAAAAGATAATTTTTCTTCTGAAAACCATAATATCGGTCTAAGTCGTTCACATATAACGAATTTCCCAAATTCCACTGACATGTGACGTTTTTTGGGTCAATAAAATGTTCTTTGTAAATAATATTCGCGTAATCTCCCATGAATATGAGGGGTGGGACAAATATACCAATATTATTATCCGTTTGCATAATTCGAATAATCTGAGCCATATTCATTAATAATGGTTCCCAATACGACTTTCGCATTACATCATCCTGTTTCGAATGTAAAAAGAGAACATTCTTATAATCTACATTCATTCGTTTCAAATAGTCGAGACAAACATATTTCCCCCCAATATCCATACCTACATTCGGCACGTGAATTACTACCATATTATCATATTTCGGTAAATTTAATTTGTTACCAATACAAAATGTTACAACAACTATACTACAGTGCAAACGTATAACATTGATATACTTAGAATAAAAATGTTCAAATCTATCGATATTGTAACAATGTAGATGTGCGACAATATTATGATCACCCGGATTACATGTTACAGTCGGAGTAATTACATCGTAATCTATTTTTGCATCGGGTTTTGATACACCCAATAGGAATTTATGGAATAAAAAAGGATGTTTTTCATAAATAGCCTGTTTATCGTTTATTTTAGCCTCGATTTGCAACCGTTCTTCAACACTCATAAAATATTTTCTAGATTGGTAAAAACCGTTTCGTTCATAATGTATTTTCGCTCTTAATTCGCTACTGCATATATCAGCAATATCTGGATTTAACTCGATATATCCTTTCCAATCGAAATCCAAAGGAACCGATGTAAAATCTTCTATATAAGATAACCCCTGTTCTTTACCAAATACTTCATAATGCAATTTCGCCGTTAATTCGGTTATTTTGTATTGGTCGGGTATTGTATCGTTTAACTCCAAATACATTACCCAATCGAAATCAGGAGGAGTATGTTGCAATTTATAAATACGATTGTCGTTTTTACCCGTAATATAATAATGCAATTTTGAGAGAGTTTCGCTATTATATTGAAGTTTAATGTCTGGGTTAAATTCGATATACATTTTCCAATCAAAATCATCGGGTATAGCATCAGTCGGAATATTATACCGTCGATTCTGTTGATATCCATCATTCTCATAATGCCTTTTGGCTTGCGTTGCGGTAGAACATACAGCATTCACATCATCGTTTAGTTCTAAGTATATTTTCCAGTCAAAATCCGATGGAACATTGTTATATGTATACTGGTAAGGCAAATCGTTCAATTTCCCATATGTATAATAATGGGAAATGGCGTCGATTTCACAATTTAAAAATCTTTTAAATTGTTGGTTTAAATCGCGATAAGCGTCCCATTCGAAATCATCTGGTATATCTGCCTGATGTAACGTATATATCCGGTCTTCATTAAAACCGTGAAATTCGAAATGCATGATTGCAGTTCCACGGGTTTTACACACATTATACACATCAGAATTTAATGCTAAATATACGATCCAATTGAAATCCGACGGTGTATTTTTTACAGCATATCTACGATTTTGTTTATGCCCCTCGTGCAAATAATGCTGTGTTGCCGCTTCCTCGGAATTATATATCTCACGCACATCATCATTCAAATCTACATATGTCTTCCAATTAAAATCTGTAGGTAGACGCTGTAACGGCACAGTATTAATCGGTTTTACAAATTGGATTTTCATATCTAAATATATCAGAGTTATATTTAGATTCGATTTTTATTCGTTTTTTTACACACAATGCTATATGATATACCCTTTGAAATCATACGGATTTACACCCTTAATCGGTTTTAATATCATTTGGATATTTGTATCTTGCGAATTGCTCGTAATCAAATGCTTCTTTGTCGCATAGATGTTCATCTTGTCTTGTTGTATCATTCTCGATAGATAGCTATCAATCTGCCCGTCGATTTTACTAGTATTCGTTTCATCTACCAATTTTTGTGCACCCTTTCTGTTCATAACATAACCATTCATCCCCCAAAACGACTTCAGTTTGTTTATTTTTTCATTTTCGGATGCACCAGTTGAACGGATCGTATATAACATAATATAGTCCCAATCATCGGGCACCTTTTTATAATATGATTGGAGATGGGCGGATATATTTTTTGGTATAGCCGTATCATCTTCAAATACAATGTAAGCATCCACATTTGATTTATCAGAGACCAACTGTTTTGCTAAATTATAATGGCTTAAAAAACAACCTATCCCCCCAGGCGTTAATTGATGATGATGGGTTCTATAACCATTCGTCACGATATGATGTAGGTCACTCAGGGCATCATCGGTTAACCACTTATTTGCAACCACATCTCTACCCACGACCGCTGGATAACGTATTAACGGGGAAGACGACAAATCAGAATGTTCATAATATTTTCCAACTTTTGTATACCGTTCGGTATCCTTATCCATATTGATAACGTAAGATTGATATTTCATATTTCCTATCATCGGCGGATTCTCCATGGCTTCGATATTATGAACGATATTCGAACGCCATAATAATATACCTAGAATTACCATAAGTAAAATACAAATTATACCTCTATTTCGACCATCTATCGCCATTTTTATTCGATTCACTAAAATATCAGGATGTTTTTTTTTGCGCAAACAACATAAATATAAAATATCTATATCATTTAGTAAACATGTCTATGACTAAGACTGAACCTTTACTTGAGCCATCCGACGACCGATTTGTTATGTTTCCTATCCAATATGCAGATGTTTGGGCACTTTACAAGAAACAGGTCGATTGTTTTTGGAGGGCAGAAGAAGTCGATTTATCTAAAGACTTGGTCGATTGGGCTACGTTGAATGCAGATGAGCAGAAATTTATTTCCATGGTTTTGGCTTTCTTTGCGGCATCCGACGGGATTGTCTTAGAAAACTTGGCGCTTCGATTTATGGGCGATGTTCAGATATCAGAGGCTCGGAGCTTTTATGGATTTCAAATCGCCATGGAAAATATTCATTCTGAAATGTATAGCTTGCTCATAGACACCTATATTCAAGATAAGCACGAAAAAGACCAACTATTCCATGCGACCTCTAACTTCCCTTGTATTACGAAAAAAGCGGACTGGGCGAAAAAGTGGATTGGAGACAATCGGTCGTCTTTTGGGTCAAGATTGGTCGCATTCGCCGCAATTGAAGGCATCTTCTTCTCATCATCATTCGCGTCCATATACTGGATTAAAAAACGCGGATTGATGCCCGGATTGACCTTTTCAAATGAACTCATCAGTCGCGATGAAGCACTGCATACTGAATTCGCCATTTTGTTGTATTCAAAACTCCAAACGAAATTGTCGAAAAAACGCATTCATGAAATTATTAAAGATGCGGTTGAGATTGAAAAAGAATTCATCACAGTAGCCATTCCATGTAGAATGATCGGGATGAACACGAATCTGATGACCCAATATATTGAATTTGTCGCCGACCGTTTGTGTCTGCAACTGGGATACGAAAAAATATACAAATCTTCGAATCCGTTCGATTTTATGGAACTGATTAGTGTAGAATCCAAGGTCAACTTCTTTGAACGAACGAATTCTGAATATGCCCTCGCTAACAAGCAAGTCGATGCAGACGTTTTCTCATTCGCGTCCGATTTTTAAGTCGCCTTTTGAGCGGCGCGTTGCAAATTCCGTTGTTGATTTATCAAATGTGTTTCTAAAATACGAATATGCCTCGCTGTATATTTTCCATACAGCTGAAATGTGCGCAGCGCGCTCGCGCGCTTCGTTCGACGGGGTCTGTAGTATAATTGATTATTTCCCATGTTAAATTACTTGTTTGGTTACAATGTTAAACGTTAGTATATAGATTCAATTTTATCAAACAAATGTTTGTAATGTTTGCAAATACTTGTTCATAACATCATCATATGTTTCTGGATTTATATAGTAAATATAATCCGATAAAAACCCATCGTATGCAAAATTGCCATTTTCTTTTTTGGATAAGGTCACAACATTGTTCAATTCGGCAATAACACCGGCAAGATTACTTTCACATATGGAAAAACGTTTCACATTTATCTTAAAAAACGAGAACAAATCGTTATATTTAAACAAAGGTTCTGACGTTTCCCCCTCGACTGTGAACCATATAAATGGTTTATTTAATGCTATTGCGAAAGTCAATCCATGTAACGATGAACTCGCAATCAAATCCCATTTTGTAAAAGATTCCAGTTTATCTTCGAATGCATTTATTATTTGCAATTCATCGTTTGATTTATATTTGTATCCCGTAATTTTTCTACATTCATCCGTTGAAAACCGCATAGATTCAATATTCATAACACCTTTTTTTGAAAGAATGAATATTGGTCATAATGGGGTAGAAATAGGAATTTTTCAAATCGATCATTTACAGTCCGAATGTATTTACGAATCACCAAACCCGGTTCAAATATCGAAATATCTTTGGTTGTTCCGAGATTTTCAATAGTACCGTTACCTCTCACATAGACAAAGTTGTTAGAGTCCAACTGTGATGGGGTTAACCGATGTGTACATTCTTTAAACCCCACACCCATCACTATATTACCAGCTGTTATATATAGAAGAACGCTGCCTATCATAAAAATACCATCAGAGTTTCCGCCATTTTTCGAGGCAACTATTTTTTTGAATGATGTGAAACCGTTTTTCAAACCTATATATATATTAAGTAGATCACCTAGATTATTTGCACCCCAGTAATAAATATGCATATTATAGTATATTGCTATGTTTTAATATCTCAAAATAAATATTTGTAAAAATAATATAAAAATATTGTGTTTGTATACTATAAAAAATGTCTTTCGAACTACACGACCTAGTTGGTTGGGAAAAAGCTGTGAATTTCATATATGTTATTGTATCAAAGAGTGAAACAGACAATGGACGGGATACAATGTACAATATCACCCCTAACAACAATTTTCAATTACCAGATGGTGTCATTAAAACGTCATTAAATCGCCAAGTCCCACTAAGGGAATTATATGATATAATCAACGCGTGAATATTCTAAAATTATAGATAAATGTGAGCATATTCAATCATATTTTCTGCGGTTTTTTAATTATACGCATCTTATAACCTTATTATATGGATGAAAAAAGATTCTGTATATTATTCCAATAACATATTACATCTTATAGACAAACATCATGACCCTACGTTCAATCTGGACATTTTACAGTCTGATGTATTAATGGAACCCTATTTTTGTCCAGTCGTCGGCGAATTTGACCAAGATTTGAAGGGTCAATTGTGTAATTATATTCATTTGGAAAATGAAGACATTAATATCAACTATTTGACTTCGTTAATCGGTAACATAGTGTTATATCAATATCCATCGCGATTTTCTGCGAAATATAATTTACGATTTGTTCGAATCCTTTCGATTGATACCGATGCACAAACAATATCCTTGTCTACTCCTTCTTCTGAAACTGAATCATTTCTTGAAAAAATCAACAATTTAAAGCGACGTTCTTGCGCATTTCGCATATGGCTTCCAATGAAACTCTATAATATGGTTCCCACAGTCGTTGCTCAACGAAAAACAACAACACTTCCGCCCATAAAATTGAATTGATATAAATTTTGCATATTTTTATATCAACATATACATTAATCATGGACCTACCTGAAATAAAGAAACTTCTCGACGCAATTCCACGCGATATACGGATCAAAATTCAAAATTGTGAATCAAATACTTCTCTCGACTGAATCTAAACGTCTCAATGCAACTGAGTTGATATCCTATTTCGAACAAGCAAATATTCTACTCGATACCAAGTTGATTGCATATATGCGAATCAAAGATCCACTATTTGACCATATATACGATAAACATTATATTCAGAATGATAAAAATTTCATATTGATGCCTATGCTAGAGAGTTTGTGCGTGTCGTGGCTATTTCATTTGTATCATTGAAAATAGGCATTTGTTATAATAGTCAAATATACAAATGAGAAAAAGGAATCGATATAGAGAGAATATTATAAATATATTATAATATAATGCCACGAAAGGAAATTGATTACTCAAATACAATCTTTTACAAAATCCAGTGTAAAAAACGATGAGATTAAAGATGTCTATATTGGACATACTACAAACTTTGTTCAACGCAAAAATGCACACAAACGTAGTTGCACACGTGAGATAGCAAGTGAATACAACGTAAAAGTTTATAAATTTATACGAGAATTTGGTGGTTGGGACAATTGGAAAATGGAAATAATTGCATTTACCGAGTGTGCTGACCATTATAGTGCTCGGAAAATAGAACAACGGTATTTCGAAGAATACAATGCTACACTCAATACACTTGAACCATTGCCAAAACCTAAGGTTGTTGTTAATAAGGAGTCGAATATTGCTGTTAATAATGAGTCGAATGAAGGTAATGAAAATAATATTAACCATACAAAGAAAAAATTTGTATGTGAAATATGCCAATTTTCGTGTGGTAAACAAAGTAATTACAATACACATATATCGACACCTAGGCATATCAAGCAACACTCAGCAACAAGTTGTGTAGAAAATAATACATATAAATGTTCGAAATGCAATCTATCATATAAAGATAGGTCTGGATTATGGAGACACAAAAAGAATTGTAAAACATATAAGAACGAACAACGTATTGCCATAGAAAGTGCGAAGGATGACCTAGTTCAAAAATTAAAAAATGATTTTGATGCGGAAAGGAGCGGAATGAAATTGATGTTCACTGTGATGATGGAAAAATATCAAGAAATGCACAATCAGAATATGCAAAATCAAAAGCAAAGTATGGATGCTCATTACGAAATGGAAATAAAATTCAATAATCTATACAATATGGTTAGTTCAGGGGAACTTTCTAATAAATCCCAAAAAGATACAATATAAAAGAGTTCAAAGTATTTCAAAATGGAACTTTTTAAAAGTTCCAAAATGGCTTACTTGAGCAAATCTCTTACATCTATTTTTTATAAAAAAACGGTTGTGACGTGAATGCAGCGATCTCGATATTCCATCGTAGATGTTTGCTGCATCCATTTAATTTGAACAAAATACACTAATACATTTAGGCGATTTAATTATTATCCATTCCTAAAATATAATGGATAGAGGACAATCGCTTAAATCGCCTAAATCGCCTAAAACATTTTATTGTGAAAAGTGTGACTACAAATGCTATAAACTATGTGAATATAATAAACATTTATCAACTGCTAAACATAATAGGATACAAGGGGATAACAATATATCCGTTCGTGAATATCGGTGTGACTGTGGGAAAAAATACAATTTTAGTTCTGGATTAAGTAAGCATAAAACAAAATGTTATCTACATCGTATACCACACACACCCCCCCTCACCACAACGAAGGATGATTTGATTGAAAAATTAGCGGAAGAGTTGTCTGCAGAGCGTGCAGAAAAGAGTGAAATGAAATCGATGTTTATGATGATGATGGAAAAATACCAAGAAATGCAAACCCAGAACCACGAGATGCAAAACAAGAGTCACGAAATGCAAATGGGAATGCAAATGGAAATGCAAAAGCAAAATAACGAGTTTGTAAATAAAGTGATAGATGTGATGCCTAAAATGGGAAATAATAACAACAATCACAATACGACAAACAACACTCTGAATTTCTATTTAACAAATACATGTAAAGATGCGGAATCGATACATGATTTTACAGACAGGTATGTGAAGCAATGTTCCGATTTTTTCATAGGAAATTATAGAGACATAGCAAACAATCAAATGTGCTTGGCGACGAATGTGTATGATATCATGTTCAAGTGTCTGAAAGAGAATCCGCAATATATGAATTTCATTCAAACGACGGATGTGAAGAATGGGGTAATTTATGTGAAAGAGAAGAAAAAGGATGAGCAAAGACAGTTATATGGAGAAGCAGAGTTTATCAAATATGTGGACGGATTTGAACGAGCTGGAGCAAGTATCGGTCACGCGATCAACAAAGCATTTGTCCCGTTGCAATCAGAGTTTGCAAAAAAATTAGAACGTGAAGTAGGACAACCACCGATAGAAGACGAGTATGAGGACGAAGACGAGTATGAAGAAGACCTATACAGATACAAAGTGCGAAAACAAGATACAAGTCGACATTTGCATACACACGTATACAATGCAATGAGTTTATTTGATAGCAAAACGCGAAAAATGGAGGTTCTCACGAAAACCCGGCGAATAAAATCCGAAGAAGAAAGCATGTAAACGCCATAAAATTGAAAGCCCTTTTCTCTTAAGAGTTAGTAGCATCTAGTTTATCAACTACTAATTCCCAATCCAATCAATAATGTCAGCATTTTCCCTTTATATTCCCGGTGTTTACGCCAATATCACAGAGGATATGATCAAGAAAACATTCAATCGTATGAAGATTGGTGTAGTCAACCGTGCGATTTTGATTCCCCAGGCTAATTTGAAACACAACAAGGCGTATATCTATTTCGACGAGATGTATAACACCTCAACCGTGAGCACCATGTTGAGTGAAATCAAGGAAGGGTCATCTAAGCTGTTTTATGCTCGCACCCCCCATGTTTACTGGGTCATGCTTGAGAACCGCCGTCCAATTCAAGATGATGAGATAATGCCTGCAACAAGTATTCCTAACGTCGAACCTAAAATGATTGTCGACGTCGAAGAAGATGAAGAAGAAGAAGAAGAAGCGCCAATCTTCAGTGAAGAGGAAGAAGCGTTTGTTCCCATCGAGGACACGTCTATGGTCAGCTCAGACTATGCTGCGATGCTCGAATATGAGATTCGCACTCTTCGCGACGCGAATGCTCAACTCCAATTCAACACCAACATCATGTTCGAGCATTACAACCAACTCTTTTACACAAATCCGATGTTGAATGCCCAACTGATGCATCATCAATTGAAGTAGGTAATCCACAATTCCAGGTTGAATCAGCCGTTTAAAAAAACTATATCTTAATCCAAATAAAAAACAACAAAAATAAAAACTAACAAAAATGTAATCTGAGCTCCCTTGTAAACTAACCCCTTTTTTTTGTATAATATTGTATTCAATTCAAAACCTCGAATACAATATTTGATAGATACCCTAATATAATTTGGTGAATTCCAATGTAAATGAAAAATCGTTTGCATTTAAATCGATGATTTCCCCATATCGATTTAATACAGTTATTTTCAACTTTTCAACTGTAATCGGACCCATGTAAATCCTTTCCTTAAAGATCTTATCTGAATTGTTATCATATAATATAGAATTATGTATAGTATCAACTGTAATACGTGCTAATATATTATTACCGATATCACTATCTCCAATCGACGATACAATGGGTTGGCATACACAATTTCGATTATAATCGTCAATAGCCAAGAAAATATAATTATCACGTGTGCTACTATAAGAAGATTCGCTTTCAATTGCACCCATATAAGATAACCCTTTGTGAAACGGATCAAATACAACTTGTGTAATCGTATCTTCTTTGCGGACTTGATACTTATATTTGCGAAAACCCAAATACCAACCAATTGTTCTACGAAATTCGCGTTCTACGACATTGGACGAATATTTGTCTTTTTCCGGGAAGAAATTCAATGTGAAATATAATTTCGGTGCATAAAATTCGTTTTCTTCGTCGTATGCCGCATGTGTTCTTAATCCAGTTGGGTCGGCTTTGATATCATCTTTATCCATCACACGAATAACTGTTTTTGTAGTAACTTCGTCGATATCGGATATTAAATATTCGAGTCCATTACCTTGTTTTTTAAAGATGAGGTTTAATGTATTTGTAAAGGTATCAGTCATATAATTGCCTGGGGGGATTGTTATCAATTCACCTGAAAAAAACTTATCCTTCAGATTGAATAATTTAATATAGAATTGATTTCGGTTATTTGTGTCTGTAATTGCGAACCACATAATCGGTATATCAACCGACGAAACCCGCATAGAGACTACATTTGTTTCAGGTTGTAAAAATTTCCACATAAAATTTGACCCGGTTGTAGCGTTATAATTAGACCGAAATACACTATCTATATTAATTACTTTAGTTATGATTTTTTTTTGAATAGGATTAATGATTCCTTGTGAATAAGGTGTCTCACTAGTATTAATAGCGGCTGGATGATGTGGACGCATTACAGAATGGTATGAACCAGAATCGGACATAAGACTAGTATTCAGAATTGAATTGGATGTTAGTGCAGTGGTCGTTAGTGGTGGGTCAGCTGTTAAAAACGGGCTCTGTTTTACCTGTATCATCTTTTGTAATTTCGCGGAAGCCTTTTTAAAAAGGTCGATGATAACGCCATGAGAAGATACTGATAGTTTGGATATAATTCGGTCTAAATGTTCAGATATCTGAATACGAGTAATGGATTCAATTGGTGTGGATATTTTTAACAATTGTATCAATTCGTGTTCATTATAATTATCTATATCTGTGTCATACATATACAGTGTATATTGTATATGTCTTTATATAATAAAAATAACAATAACAGCATATTTAGAAATACCGGAAAAATGATACATGTAACAAATCAGGTTGCGTTAACCGACATGTTTGCTGACATGTTAACAACCCGATTAACAACCAGTTTATCTGACGGATTAACAACCAGTTTAACAGACGGGTTGTCGGAGGGAATCTCCGATCGATTAACAACCAGTTTAACAGACGGATTAGTGGAGGGAATCTCCGACCGATTAACAACCAGTTTATCTGACGGATTAACAACCAGTTTAACTGACGGATTAGCGGAGGGAATTTCCGATCGATTAACTGGAACGATACCATCAAGGGTATATCAGACTTTATACAATACGGTTGGTGAACCGGTTAAAAATATATTAAATGCGTTTGTTGACGGAAGTGATGAACTACAAGTATTGCTCGCATATGATAATTATGCTGCATTATCAGAGAAATTTATGTCTGTGGCGATTGAGGACAATGAATATTATGAACGGTTTAGGAACATTCTTATCGATGCAGTCGAAGGTACAAAGAATTGTGATAATCGGATGAAGGAGCAGGAACATGCTTATAAAAAGTTACTGGATGCGTATAATTTCTTACTATCCGATAAAAGTCACCCCCCTCTTTTTAGTGTCGAAGCTGAGATTGGAGTCGAAGCAGAGGTATTACCTGAAATTCTAGAATATATACGTCGAGGTTATAAAATTGTGGATGATAATGGAAAATTAATCCCAATTGATATGAATATATTGGCGCAAATTCGAAATGAGTTTTTAATTCTGTAAAATTTTATGTAGCCTTGTATATTATAAATATGCCTACATTCTACGTTTCTGCAATCAACCCCAACTCAACTAGTCTAGACGCAGACGGTGTCTTCACAGGTAGTATTACAACTCAACCCGTTACAAATAGCACAACAAAGGTGCAGTCTGTATTAACTAACACAGCTCAATCCTTTTTCAAGTTTTTCACCGCTCTCAATACAACTTCTGATGCCGACGCTACAACAATTGATGTGACTGGCGTTGGTGGTGTTACTGGAACATTCGCATTTACTGCCCCCGATACAACCCGTTCAAATGAGTTTGTTTCTTTATTGGCTACTGAAGTATTTGGTAGTGGCGAAGCAAATGATCTTTTCAGTAATTTAGCTGCTATTCACACATCGTGGGATACTGCTACAGGAACTACCGCATTGGGTCTATTAAATGGATTAGTCAATACAGCCGGCGTTGCAGCATCGAATGAATTAGTTGACGCTATGTTTGTAGCATCAAATGGAACTACTAATAGATTCACATTACCTTACAAGGCAACATCTGGTACTGGAATTATTGTTTCCGGGAATGATTTAGTAGTTTCCTCAACATCTGGGTCTGGTGCTAGTGTCGATATTACAACTGTTCCTGTATCTTTGACGACTTCCACAAATTTGGTTGGAGCGGTTGCTCATGGATACTCAAATGGAAATACTGTTTCCTTTGCAGATCTTGTTACTACTGATGATATTGCTATAAATACTACATATTACGTAATATCGTCACTAACCGACAGTTTCCAATTAGCATTAACAGCTAGTGGTGCCGCTATCACATTCGCTGCAACCGGAACAGCTCTAATTATTACCAAAGTATCCATTGCAACAGAACCAGTTGTCTTTACAGCATCAACTGATTTAGTTACAGCAAATGCCCATGGCTACGCAGATACCAATACAGTTATTTTTACAACTGTGGGTGCAACCAGTGCTCTTAGTGTCGATACAACATATTATGTAATTTCATCAACTACCAACACTTTCCAAGTAGCATTAACATCTGGTGGTGCCGCTATCGCATTATCAAATGATGGTGTTGGTTTGATTACAAAATATGGTTCTGGTTATGTTAAAAATGAAACAGCCACCGTTACAGGTTTGGATTCCAGTTCCGCCGCCGCTACATTCACATTGGTATTGAATAGTGTTCAAGCTGCTATGTTGAACGGCTCACTTAACGCAGTTGCGGGCACAGAAGTCCCATTGGAAGTTGGAGACAAAATCCGAGTGTTATATACAATTACAAGTAAAGATACTCAAACAGATACAAGTTCTGATGGAGTTACCGCAACCCAAACATTTTTTACTGATTATTTACTTACTGCTGCTTAATACATTTTTTAACATTTAAGTTCGTATCAAAAATCGTCCAAATAATTATAATAAAAATTATATAAATATTTTTTATTATCCAAACGAAAATAGTTTGTCGTATTTTGTATAGTTATAATAATAATAATAATTGAATAATTTATAGTATAGTATAATTATATAATGCCTACCTTTTATATATCTTCAATTAACCCAGGTTCAACTGAACTAGATACATTGGGGGCTTTTGGTGGAGCTGTTTCAGACCAACCAGTCACCAATAGCACAACGCGTAATCTTACGATTAATACCGCTACTGCCCAAGCATTTTTTAAATTTTATATGAGTGATGGAAGATTCGGCGTTGGTGGTGTGCCTGGAACATTCGCATATGGTGTATCTGATACAACCCGTTCAAACGAGTTTGTTTCCTTATTGGCTACTGAAGTATTTGGTAGCGGTGAGGCAAATGACTTTTTCAGTAATTTAGCCGCAATTCACACATCATGGGATACCGCAGCAACAACCGCCCTTGGTGCTCTGAACAGTTTAGTCAATTCAAATGGAGCCGCCGCGTCTCTAGAATTGGTAAATGCTATGTTCGCTGGATCCACAATATCTAGATTTACATTGGCTCATAATGCAACAAATACTGATAATAGCAATCCAATCGTAACAGGAACTGGATACACTGTTTCTGGTGGTAGTGGTAGTGGTGCTGTGGTATCAGTTACCGCAACAGGTGCTACTATTAACAGTATAGCGGTAACTACAAATCCCACAAGTGGTGCCTACGTTAAAGGTGAGACAATCACAATAACTGATGGAACTAATACAGCAACTGTCGTATTGAGTGCTTATCAAGCAGGTTCTTTTAACGGAACACTTGCGAATGCTAGCGGCACAGAAGTCCCATTGGAAGCAGACGACATTATCCGCATTTTATATACAATTGCGAGTAAGGATACTCAAATCGATACAAGTTCTGATAGGGTTACCGCAACCCAAACCTTCTTTGTTGATTACACATTAACAAATTAACTGTTTATTAATTATAAGTATACCACTCAATTTTTGATTTGTATACTGATTTTAAGATTCGGTATGGCGAATATGTGATATTACAACCATATGGTCAAATACTTCTCGGAATTTATATCGATTTTTGTAGTATCGATATAAACAAACATTTTGTTATATGTATATATTATAATGAGTGAACACGACGAACTTATGCCGCATCCTTTCCTCGTTGATAGTGAACCAACCGTCGTTGAGATGGCGAACACCATTGTGCAGGAAACAACCGAATTATTAGCCGAAGAACCAACTGTTGTCGAAGAAGTTAAGAAAGAGGAAGAACCAACTGTTGTCGAAGAAGTTAAGAAAGAGGATGTGAAAATCTCATTACACGACGAGTTTAAGGCGAACCTAGTTGATTTAGAGACATCTATGGATGAAGCGATTGTAGATCAAACGGAACTTTTCGTGTCCGGAACAGCAATGGAGATGTTGAATTTATCAAATGATGCAGGGGAGGTGGTGGTCGATGAGGATGTTGTGATAGTTGATGATGTTGTGATAGTTGATGATATTGTGACAAAAGATGATGTGAAAACACTAGCTTCTATTTTACAAATAGTGCTCATGCAAACCGACGATTTAGACAAATATTCAGTTTCGATTACTCCTGAGATCAAAAGCATTTTTACCAAACTCATGGAGGAAGACAATTATTTCAACGACGTTGAACAAGCAATGAAGGAAATCATCCAAGACGACAAAATAGATACTAAGGATGTTCCAAGAATTATGGTATTATTTTCGGATTTGTATGTGAAATTGCGCACTATGAAAGTCAAGTTCGACGAGAAGATGTGTGGTGATATTATAAAATTTGTATTCGACGTCGCATTGAAGGACGGTATTATCAAAATAAACAAGGCAGATCTCGAGTTGTTCGACAGTTTATACGGTATTGTAGATATGAGCACAAGTTTAATGCAGACACGTAAGGGGGGTAAACGTGGCGGTGTATTAGGCTGCATTTTTCGTGCGATGGGTATGCGAAAGAAATAATCCAATGATTTTGCGATAAAGTGTATAGAAAGAGTTTCTAAGTATAGAATATCATGTCTGAACGTCCACCGATTATTACCAACATAAAAAATGCACAAGCTCTAGGTGATTTTTTGAAAATAAACCCCGGTTTAATCATTATCAAGTTGGGTGCAGATTGGTGTGCGCCATGCACACGCATTGAACCGTTGGTGAATCGTTGGTATAGTAAAATGCCGAACGACGTATATTGTTCCATTGTCGACGTAGACACCTGTTTCGAACTATACGGTTTCTTGAAAACGAAGCGCGTCGTAAAAGGTATACCGACAATTTTATGTTACTACGAAGGAAATGAACATTATATACCTGACGATATGACAACTGGTGCGGACGAAAATGAAATAAACGCCTTTTTCGAACGATGTCTTGATTACTTAGATAATGTATAACTATGGGACAAACGTGATAGTTTGTTTTCGAAACTGATTCCATACCGAACAAAGACGTTGGTTTTTACCATCAGCATAATATTGAACCTGATATTCATTTAATTCACTCAACCTAGATGGACGGACCGAGTTATGTAAAATGTCGTAAATCGTGTTCACGTAAAACATATAGGGAATATTATATGTTTTATAACAATACATATAATCGTATGTGTAATAGGAATATCCACACCATTGGTAATAACAATGGCTATATTTTCCTCCATGTATCGTATCCAATGTGCGTTGTATAGTAGTCTGAAACCATAATTCCGTCGACATTTCGGTTGGATTTGGTTGTCTGAATCGGACAAAGTTGCTGAATACACATTGGGTTGGAGAAATAGTCATCCTTTCTGCAAAATCGGTAACCGATGTGATTATCGATTCCAGTTTGCTATATGTAAGCAATACATCAAGTGTAATGATATCTAGATGTGTGCATTTTTGTGATATTGCAGAGAGAATCTGTGTATTTTGCAGGCGCAATTCATCATTATGCAAGTCATCGACCATAATGACGAGACCCCGTTCATTTTCAGGTAGAATACGTAAGAATGAGGGAACCATCTGGAACCGTGCGTTGCTTGATACGGACGTGTTACATGAAGTCATGTTGATAACATTCTTCTCATTTTGTTTACCCCCAAATGAGGTATATATGTGTTGGTATGTATTCGCCATTAAGGTGTCGAGCTCTTTGAATAGCTGCACCGCATCGTTTTCACCGGCTGTTATGTAAATTTGCATAGTTGTAGTTTACAATGAGTTAGTTGTCTAATAAACAAATCAATTTTATTTGCGAATACGTCTCTGGGTCGTTTTCTTTTTCAAATACTTTTTACGACGTTTATGTGTTTTCCCTCCCATGGTATATTTTTCACCTGGTGCTTCGGGTTTTGTTTTATCATCGTCTTCTTCTTCTTCTGGTTTTTTCTCATCGTCTTCTACAGATTTTTTCTCATCGTCTTCTTCTATTTTTTTCTCATCGTCTTCTGGTTTTTTCTCATCGTCTTCTTCAGGTTTTTTCTCATCGTCTTCATCGTCATCAGAGTTTGCACCCAAACTCATGAAATTACCTAAACCTCCTTTACCATCTTCATCTTCATCTTCATCTTCGTCTTCGTCACCTGGGTCATCGGTATAATCAACATATGTAACATATGTGAAAGTTCCTGCAACAAAAGTGACTAGTCCCATTGTCGCATATGGGATACCAAACGCTCCGGTTCGCATTGAATCGTCCAATAAATGATTGTTCTTAATTGACTTAGATATGTTTGAAAAAAAATTACCGATTACCCTAAACAAATAAGGGCTAAATAATTTACCATCTACACCGGAACCAGGATTTGTATTCATCTACATATTAGGCATATAAAAATGTGGTAAATCAATATAATAACTATTTTGAATATGCGTATAACTTGAAAGAAGGGATATAAATGGAACGGAAACCTTCAACCAGAAAGCGTAAATTAAAAAATTATAAATAACATACTTAAAAATTATTAGTTATATTAAGTATATTATGAGATTAAAGAGTGAATTGTATAAAAAAGAACAGAGCGAAATGGTGGATAAAATCATTCATATTTTAGATTTGGAAAATAAGAATATATATACGCTTTATGAGTTGGATAAAAACGAAGAAATCCAATTAAAAATAATGGAACTAATACCAGAAATAAGGAAATGGTTTTCCTTTAATGGAATAAAGGCAGTGGGAGAACCGAGTAAAATAAAAAGACCTTGGTTGTCTATAATAAAACATTTGATAAAACCAAAATATAGGTTAGAAAGTAAAGATTTTCAACTGACTGAAAACGGACGGCATATTAGAACACAAAAAATTCATATTTGTATAGACAAATATGAATATGCGTTTTTATGTAATGGATAATATTATTTATGCGAAAATTTGTGGTTGAGAAGGTTCACGAGCATATACCATAGCTGACTTTTTATTCCATATGTCGAGAGTTGATTGAGATGCACGGGTTCTATAATGTCGTTCATATTGTCCAACACTGTCGTAAAATAGAGTTCTTGTATCGGCACCAATCCCATTGATTGCGAGAACAACCTTGAAGAACTTGTCCTCATCTGGACTACCGATACGCGATGTTGCCTTACCCATATAATCGATTTCATAATATCCAGTCACTGCATTGCGAATTGGTTCACCTGGAATACCACATGAACTATATCCTTCAACGCGAAACTTTCTACCGTGTTCACGCTGCTTTACACAGAAATATCCCTTGTCTGTTGTCTTTGTATCTACAAACTTATTATTCTTGGTGACGCTATGTGCCGATGTTGATACGGAATTATTATCCGAGCACGGTAGGTCCCACATATGAGGTAGGTCTTCGTCATATTCATCCATTGTTCCCCGAGAGAGTTCGTCTGTGTCCATTGTGATTGCGAGTGAAAAAAGTTAGAGTAACTGTTTTAATATATTATATCATCCGAATGCTTTATACCTTTTTGGTTATACATGTATGGGTGAAAATGCACATGATAAAAACTGTGTGTAAATTATAGGTCATGTCTGAACGTTTTATACAATCCCAATATTTATTGAATCAAATTACAGATCAGTTTTTTCGTGATAAATCAGATAATATACGTATACGAAGTAATATAGAACCCGATACAGACAATTCGAATATAGATGATATACACGATTCAATGGACGATGATTTAGAGAAAATACACTCCGAAGAAGACACGGATGAAGACACATATCATTTTTTAGAAACAAATGAGTCGAGTCTTCATTATGAGTTCGATTTATGTAATAACGAAACCGATTTATTACGCGAGTATACTGTTTTCATTTGCGGATATAAAATGGTAGAGACGGATACATTACCGTATTTACAATATGTCTTGTCAAAACAAGGTGATAATTTGAAATTCCCTTCCATGCAATTTAAGTGTGCTACCAATGTTCCAATTGAAGATGACGAAGAACACTCCGCAAAACATATCTATTTTCAAAACGAATGTAGCAAATTCATATTCCAATATGCCTCACCTGCAAGCGAGGATAGTGTGAATAATATGTATAAAGGGTTTTCGCAGAGCAATTCAAGTGAAAACACGTTGTATGTGTTTTTCGATTTGAGCGAATTTAGCATTGATGTTACTTCAAATGGTTCACATACATTATGTATAATAGATGAGATTGTAAATACACACAAATCGAGGTCAACAATAATCGACCCAAGTGTATATAACGTATTTTATCAAATATCTGATGTGATGACTATCAAAAATAAATGGGGGAAACGAATCACTATACCGTTTTTATTGTATTCATGTGAATTAACAGAAAATGGGTATGCAAATACATATAATACGGATGATAGTGAAGATATTATATCTATTATTGACGACCGAGTGAATGACTCAAATTACGGAAGTATATATGTATTTTCATCACGTCCGATAAACAATGATGCTGCGAAAATGGATACATTAAAACGGAATGTAGTATTTTGCGTTAATCCAATATATGTTATTCAAAGTGTGAAAAATAATGTTATTGAAAGTGGTTTTAGACTAAGCACTGTAATACCAGCAACTATATCTTATTTAAAGGAACGATATGCATCTACTGGAGAAACGAAGGAAGAAAAAATAGGCGATGGACAAGAGACAAATGAACAAAATGAAACCGAAGACAAAGAAGAAACGAAGGAAGAAGAAACGAAGGAAGAAGACGAGGATAAAGAAGAAACGAAGGAAGAAGACGAGGACAAAGAAGAAGAAACGAAGGAAGAACAAGAAGACGAGGACAAAGAAGAAGAAACGAAGGAAGAACAAGAAGACGAGGACAAAGAAGAAGAAGCGATGGAAGACCAAGAAGAAGGAAATCATACTTTACTTGATCAAATGAACAATATTTCAGAGAAGAAGTTTAGTAGTGTTTACTTCCATGAAATGGTAAACGAAGAGAAACAATCCTTCTGGGGTGTAAAATCCAATATACAATTTACAACGCTATAATATAGACTCTGAATGAATGTCTCGGGAACTGTGAAAGACAAATATGCGAAGTTACGTGAAATGAGTCCCGGACCAGTATTAGGTGGTGGATTGGGGATAGTGTTTATACTGTTGGTTGGGAAATTTATAAAAAAATCGTTATATTCGATTGAAGACCCGAACCCCAATGTGACTAATTTTATATCATATTCAATCAATTCATGGTGTTGGATATTAGTGATATTATTAATATTAGGGTTTTTTATTCTGTAACAAAAATATGCGTTTCAAATGGTGTCTATATTGGTCATCATTTGAAATAAAAACTTATACCGAGTTCAATGTGTAATCTGCTAGATACATTTTAAGATATTTATCTTCAATCTTACCATTAAATTTCTCAGTTATTTCGTCGGGAATAGGAGGTCGTCCATGTGCAGCCTCGAACATTTTTACATATTCGTCAACACTTTTTGTAGCAGTATCTGACGCGAGTTTTTCGGTTAATTTGCGCTCTCGGGTTTCGATAGCATGAGCCCTCTCATTTTCTTCTCTAGTCCGTTCATAATCATGCATTTCCTGTTCTCTTGTGCGCAGTTCTTCTTGACGTTTCAACAAATCTTGTTTTACGAGAGATTCTAATTCGGTGGATTCGCTACCTGTATTATATGAAGCGAGCTCTTTATACCAATGGTGTCGATTTTCATCAGCGGAAACAATAATATCACATATATCCGGTTTTTTGAGAGCTTCGAATTGTTTCTTCTTTACGGGGTCTTTGCTATGAGCAAATGTGGTCATAAAATCCTTTATAATTTTCTCAGGTATTGTTGGATTCGTTTCCATGAGTCGGTCAAACTCGTCACGATGATGTTTAATAAATAATTCTGCATCGAGTCGTTCTAGTGGAGCTTTGGATAATTCAATACGGACATTGCGTGCATATTTATCCCATGCAATAGAAGAAACGCGATGAGACTCGTTACGTTCCGAAATTTTCAAATACTGTTGAATCGTGGTCAAAATACCAACTGCGATATTAACTGTTCCTACTGCCATGGTAGCTAAAGAACGCATTTCAATGGGGATACTTTCTTGGGCAAAAGAAGCTGTGCCACTAAAGGTTGATAGAATAATAGCAGGTATTGTAAACCAAGCCTGTAAATTAGAATACTTGTGGTGTGCGCGCGTATTTAACCATTTATAACACTGTGCGATATCACACCATTCGACTAGGATTGTTTCATTTTCAGGAGACCATTTGACCTTAGATTTTGTTTTGGATGAACTCGCATGTTCATTCGCACTATCTATTATTGATGTGGGTGTATCCATAATACATATAGTATAGATAAAAATACCTAAATTATAAGGGTGACTATGGTTCATCTTTGGCTGGTTCATCTTTGGCTGGTTCATCTTTGGCTGGTTCATCTTTGGCTGGTTCATCTTTGGTTGGTTCTTCTTCTTTGGTTGGTTCTTCCTTATTTGTAACTTCAACTGGATCGGGTTGGTTATCTGTCGTAATAGTTTGAACCGTTCTTTTGATAAAATCTTTTCGCTCTATGGAATTGGAATCCATGTATTGTTGTAGAGCCATCATATTTTCATTATTGTTATGCGCTGTGATATTTGACGCACCATTATTCAATATATCTTCTTCTATTTCAATAAAAAATGAATTTACACGTTGAAACAACTTTAATAAATGCGAATGTTGATAACTATGAAAAAACGATAGATAATTCACATACAATAGTATTTGTTCACGAAAAATGGTATTTTCATAACATAACGTTTGCATAAAATTACCAACAGCTATACCTGAACTAACTTTGTTAGAATATTCCAAGATATCACCTTCTTTCGATAGATGGTGGGCATATAAATGATTAATGATTCGCAAGATATCATCATGTAATTGTATAATATCGGTAATTTTATATTCATGAAATGGTTCTAGATCCTTATAAGGTGTATATTTCTGAAACGCAGTGGAGACAGAATCGATGTTTATATTCGCCGCGGTAGTTTGGGTAATGATAATATGATATAGCTTATAATAATCGCCATAAATTCGATTGTTTATCATGGAAATATGTCGGTTTATATTGTCCATTTCTACAACGAGGGTTTTGTATTGGAAATAGAAAGAGTCTAAGCAAAATAAGAAGATTTTCTTTGTATTTTTTTTGACTAAATCCGAATACAGTTGTTTTAGATCAGTAAGCTTCTCTGTCAAACTGGAACGTTTTTCTAATATTTGAGATTGGATTTGAATCATTTCTTGGAATTTTGATTTCATGGTTTCTATATTGAATAAATGAACAGACGACATAATGTTTATGATATATAGTAATCATATTTATTTACGTATACAAAAAAAAGGGTATGACCCCCATTTTTGTTTTATTTATTTTTTAGTGTAAGGTTGAAATTATACGAAAGATGGTGTATTCCACATGCAGTATTCTTGGAAACACTCTCGTTCTATTTGAACCGATTTCTCGATGTCCATATAATCGTTGAGAATATCTCGACGTTGTCCTTCTTCGTTGAAGTCCACCGTTTTTCTGGTGAGAACGTCGCAAATTTGTTTAAATGGACGGTCTGGTGTGGGTTCCTCGTCAACAATAGGTTGAACAACAACAACCACAGGTTTATACTCTGGAATTGATTTTGATGGAATGATGTTGAACCCGCGTTCCAATCGGTCTTCGAGAGACAAGTGTGGTTTCACATCAAATGTGCCGCGAATACCGTCATGACTATACATGACGTGCGTAGTATAGTTGTATTCAACGTTGTGTCGAAGATTGTGTCCGACTTCCGTATCAAATGGTATCACCGAGATGAATGCATAAGAGTGCTTTGCCGACTTAAATTTGCCGTTTCCTACCAATTTTTTATCGTGCATTTGAATGCTAGTCACTTTACCGAGTAACTTATCCGAAAACAATTTCGTAATATAAGAACTGGTAATACCAGCTGCTACGAAGGGGATGAATACCTGAACGGGACGATTGATTGAAGACATGTTTTTGATAACTGTTTAAAAGATACACTAAGGATGTAATCAATAAAGCCTATCAATTTTATGTAAAAAAAAATACATAAAATGTTTGGTTGTGAATCGTGAACAACGCACAATTTTCGACTAGATTGTTTCCAAATCCCGGAACTTCCAATATTCACATCCACCGTTAGGTAGAGGACGTTTAATGATAAACGGTATATTTTTTTGTTCATATTCAAGCAATGCAATCAAATATCCGTCTATCACATCGGGACCCACTTCAACGAGGGGTTTTGCACCCATATTGAGTTGTTTCGCGCGTTCACCTAATAATCTAGCCCGTTCATACTTGGTTATGAATGGAAATGTTACATGTAGTGGGTCACTAATGATACCTTCCTCATTACGAACAATCCGAGAGAGCGTTTCTACTTCTTCATTGTTATGCTGAAGTAATTCAGGATGATGAGCAGCGATGGTGTCGGTTTTCAAATGTTCGTCAAACTTTTGCAAATAATTCGTATCATTATAATCTTCGTCATCGTCTGAGTCCATTGACCGACTGTCGTCATCTGAAACATCTGCATCTGTATACTGCATTCCAATACCAGAGTTATCTACACGTTGAGTTTGCTGTATTGTATCCGGGTCATCGATATCGCTTCCGGCTAAACTGTCGTCTGAATCGGAGTCGGCGTCGTTATCGTCTACACTTGAATCGTCATCTTTGGGTGGTGGTGGTTTCACATAATCGTCGTCTGAATCATCCTCCTTTGAATCTGTCGGTGGTGGTGGGACATAATCATCATCTGAATCAGAATCATCCTTAGAGTTCAATGGAGGAGGAGGTTTGGGTAAATCGTCGTCACTATCGAGTTGAGACATAATGAATTCAATTGAATATATATTCGTGTTATATTTCTAAATGGTTTGTGTCGCTATAATCAATTTTGTATCATCATCGGTCTGCATAAAAAACGACTGAATCATCCTAATATTCTGTTTTACGTAGATTAATTGTTATTATCGTCAGTTTTCCACACAGTATCGCAGGTGGAACACATATACAGATACTTCATATTGTCTTCATCATATCGAATATACAAGACCTCGCGTTTGTTTTTCGCAGGTTCTGTATTCGTCTTACATGTAGGACTTGGGCAATTTATATTGTGCACGCGAGGCAATGTAGGGTCTAGCTTGGTATATTCATTGATGATATGATTATATTTTTGCTCCCCCTTCTTAACTTGCACATTCAGTAAACATGCATTGTCCAGCTTGGATTCGTCAACATGTCCACAGTTTCGGCAATAATGAGATAGCTGATTTCCATCTTTTTCATTGATTCCGATGTAATACATATTATCGCATTTGATACAGAACTTCATATTATACGAGTGTGATTATAAGGTGTAAGGAGATAACTTTTTATGTTGTTTGAAATCAATTTTATTTATGCTAGAAAATTCAAAATGCGCATATCATTCATTTATTTCGTAAAACAGCTTAAAAAAATATGTCGTGTTATATGGTTTGACCTGGTAGATAACTACAAAATTGATTTATGAAAACCAGATAAATGTAGCCGTATCTTATAACCAATGGAGAATAAAATAGACGCGTTAGATAATTCAATACGGGAAGTCGCGCCCAATTCTAGTCCCATCTATAATAATTTACAAAATTTTCTCAAAGCACATCGATATGATAAATCAACCGATAACGCGTCTGGACCAACTCACACACGAATTGGTGACGAAAAGTCTGGGATTTATGGCGGTGCTTATTACATTTCAGATGAAAACTACGACCAGTTCATGAAACTATATCATCGTGATATTGTTGCGAAAAAATTGCCCGAATATCTCACAGAGAAACAGCTAATAACTGATTGTTCGCCTATCGCAGTTGACCTTGATTTGCACTTCGACCTGGACCTCAAAGAACGTGTATACACACAAGAACATTTGGATGACCTGGTCGACGTGTATTTAGCAGAATTAGCCAAGATGTTCCAATTTGATGAAAGCACTGCATTCCAGGTGTTCCTTTTCGAGAAAGATGCGATAAATCGTGTTCCTGAAAAAAAGATAACTAAGGATGGGCTTCATATGATAATCGGAATTCAAATGGGTCATTCAGCCCAGTGCATTTTACGCAAACGTGTAAAAGACAAGGTCGCCGAGTGTTGGGGGGATTTCCCATTGAAGAACAGCTGGGATGATGTATTTGACGAAGGTATTTCGATTGGATACACAAACTGGCAATTATATGGGTCACGTAAACCAAAACACGAGGCATACAAGTTGTCGAATGTGTATAACATTTCATATGACCCCGATGATGGCGAATTGGTAAACAATCGCGGCAGTATTTCCGATTATTTGACTGAAACCGGGTTTAAAAAGTTGTCGGTTCGTTATGCGAAACATGAACAATGTTTCTACAAGGCATCATTCATGAGCGAATTAGATGCGGTTCGCGGTGATAATGATTCGTCTTCTCCGCGTCATAGATCTCCTATTTCAGAGGCGTCCGACGACATGTATATAGCGAGTATAATGGATGGTGGTTCAGGTGCAAATATTCTTCCACAATTACTCAAAACACCAGACGATATCGAAACCTATCTCAACCGTTTCTTAGATATTGTCCCATCATTGAAGGATTACGTCTTACGTGAGATATACGAATATACGTCGATTTTACCCGAGACCTATTTTGGAACAGGCTCTTATGCAAAATGGATGCGGGTTGGATGGGCTCTCAGAAACACGTCAAATCGACTGTTGATTGTATGGATTGCGTTCAGTTCGAAATCATCCACATTTCGATGTGACGATATACAAGGTTTATGTGAGCAATGGACAAATGTAGACAAGAAATCATGTGGCGGCATTACCAATCGTTCAATCATTTATTGGGCGATGCAGGAGAACCCATCCGGGGCGGATTCTGTTCGCAAGAATACAGTTGGTCATTATTTGGACATGACGATCAATTCGATGACGTCCAGTTCTATTTCGAATCCTGCACTAAATGGAAGAGGTTGCGGTGATTATGATATAGCGGTAGTTTTGCATCAAATGTTCAAAGATGAGTATGTTTGTTCAAGTGTTCAGAACGGCACCTGGTTCCGGTTCCAAAATCATCGTTGGAAACAAATTGATTCGGGAACATATTTACGACGTGCAATTTCAACCGAGTTACGAGATTTGTATGATGCGCGAACAACTGAATTGCAGAATTATCTTGTAACTATTGATACAGAAGACGATCGACATAAGATGGTAAAAGCCCGTATCGAAACAGTTGTGAAAATCATGCAACGTCTAGCGCAAACAAGCGATAAAAAGAATATAATGCAAGAATCGCGCGATTTGTTTTATGACTCCGAGTTTTACGACAGATTGGATAGTAATCCCTATCTACTTTGCTGTAGGAATGGCGTTGTCGATTTCAAAGAACGTGTATTCAGAAAAGGTTTGCCTGAAGATTATCTTACAAAGTGCACTGATGTTAACTATTCACCACTTAGTTCATCGAAACATCGAATTGTAATTCCGGAGTTGAACGATTTTATGTCGAAGTTGTTCGTGAACGAGGAACTGCGTGAATACATGTGGAATCATTTATCCGCCGTATTGGTCGGTATGCCTTCATTAAATCAGACTTTTCACAACTATATCGGTAACGGTCAGAATGGTAAATCAGTGTTAGCAGAACTGATGAGTCTTACATTGGGAACATACAAGGTCGCGGCTCCGATTTCGATTATTACACAGGGAAGAGGAAGAGTCGGTGGACTTGCCCCTGAAATTGTAGCATTGAAAGGTGCACGTTATGTCGTGATGCAGGAACCAGAGAGCACTGATGTTGTGCACGAAGGACCAATGAAAGAACTAGTAAGTGGTGTAGAACCGATTGTTGCTCGTGCTCCATATATGATTGAGTCGGTTACATTTACACCTCAGTTCAGTTTGGTTGTGTGTTGCAATCAGCTTATGTCGGTTCGAACACAAGACCACGGCACATGGCGTAGATTCAGAGTCACCCCTTTCGATTCACTCTTTACTGAAAAGCCTGTAAGTGGAGACCCGGATAAGCCTAATCAATTCCTTCTTGATTGCAAGATAATGGAGAAGTTTTCGGTATGGCGTGAAACATTCCTTGCGATGTTGGTTGCGCGGGCGTATGAGAATCAAGGGCGAATTACGGATTGCGAACTTGTAATGTCTGCGAGTAATGCTTACAAGGCACGCCAGGATTATCTATCCGAGTTTATTGGTGATAAGATTGCGAAGTCACCTGGTTCCACGATTCGAAAGTCACAGTTGACGGAAGAATTCAAGCAGTGGTATAGCGCCAACTATGGAACCAAAAATCCGAGCCCGAGAAATCTACATGACCTTATGGACCGTCAATATGGTAAGAATATTAGTGGGGTATGGACGAATGTTAGGTTGAAGTTTAACGACGACAACAATGATTTCCAGGGCGTTCACGAAGAGGAAGACCTAGGAGGTGATATTGAATTTAATGAAATTTAACAGAATAATATTAAAAATTGTAAACGCATATAGCAGATACAACAAAATCTGTATTCTATAATATAAATTATAGAATATAGAATGATTGGTTTTTTTGTGCCGTATGAAGATATAGTGAAAGATGAGGAATTATATCATAAAATTACTTATGGTATGTATGTAATGTGTGGTATATTGTTATGTATAGTCGTCGTAGCACTCATCGTAATCGTTTAATGTTGCATATTCAAATAATGGTTGGTGATTAGAAGACCTATAATGCCGGTCGCAATAATATAAGTATGCGTATGAACCCGGTCGTTTGTAAAATATACAGTATACATGATTGTCGCAAAAAATAACAGAAATAGATACAACATTTCCATATAAAATACGCTAAATTCTTTACCTAAAAACATATTATTTGATATTCGAATTAAGGATGCGATTGACCCAAACAGAATACCATTTAATAAGACAATGGCTATATTCGAACGATTATCACGTAAGTCATAGTAATACATTCCACTAAGGTAGAACATACATGCTACGAACGTTATCAAACTATATAATAGGAATTTCAGCGAATGAGAATTATACATGAATATACTATATTCGCGTATAATATTATTTAAAATTTGATCATATTTTTGTCTGTATAGTATATAGACCATGTCTAAGACCCGTGAACGAAAACCCGCATCTGGAAATACCGCAACATTGAATTCACTTCAAACCAGTCGGTATCAGGGTATGATCGATGAAAAACGCAAAAGGGATGAAGTTAAATTAGAAATACGACGACATATGAATATAATACGAGAGCACGACAAAGATATCGCGGTTCTCAAAAAATCTATAGAAAATAGGCGGTTAGCGAAAATGAGAATAGATACCAACGACGACGACGGCCCCTGGAAATGGAGTGATTCCATTAGCGACAAACGTAAAGTTATATAATAAAAAACAATATATAAATATTACGATTGATGTTATATAATAATGGACAAAAACCTTCCTATAGATTGGCAACGAGTTACTCCCGACCTTAACAATCCGATTCAAATACAAGTGTTCGATGATGGAAATGAAAAATATAAACAATATGAAAACAGTTGGATTTTATTTGGTAGTTGGAAAGGTAAGGTCGCTTTATTCAATGCGTTCGATGATAATGTAATCATTGAATCGATTAGCGAATGGAAAACGGGTTAACAATGTGAAAACGACGAGTATAATTCATTCATCACAACATTCTTAATTATCTAATATAAATCATATTCAGGTTCAATCACAGCGATTGATGTTATTAGCAACCGTATTAACAATTCTTTCACAAATTCTTCAGAATGATATTTTTTGTATATTTTTTGCAATCGTTGTTTTGTTTCAACATTAAATTTAATGATTTCCAATGCTAATACAACTATATCGCCGTGTGGTATTGTTTGAACCGAACCGGATGTAAAATATGTTCTATAATGGTTTGGAATACTCTGTTTCCAACCGGGTCCTTTGTTAATAAATTGACTCAATTTATTATTAATAGTTCTCATTTTGATCTGTTTACACCCTTGGTAATTTAAAACGGAACAAAATGTCCGTAAAAATAAACAATTGGATGTAGTTATGTTAGATTTATACATATTTAGTTCAATACGTATTTTATTTGTCGACGTTTTCAATAACAGATAAACGACTATCAAATTTATTTTATTTGCTATTATTTAGCAAATAAAATATATTCAAAAAATGGGTCTTTTCATACCCACACTGGATTTAGATTTTATGGACTTTGATTAAAAACCCCTTTTCCACAATCATAGGTTATTATGTTTGGATTTTCGGACGAATAATACCATTGAATTTTCTTCGTGTTTTGTTCTATAATAGGAATCGCATTTAGATTTCGAGACAACTCATACCAACGAACTTTATCCAAGTTTTTTTCCAAAATAGGAATCGCATTTGGATTTTTAGACAACATATACCAATTAACTTTATCCAAGTTTTTTTCTAAAATATGAATCGCATTTAGATTTCTAGACAACTTATTCCAATCCACTTTATCCAAGTTTTGTTCCAAAAGATGAATTGCATTTGGGTTTTGAGACAATTCAAACCAATTAACTTTATCCAAGTTTTGTTCCAAAATAGGAATCGCATTTGGATTTTTAGACAACCACTCCCATTTAACTTTATCCAAGTTTTGTTCCAAAAGATGAATCGCATTGGGATTTTCAGACAACTCATTCCAATGAACTTTCTCCAAACATCGTTCTAAAATATGAATCGCATTTGGATTCACAGACAAGGCACACCAATTTACTTTATCCAGATTTTGTTCCAGAATAGGAATCGCACTTGGATTTATAGACAATCTCCCCCACCTCACTTTATCCAAGTTTTTTTCCAATAATGGAATAGCGTTTAGATTGGAAGACAAATCCCACCAATTCACCTTAGCCAAGTTTTTTTCCAAAAGATGAATCGCATTTGGACTTGGATTTTGAGACAACATTATCCAATGAACTTTATCCAAGTTTTGTTCCAAAATAGGAATAGCATTTGGATTTCCAGACAACCTATACCAATCAACTTTATCCAAGTTTTTCTCCAAAATAGGTATCGCATTTGGATTACCAGACAACCAATCCCATTTCACTTTATCCAGATTTTTTTCCAATATATGAATTGCATTTGGATTACCAGACAACAAATCCCATTTCACTTTATCTACGCTTTGTCCCAAAATTTGAGAAACATTTGGATTATTACACAACGAACTAGACCAATCCACAATATCAACAGGAATCCAAGTAGGTGATACATTCATCAAAATAGTTGACGACATTATATCTTATTATATAGTAGGCAAAACTCTTTATATTGTTTCACATTTAAATACACATATTTTCAGACAAGATAATCCCAACGAACTCTATCCAATTTTTTTCCAAAAGATGAATCACGTTGGGATTAGAAGACAATTCGAAATTACAACCTCTACCCAACCCCAAAGCCAATAAATCATAATCTATCTCACTTTGCATTAGGTCTTCATTTGGTTTTTTCAAATAACCTTTTTGAAACGCCATGTTTTTGTTTATATTGTGCACTTAAAATGGAATATAATTTATTGGTTGGAATATTTCTAGGCATATTCTGATATATTACTTGAAAAAATACGTTTAAGTAATATTTAAAATTTATTTTTCTTTATTCTCCATTATCTTAGACCACAGGGTAACTTGCCTGCATCAACATACCACATTGACCCGCATCGCTGTTGAATTCACTACCGCGACCGAGCATAATATATCCAGATGACCCCCATGTGGTTCCCCATGAGTTCTTCACCAGGTAATAATCGACACCGTCAAGAGAACCATATCCAACTGCTAATACACCGTGGTCAAGGTTTGTTCCACAACCACCGGTGAAGACACCGGATTTGTATAGTTGAAAATCCTTTTGGTCGGCTTCAATTGCAATGGACACAGGTTGTTGTGCGAGAGCCGCCATCATTGCGGTATCAGAGTTTGCGGCAACATCGGCAAATTTGGTAATATCACTACCGTCTACAATACTGCAACTAGTAGTGCAAGTTCCGGGACTTGTGGTGGTGCCGGATGTATAAGGATAACTGTCTTCTGAGCAGAGTCCACCGTTCTTCTCGATCCAGGAAAAGGCATTGTCCATGAGACCTCCATTGCATCCCATGTCCTTACCTCCGTTCTTGCGGTTATCACAATCCACTAGCTGTTGTTCCGAAAAGGATTCGAGCGTTCCATGTGCGATATAATAGGCGCCCTCAAGAGCACCTGTTGTAGAGAAACTCCAACAAGAACCACATTGACCCTGGTTCTTCACGGGGGTAACCGCACCCTTTTCAACCCAATTCACAGAATCGGGAACAGACTTGAGTAGACCGGTTGACTTGGACTCTAAGCAGTCCTTTACACATCCAACTGTGTTGAGCTTTCTCTCGGCATCATAATCCTTTATGCAACCAGATAGACACTTAACCTCTTCAATCTTAGATTCGATCTTGTCGCGGTTGATTTTACCAACAAAATCACCAGAATTGTATTTTAGAAACTTGCTAAATTCATCGCTGTCCAATCCTGAAAAATGGTTGTGACCAAGGGAATATGTTAAATTCTTGTTATTCGATTCTTCAATATACTTATCATTGGACACCCAATTGGAAAAAAGATGTTCACGGTGTTCGACGTTATTAATTTCGACGTTAAAATTCTCCACCCACTCAGTGAATCGATCTCCCAACTTGAGAGACGATGCGGCAACAAAAAGACTTAGTAAAACAACTTTGGAAAACATAATCAGAAACTATAATATATAGGGAGCTATTTTATTATATGGTTTGCAATTAAACTATTGTTAGTAGACTGATACATGGTGTATATGCAGAATGTTTAGGTTATACTCGCGGTTTGCAGCAAATTAAATGTATGTATAGTGTATATAAAATGAATGTATTTATACCGATACATAAACCAATACTTTCATCATATATTGGTTGTGTTTTAGTATGTATTGCAAAAAAAGAAGAAAAATATATTGAAGAATTTGTTAAATATCATTTACAATTAGGCATTGACCGAATATTTTTATATGATAATGAAGATATCCCAACTTATGCAGATTTGCTGTCCGAATATAAAGACAAGGTATATGTAATACATCTACCCGGTAAAACGGGTAATATTGGACCCCAGGGACGGGCGTTAAATCATTTTACAGTAACAATTATGAAGGATTTGAATATAACCCATGTCGCACATATAGATATTGACGAATTCATTGTTTTACACCCTTGGTAATTTAAAACGCCGTTTATTTTGAAATAATAATATGATAATAATATAAAAAATAATTATCATATTATACTAATTATGAATATTGATGAAATTATAACCAAAAATAAATTATTAG